GAAGGCAGCGTAGCCAATCGAGGTCACCGAGTTGGGGATGCTCACCGAGGTCAAGCCAGTTAAGCCATAGCAAAGATAAGCGGGAATGTGTTCCACTTCGTTGCCAAAAACAAATGACGTAATCCCAGTTAATCCATTGAATGGTGTATAACTCGAGCTTGAAAAATTACTATAATTTTTCGCATTCCAAGTCACCGAGGTCAAGCCAATGCAATCCCTGAAGGCATAGTTGCCAATCGTCGTCACCGAGTTGCCGATGGTCACCGAGGTCAAGCCACTGCAACCAGAGAAGGCAGAATTACCAATTGATGTCACCGAGTTGCCGATGGTCACCGAGGTCAAGCCACTGCAACCTGAGAAGGCAGAATTACCAATTGATGTCACCGAGTTGCCGATGGTCACCGAGGTCAAGCCACTGCAATCCCTGAAGGCATAGTTGCCAATCGTCGTCACCGAGTTGCCGATGGTCACCGAGGTCAAGCCACTGCAACCAGAGAAGGCCCAATCGCCAATCGAAGTCACCGAGTTGGGGATGGTCACCGAGGTCAAGCTGCTGCAACCCGAGAAAGCATCGCTGCCAATCGAAGTTATTGAAGTTCCTATAGTAACTTTTATTAAGTATTCATTATTTTCAAATGTACTTTGGTTAATCATAGAATGTATAAGACTTACTTTTAAAGTATGTTCATTTGAGTCTTCAAACTATATCCCAAAATAATTAATCTTTCCTTTAATAAGCTAAAAATTATCTGAAGATATTTCTTTTCCGTCTAATATAAATTTAGTTCCAATAGCATCAATAGACGTAAGACTTACTTCCCTATTGGCTTTTAGAAATACAGGAGTTATATCATTAACACCTGCTGACTATATAGTTAATGTTATCTGATTAGGAAGTTCTTTCTCTTTATTAGAGATACGAAGTGCATCTAATAATCTTATATCCTCTACTGTATTGAAATATAAAATGTCTTTCATAAATATTTTATTAAATTAATTATGTGATTTCTTCCTCCTGTGGATACTCAAGGTTGTACTCTTCCTCGGTCATCACTTCTACCTTATTTATCTCTGCTCTGATTGACTCTCTTTCCTCCTTAATAGGTTGGTAGTCCTCATCGCTTATAAGCCCCTCACTGTGCTTTATTGCCTTGTAATCGCTTGCATGAAGCTCGTCTTTGAGGCGTTCTATGTAGTTTAGTCTGTCCATATATATAATGTGTTATGAATTATTTATTTGTTTCCAAACGTCTTTATTTACAGATATATAGACATTATTATTTGTAATAGCCATTTGTCCTGTATGCCCTGGCCTGTTTGAAACACTTGTTTCAATAGGATTAAACTCCTCATAGCTTGGCGTTGGGTTTACAAATACACGACCACTTGATAATGGTTCATTTAAAGTATTTGCTTTAGGGTAAAACATCCCCACTTCTTTATCATAAAGTTGACCATTGTATAAATTCCTACAGTCCAAACTTATTACACATGAAATAAGATGCCAATCTGTTTCTTTGATTATTACCTCCATAGGGCTACCAGAAACATACTTGAGGCACCAAGTGTCAACTCCATAACCCCAACCTATCACTTTGTATGTTCCGACTCCTACATTACTTGCAGTAACTGTTTCACCTGTTGTTTCATTTACAACTGTTGGAGTTGTTGAGTTACAACTAGTGCTTCGCAAACCAATTTGCACAGCACCAGATACGACTTCTATATGAACGCAATATTTGATTAGTCTTCCAACGTCGGCATGGTTAATATAATATCCAGCAGGATACCACGTAGTTGAACTATTTGACGTGATATGTTTATATCCATCGGAAGAAGCACTTGCTTGGACTATTGTATATCCTGTTGCAGTTCCGTAGGTACTTGGTGCCATTTGCCCATGATGTGTCGTTTGGGTGTAATTTCCTTTAATTATTGGGGAAAGTGAGTCAAAAGACAAATAGTCTTTCATTTGGGTAATGCCAAACACAGGAGTTATATCACCATCATAAACATCGAATTGATATAACACAAATGGTATTTGTGTATTGCCATTAAATATTTTTAATATCCCACTTTCGCCTAAAACATTTTCCTTCTTATATCCATCATTGGTAAAAGTTGTAAGTAATGTTTTTTCCCAGTATGTTTTAACAACACCATTTACCATATCTATCACGAATGTTAGGTGGTCGGGATAATATCTTACATTAGATAGTGTTGCAAGTGCATTGTTTATTCCACAACTTGACATACCCGCAAAACCTCCAGCAGAATTATAGACAAACCAAAAAGCACCTTGAACTCCTGCGTAATTATTGCTTTCCCAAAATTTCTTTGAAGAAATTCTTATGGTTATAGTGTCTGCATCTTCAAGCAATTGCTTTTGCTTGTCATTGAGTTTTAATCCAATCGTTCTATATGATTGATTTGTTGTAGTTATTCCTTTGCATGGAGTTATATTATTTGTAAATCTATTAGCAAATCCTAGACCACTAAGTGCGTCTTGGCTCATCACTTTAGTTTTTGATGTTCCTTCTTCTTGAGACACGAATGTGTTTCTAAAAACACCACTATTAATAAGAAAATTATTACAAAAAGGTTCTATATATTCATTTCCCCTCCAAACGTATTCATTTGCAGTATTGTCTTTTATGTAACACTCCGATAATTTGTTTGGATTGCAAGTTATACGTATATAAGCAACATCGTCCCACGTTGCAGAAGTATCGATACTTACTGTTCTGCTATTGTCTGAGTTCATAGTATAACGTAATCCCGTAATGTAGTTCTTATTTGAGTCATAGAAACAAAAGTAGCTTGTACTATAAGTGCTATACATATAACATACTGTCAAGCTATGTTCCTTAATGTTACTTACGGGAATAAATGTGCTTGCACAATACGATGCCCTGGCAGACAGCGTTCCACTGCTGTTGACATACTTCTCGAACTCCCACCCCTCTTCCGTTAGCTTCTCACGAATCCAATTGCTTGTGCCATCCAAGTCTTCGGCTGTGACCCTTCTTCCATACTCAGTCACAGCCTTCTGGCTCATCACACTCTCCTCGCTATCACCAGTAGTCTGCATAAGTGCAACCTCACCAAGGGAAACGCCATCCACACCATTCTTCACATTGAAGGTCTTTGATGTGCCATTGGTCTCGGTAATAGTTACAGTGTTATTCCCACCACTCACATTACTCTCAACGGCTGTGATAGAAGCTATTTCGTTAGGTGTTCCAAGTGCAGTAATTCTAGAATCTAAGGAGTCAATACAATCATTTATTGTATCAGTGCTAGGAGAGTAAGAACCAGTTCCCGCACCGTCATAGTAAATATCACCATCAATTTCTAAATCACCACTTCCTAGTATAGAATTACCATTTATTGTTTTAATATCAGTACCACTTACTAATGTACCTTGCTTTTCAGATAATAAAGTATCAGTATCTGTTTTAGTATAATAATTATTAAAGAATGAAGATATGTCTAATAAACCAGTTGAATTTGTTACTAGTGTTGTTGTGCCATTGGAGACTCCTAATGTAAAATAAAAGTCACTAACTGTACTTGTTAAATTAAAAGGAGTTTTTGCATCGGCAGCGTATGGTGTTAATATTCTATATACTGCATTAATACCAGATGAAACATCTGACATTTTAAAACCAGCTCTACTCTTTACTTGCGATGAAGGTATCTGGTAATAACTGCCTAAGCATAAATCTCCTGTATTATATTCTAAATAACATAATTCTTTATTATTATTATCATATAATGTAAAACCCAACTTATCATTTGCTGTCTATTTCTTGAATTTAATTTTCTTAGCCCCAACAAATGTTTTCTCTCCAGTAACCTTTTGACTTGTAGATAAAGTTACATAACTAGTTAGAGCAGTTGCTACTCCTCCTGACGTAACTGGGTTTGTAGATGAAGTAGTTGGTATAGAGTCAAATGTTAATGGTGTTTGAACAGAGATATTCCCACTACCCAACAAAGATGTATTGTTAATAGTCTTTATATTAGTGCCACTTACAAGTACATCCTGTTTTTTATCAAGAGCGGTCTTTACTCCACCACTTGTTACTGGATTGTTACTACCTGCGGTTGGGGTGGAGTCGAAGGTGAGTTTCTCTTGAGCAGTGAAACTATCAAGAGTCCATACATCACTGCCACTATCATTACTACCTGATATTATAAGGGAGAAATTTTCATCAGTTACAGCGAACTTAGCTTCACTGCTGTTAGATGAAACAAGCGAAAGTGATGTGTAAAAATCATCAATTTTCATCTGCACCACCCTCCCTGTAGAATATGCCGTGTAGATGTCCACAATACTTGTGTCACAGGTCTGTAAATCACCCCCCATCTGCACCACAAAGGGTAACTCTGTCTTGTCAGCTTTTACATCCAAAGCAGTTTTAATACCATCACTCGTCACTGGATTGATACTATTGGTTGTTGGGGTATTATCAAATGTTAGAGCACTTTGCTTATTATTCCAATCAGTTATGTTTTGTTGTGTAATAGATTTAACATGACTTGGAACTGTTGGATCTGTTTCTGTAAAGCTCTATAATGCTGTTGCTCCAGCAGCAGCTCCCTATCTTATTTCAGATAAATCAGAAATTATATCCTATTTTTCCTATAGAGCAGAATATACACCTCCACTTTCTATAGCATTAGTGCTTCCCTAAATAGGATATTCATCTAGTTCTATAGGTGATTGAATTTCTATATAAGTACTACCAGACCATCTATAGCATGAATTTGTACTTACATCTATATATATCTTCCCAGATTCTCCAATTTCTGGAAAATTTTGAAATTCAGGAAATTCAAGCACATCGTCAACATAACTAGGCAACTAATCACTTGGAACTTTACCATTAATTAAATCTGCCTTATTACTTAATTCATTATATATGACTCCAGAAGTTAAAAGACTAGAACTGTCTTGTGTAGGGGTATTATCAAATGCAAAATCACTTTTTTGCACATAATCCATTTTTTCCCATTCTTCTCCATTATATAAATAAGGCTCTTTACTTGATTTGAAAGTAAAGATTTTAATATTATTTAGATTTTTCCAGCGTAAGTTCTCCTATACTTCATATTCTCTATAAATCTATCCCTATATTGCAACTCTCTAATAATGTATTATTTTTTTCTAATTATTTGAGTTATAATAGACAGCTTCTAAATTTTCCTAAATGGAAAGAGTTTTACCATCGTCAGTACGAGCAATATCTCCAACGCTAGTATCATTTATATGAATATAAAAATAATGAGGGAAAATGGCATCCTATGTTAGTTTTTTTACACCTTTATTAACTACTTCTACTATAGAACCTGATTTACTATTATATGGTAATTTTGAAACGCTATCCGCAATTATAAGATCGGGGCCTTTCTCTATTGATTTATTATTATTTTGTAAACCAGGATATTCCATTTATATTATATTTATTTTAATTTAAATCATCTTTTGTTGCAAGTTATTCTTCTGTGAGGACTTTTTTATTCATCAGGTAATAGCCACTTTCCTCAGGAGTAAAGTCACTACATCCAACTAGAATAGAATCACCGTCAACAATTCTCGTGTTTACACAATCTATTAGTATTGTATTACCTCTTATTATCATATTATTTCTAGATCTTACACCTATGATGGAATTGCTCATACCATGTATAAGTATATTACCACCTAAAATTTCTCCACCTTCCATATCGTTAATATTTTTTCTAATATAATTATTAACAACAAATCCATCATTAAATACTGAAGCATCATTTCCACTATCATCAGGTGAACCATAATTTGACATTGTATATAACCAATTATTTTCCACAAGAAACTGAATATTCTTAAAGTCATAACCTACATCATTATTCCACTCATCAATAAGTCGGTAGATTACACCACGACCAAAGCCTTTAACATTTTTAACTACAGCTCCACTATACCACTTGTTAGTAAAGATATACGTTTGTTCTCCTACTTTGGGCATCATATTATCAGTATAATAGGTTACATCATCATCACCATTATACCAAGCGAAACGGTTATATCTATCTTTAGTAATATCTCTTTCTAACCAAATTCCATCATCATCAGAATAAATTTGTGGCACACTATCATCAGCCCAAGCAAACCTACTCTTATCATTATCCAAGCAGTACCATACTTTCCATGCAGATAAGTTGGAGTTTTGGAAGTAGTTGTAGGTGAGGTCAGGAACATTTAATAATTCAGAAGTTATTGGAGTAGAACTTAAATTAATAGTTTTGTTAGTTTTGTTTATAAAATTATCTAAGTCGTCATCTGTTCCGCTGTTATAATCAAAACCTAATAAAGTGTCTGTATAAACAAGAACATCATGTCTATTTATTCCACTTTGGTATCTATAATAATAGCACTTCTTCGTTACACCATCACTAAATGTCACATCATAAACATCAGTAGGATGTTCCATTGCCCAACCTTCCTCAGCTAACTTATTCTCACTTAAAGCAAGTAATACAATATCAAACTGATGACCTGCTGAACGAGTATTTTCTTGAGTAGTAGTACATTGATAGTCTGTAATACGATAAAGAGAACCTGGAATTAGTTTAGAGTTATCTCTAAGATCTTTTAAATCTACATAAGTTGTTTTAGTTATAGAATCAATTTTAGATTTTAAAACATCATTTAATTCTTTCCCCTATAAGATGTCATGCTTACCTTCTGGGTAATATAATAAATGTCCTTTTGTTGCCATAATTATAAAATTTTATTAATGAATAATCGCATTATATAGCCTATTAAATAAGCAGCTTCTTCTCCATCTTCGCTAATATTAAAATAGTCACAAATATGTGACTATACATGTTTAAACTCGTGAGTAACTGAATTATAAAATTCAGCTTTTGATGATGCTTGACTAATGCCTACTACAGAAGTACGTAAGTTTAAATTAGAATAAGTAAAGCCTTTGTTTATAGAATGATATAATTCAAAGGCATTATTAATTTCTTTCTAAGAAACTCCTATTCTAGTCAAATCATCATATAAGCTTTCATTATATTGCCCATATAAGTATATAATCAGCTCCCACTTGTCTTGTATATTAATATATATCATAGCATTGCTTCCCAATCAATTACAATACCTTTTCTAGCACAATCTGCTAAGAATCTATTGAAAGCAATTCCATCATAACCATCCTCATCATCTATGTAATCTTTTACGAATTTAGCTAAACTTGGTTCATTAACTATACTACTTCCCCAGTAGTCAGCTTTAGCCATATTAACTACATATAATGCGTCACTTAAATAATTATTATCTAATGTAATATTTTGAGAATTCATCATACTATCTAATTTTGCTTTGTCAATCTTCTGCAAAGGCTTTCCATCTTTTCTCATTTTACTAATTGCAAAATTAGCTAATTTTTCTGTAAAATGAGGACCATTATATCTTAAATAATTTACCATTGCAGCAGGTTTAATGTCGTATTGTGTTAAGTCTGTCATAATAAAAAATTAAGGGAGGGAGTTACGTCCCTCCCTACAATTATAGTAAGTTATTAATAGTCGTATCTTCCACCTTTATAGTTAGGATAATTAGATTTCTGATTCATTCTATAACCACGACGTTCATTGTATTCCATGTCGTCCATTTCTTCTAAAGCCTCCATAGCTTCACAAACGGCCATTTTAGCTTCATATAATTTCTTCTTAAGATGCTCGTTATCACGATAAGCTTCAACAATATAACCCATAGTTTTTATAATTTTTAAAAAAGTTAATCCGCGTTCTGACTAGATAGTAATTTCTCAATCTTTGCCAATGCTTTGGACATATCATTAATCTGATTCTTTAAGTCATTAATTTCTTCATCGTGTTTCACCGTAGAATTGTAGTAAGTATCATTATTTCTTAATATTGTATCACAGTCTTTTATAAGCTATTTATAATAATCAATATTGCTTAAGATCTACTCACTATTTTCTTTTAAAGCTGAAACCTCTTTAAGAATAACGTCTTTATTTTCTCCGATTATGATTTTCCCATTTTTGGCAACTGATTGATTCCACGGCACCTTCTTAAATTCATACTCCTAACCATTTATCTTAACTTTCATATTTATATTACCACTATAATTATAATTTTGTGGATAGACTGGTAATAATTCTATTATCTCTCCTGTATTTAAAGTCAGTTTATCTGACTATTCCAGGACAAGTACCGTATCTCCCTATCTTAGAGTCCCGAACATATCTTTAATAATTTAGTTAAGCATTAACTGCTGGAGTAGTAGTTGTAGTATCTGTAGTTGCCTGAGTTAATCTATTAGCCCAATAGCTGGCAATAAAGTCAGAACCAGCATTAGCTAGTAAAGTAGGAACAGCGGTATACTGATTCAAAGGAAGGGTTACTGTTGGAGGCTGAGCTGCCTTAATAGATGCTATTTCTGCCGAAATAGGAGCAAGCATCTGAGCAAATCTAGCCGTCTGAGCATCGTTATTCATTGTAGTTCTTAAAATTGCATTTTCTGCAGTCAAAGAATCAATCTTGCCCTGAAGTTCACGTTCTTTGAGGTTGCAGAATTCTTGAGTAATCATTGCTGATTGAGCTGTAATTGCATCAGTTATAGAGCGTGTGTTATTATCTGCCTAAGATTTTAACTGATTTGTTTGATCAGCCATTGCAATTCTACTTTCGTAACCTTGCTAAGTAGTTAATAATCGGTTTTCACAGCAGCACTCGCAAAGCTAGCGACTTATTGCTGCATTTCCAGACTGGAAAGCATTAATAACCTACAAAAATCCCATTCCTGTACTTGCAGATACTTGACTAACTGCATTCTGGATCTAATGAATTGCTTCGGTAGTCTGACCTAAATCAGTATTCAATGTAGAAGATAAAGCCCTAATATCAGCATCTGTACCACTAACTGCTTGCATAATTAGATCAGTGTTGTTATTAGAATTAGAGCCTCCGAATATACCGTTTCCATTATTACCTAGTAATAAACCAAGAATAAATCCGAGAACTCCTCCTCCGAGACTATCGCCCCATCCATTGTTATTTCCATTTTCAGGAAAAGAGAAAACTTTTGTATCCATAAATAAAATTAAAGTTTTTGAAAGATTTATAAAAAACATCTTAAACTTAATCGAATCTAGCTATTAATGGTATCTTATAATTAGGATATCTAATAACTATAGTTATTTATATTTTACGATTATTAATATTTAGCAATATTTTTTATATGTTGTAAAGTTACAAAAACTTTTTAATATTTTCCAATAAAAATAATTAATATTGGGAGTAAAAAATTTACCCCCAATATTAATAATATAATTACGCCTCTCTTAAGATAAAGCTTCTGTCAATTTGTTACCTATAAGACTCTTTATTCTTATATTCTACAGTTTCATTATGTTATATCTGTAGTTCAGACTATATCATCATCTTAGTTAATAAGATGTTGGGCACTCGTGTCAAGATTATTGTTTATGCTACTCACTTGTTAGTCGTTAGAGGTTCGTTGTACTGTTATGCATTTCCAACGCTTCCTACGGGATTGTCCACTTCTGGATGTTCCCCGTTTTCACCCAATTTGCTATTATTATCACTAATAAAAGCCTCACAATTTTCTATTATATACCTTTTATGATAAATCCATCCTTTATTGCAGTATTTTCTCATATTATTGGGGTCGCAATCAGGATGATGCTTACAAAAATTAGGTAAAGTTGTAATAAAAATTTCATTAGATTTTAAATCTGTTACTTTTCTAAGTTTTGATCTAATAGAAGATAATTTATCTTTAGTTTCCTAAGAAACTATTTTATTTCTATGATAAGATCCAATTTTATTCTTAGTTTCCTAAGATAAATGTCTTCCTTTTAATTTCTATCTCATTAATTCTTTAGTTTCTTCAGAATGAGACTTTCCATACATTCCATTATCCTTTCCACATCTTTTTCTTTTATTTATCCATTCTTCAGTCTGTTTTATTCCAGAACAATCTGGAGTATAACCAAAATATTTATTAACACATAAAGCATTATTTTCAACAGCCTTTAAAAAATAAACTTCTCCTCCATTTGCTAATTTCCTAGTAGGATAAATTTGTAGAATTTCTTTTTTAAGAATGCCTTTATTTGATTTTATATAATCTTTTGTCCATTCTGAACTCGATCCCATATAAGGATCATCTTCTATGAGACATTTACAACTTCTTACACCTATATAAAACTAATTTGTTTTAGTATTTACTATTTTGTAAACATAATGATTCATAATTAAGACTATCTTAATATAAAACTTCTGTAAGGATTGAATACAGCTACGCCAGAATAACCCCAGTTAATGAGCTTACTACCAGCAACTGTACTTGCTACTAAGCCAGAGCTTAGACCATCAAGACCACCAACACCAGGAAGTTTGTTGCTAATGAAGTCACCACCCTTGAGTGAGAACATTTCAATAGCAGGTTCACCACTAGTCTTATCAGCGGTAAGATCAAGGAATAAACCAAATCCCTTGTTGTCACCATATTCACGAGAGAAAGTTCTATCTACTTTAAATGAGATAGTATTACCTGCATATTCATAGCTATTAAATGTTGCGCCAACATTTACATAACCATTAGCAGCTTTAGACCACAGATAAGTGCCACAGGTCTTGAAGTTAGCAAGCCAAGAACCAAGAGTTCTCTGAATATCATGCCACATCTTTTCGTTGCAGATAAAGACGAACTTGTTACCTTCAGCCTTTTCAGCTTTCTGGCACATCATACTGATTGCAGTTTGGAATGCATCAACAGAAAGAGTGTTGTAAACATACTTCGAAGCGAAGCGTTCTACTTGAGGAATGATACCGTCGCCAATGTAGATAGGACGACCAGTATCAGGATCACTAATAGTGGCTTTACCATTCTTATCAACATTACACTTGTTGAAGAGCAAACCATTATTACGGACATATAAGAAGTTCTGGAGAAGATTCTTCTCTACAGTATCCATCTTATACATGGTTTCTTTCATATTACCGTTACCATCCCCTTTACCAATCGAGATAAATACATTTTCATGAGCTTTATAAAGAGCTGAATAAGTATCATCAACACGGTGAGTTGAGATGTAACCACGATGACGTTCTACATTAGATTGATATTTTACATACAATTTTGTTAATCAATATGTTTCCATATTGTTCAGACTATATCTTAATCTAAATACTTAAATATATATCCTTTACAATGTTCGCGCTTTCCTAAAGCAACCTGTTTTGCGTTTTTATATCCTGCTTTTACACAGTCTGACATTGTATTAAAAGTCTCTAGAAGATTTCCTTCATCATCATATTTGCCGACTTTTTTTCCTGTATATGGTTTATCAACTGTAGTTATATTTCTGTGTTTTAATTTTTTCATAAATGGGAGTTTTAAATAAGAAAACTAGTGCCCTAAATATTGATGGCCTTCTTTAATCGCCCTTGGAAGATGCCCCGCTCCTTTGGCTTTTGGATTTAAAAATCTTCCAGCAGAATTTAGACTCTCAAACTCTTTTTCAAAATTTCCATCTAAATCATACATATAAACTTTTTTTCTAGGATTTGCACAATTAGGTAATCGTCCCCCCAAAGCTAAATTATAGACATCTTCTCTTTGTAAGAAAGTCTAATCAACTAATTGTTTTTCTAGTTTATATGCTTCCTTTTCGTCACTAAATTCTTTAATTGTAGTTCTAATAAAATTTTTAACTCCATATTTTTTTACAGCGTACTGAAAAGGTGTTTTTGGATTCATATAAGTAGCTGGTCTGTAAATACTTACCCCATTACCAATATAACCGTCAAATTCATCTTTATCTGTACCATGAACTCCTATATAAATTTTATTATTTACTTTATTAACAGTTTGATAAACAATATATTTCATATTACTTAAGTTTTAGATTTATTCCATTTCGGAGTTTATTTCTCCTACGTCTATTCAGACTAGTCGTTGAACGTTCCTAAGCACTTCGTTTAACGCTTGTGTTATCTTAGGCTTCGCTGCTGATTGCCATTTTAAAGGTTTCCAGCAATTAAGAATATTTTTTTAATTTTACACTGTGTGTACAGCGGAAGAGAGCAATGTAAAAAGCTGTATGAGACTTAAAAGTCTACCCTCTTCATGTAACTCAGGCATTGCATTACTCTGGAAGCGAGTAGTATCACCAGCGTGATAGTCATTAGGATCAATCTTATCGTTGAGATCAGTAGTGATTAAACGACATTCGAGTACCCAATAATCGTCAGCCTTACGAACAGGACGAGAAATTACCTGGAACTGTTCAAATGTATTATCAGCCTTCCAAATGTCATACTTCTGATAATAATTTTCTTTAAAAGCAAAGAAAATAGAAGTACCATTACAGCCATCACCTTCTGGAGTAGCTGCGAGTTCAACACGTTTGATATACAAATTATATAAATAATTTAGACTATATCACTTACTATGCTGCTGTATGGTATTTAAAAATATAATCTTCAAAATACCTATTACCCTATTGTATATTTTTTATTTTAGAAGCTGGAACTTTATATTTCTCTTTTACTTCTTTAATAGAATTTAGCGTTTCGATGAAATTACCATATTTATCAAAGATATCAACTTTGATTTTATTATTCCATACTTTGTCTGGGACTGCATCTATTCTTTCTAAAGAGAGATAAAAGTCTTTATACCATCCTTTATTATCTTTAAAAATATCTCTAATTCTATTCCAAGACCTTAGGTTAATTACACTCATTACTCCTTTACCAATAAATTCTCCATAGAATTTATTTGTTTTATCGTAAACGTAGAATTTAGTTTTCATATACTAAATTCTTGGTTTAGGTTTAAATTCATCTGTTAATTTATCGATAACATAATACTGATCGTCAATTAAACTTTGTCGTTGAATAGCATTACATATTGTAGATTCATCTTTTCCTAAGTAATCTCCACAGGCTTTTCTAGAAATAAATTCTTTTAGCCATTTTCCATTTTTTGAATATAAATGCGTTACTTGTGGAGAACCCCAGGATTTTGTGGAATATTCAGATAAATTTATATTTTCTGTTGTACTCCAAAATGAGTCTAATAAAGGATGTTTGTCTTGGATAGCATATTCAAATTTTTCCATAGGTATTCCATAAAATTCATAAGCTTCTATGGAAAAATCCCAAACTTTTTTCAAGTTTCCGTTTAAGTCAAATTGATATAGTTTTTTATAGTTACAGTAAGAAATTCCTCCTAAACAAGCATTATATGTGTAATCTTGTTTTAAAAATTCTATATCAACTATTTCTTCTTCTTTTTTATATGCTTTTTCTTTTGAATCAAATATAAATAGAATGGTTCTTTCAAAAGCATTCGTTCCATATTTTTTTACAGCTTTCTAAAATGGAGTTTTACCATACATATATGTCGAAGGCTAATTCACATATACCCCACATCCTAAGTAGCCATCAAATGTTTCTGGGTTTTCTGTTTGATGTACTCCTACATAAATTCTATGTACCCCATTAATTTTAGATTTTAAATTCTTTGTTAAATATACAATATATTTCATAGTAATTCAGTTTTTCAGTTAATAAATTAACTTACAGGTCTCCCCTAGTCGTTGAACGCTGCTGTCATCACAGCCACGCTGCTGATTTGCTATTGCATTCCAGCAATTTAAAGAATTTTTCGAAGCAGCTCACGCTGCCAAGGAACCATATCGATTCGTCTCTACCTCCCACTCAAAGTACATTGAGTCAATGTTTCTATACTTATTATTCGACTTAGAATCCATATAGAAAATATTTCTTAAAGATTCAGTTAAATAAGAAGCAGTTAATTCAGGATAAAGTCTCGAAACAACGCCGAGACGAGTAGGTTTTGCCCCAAGGAATTTATAAAAATCCTCATATGTGCGAGTGTCACTCATAGTGGGGCGATTTGTTACAAAATTTGCTACTATCATATTATTTAAATTTTAAATTAATCTATATCGTCTATAGTTAATTCCCTATTTAAGGGAGCATTTTTCTTAGATCTTTTTACTATAGCCTTGGCAGAATTAGCTTTGCGACCACCAGAGGCGTCTTCATAACCTTTTGTATAATTACGTCTAGCAGTTTCAGTAATTTTCTACTTATAGTAATTCTATAAAGTATTAAATGCTTCTTTCCCTTTAGTTAAATACCAAGCCATCTCAACCAAAGATTTGGGATCATTTAAGGCTCTCGCAACGTGTCTTACTCCTGCTTGATCTTTACCTAATAGAAAGTTTGCTACAACGTTTTTATCTTCATCTGACATTTCTAACGAAGAATCTCCTAAATCGATAACGGAATTTTGTTCTATAGTATTTAAAATAGTATTACTAAACTGTTCCATCTAAGCATCTGCAGCTGCTTTAGCATCTGCTTCTGCTTTTTCCCTTATAGAATCTTCTTTATCTTTATAATCTTTTCTTAAACTCTATATTCGTTTATTAAAAATCTCAGGATTAAGTTTCGCATTATCTAATTCGTTATAGGCTTCTTCATCTGTAATGTCGGGAATCTGTTGCTTTAAATCAATTAAATATAATTCTTCATCTGAAAAATTATCTATATTGTACATTGGTTCGTCTAAATTCTGCTACTGATTTACATAATTTTTAATAGCTAGGTTTGCTATATAATTATTATAATCAGAAGGACTCCAATTATTACGACGCATCGAATTAATTATATTAATCTCATCGTCAGTTAAACCATAATCATCATCTAAGTCACTAGATTGAAGTATTTGAAGTTGCTCTTCTTCTGTTAGGTCATTGAAGTCTTGTTCGACATAACCATCAGAACTTTCAAATTTTACAGCTCGGGGATTAATACCTTTACTTCTTAAAAATTTGTCTGTTATAGACTCATTAGAGTTAGCATCATCTTCTTCCTCTTCATAAATATCTCCATCTGCATCATTAAAATCTTCATTATTAAACGAATCTATGTCCTGATTTTCTTCTTGATAATTACTGCCATCTTCCACAGGATCGTCTTCAAAGATGTCCTCATTGTAATCATCAATGTCATTTACTGTCATTGCCATATTAATTCATATTTATTTATTATATTATTTTATTTTTTAATCAATGTCCTGCTGGATCTAAAGGAGTTGCAGGATCATCAGTATTTACTGAACCTCCCATGTCTTCTAACTAAAGCTCCACTTGTTCTACACGAAGTAGAATGTCTCTTAAAGTGGATGTTATAGATGTATTAAGTTCTATCATTTGTTTAACATTTTTATTCCAACGATATAACTTATTATTAAAAGAGTTACAATATATGACGTTAGAACTTGGATTTAATTTTAATAAAGTATAAACATCCTTATCATACGAAGGGTCAATATAGTTTTCAAAATTATAACCTACTATAATTTTCTTTTCTTTTGAATCAAATGCTGAAAATAAAGTAGTATTTCCAGTAAATTCATAACGATCATATGATGTCCCCTATTGCTTTGCTGTAGCTTCTATTAAATCATAGAGCTAAGTAACATCAGCTACTGTCATAGTATTATCATTAGCTATATCTGGGTCTTTGCCTGTTACAGTTGTCCAAGTTACTTTATCTTCAGACTTTTGTAGAAGTAATGGAGAAGATGTATTTCCTTCAGTTTGGTTAACTGCTCTATAATAGAAACCATCGTATTTTTCACCTAATATGATACTGTACAGTATTGAAATTTCAGCGTAGTTGATTGTGCCGTCATTATTCAAATCATATTTTTGTAAGTCAGAATCTAAAGGCATAATATCTAAATCTCCCATAGATTTTAATACTAGCATTTGTTCCTCTCCATATTTTAAGGCCTTATACGTAGGGGAATCACTTTTTTTGGCCTCAGTTAAATCTGCTAATGATAAGTTACCACTTCCTAAAAGAGAAGTATTATTAATTGTTTTTAAATTAGTGCCGCTTACTAAGGTACTCTGCTTGCCCTATAAAAGTGTATCTACCTAACTTTTAGTATAAACATCGCTCTTATTTGCTTTTCCATCTTCAATATTTGAACCATCCGATGTTTGTACTAAAGAAGCTAGGGTTCTAGGATAAATGTCATGACCATCTATTTTATCTTGTAATTGTACAGCGTTATTTGTATTCATTGCTAATTAGTTAAATGTTAGAATAAGTAATTTCTCCTGTAATGTCAGAAGAATTAATTACTGAATATTTTATATAATGTACATCTCTTGGGGTGCAATAGCACACTCTGTCAGTAATACAACTAAATAACTAATTTATTGCTTCTGTTACAACTTTATTCTACACTGGCTTTATAGATTCCAAATTTAAAGAATCATCTACAGTTAAACTTGCAAATTGATCTTGCAATGCTTTGCCTTCATTTCCTGGGAAAGCCTAGTTTGAATTATATCCAAGTGTAAGATAAAAAGTATTTAATGTTTCAAAAGCATTCCTCAAAGTATCCAGAGCTTCCTATACTGTAGTACACTCTCCGTTTTTATCTGTGTAACCAACAGCTATTGCATGACTAGTTGGATAGTAAGGCTCTTTAGTTGTATGGTCTATTATCTGTTTTATTCGTATTAAATTATCCATTTTATGAAAAATAATATAAATTATTACATAGGAGATTGACTCCTATGTAATAATATCATAATATCATTATTATTAGAAGTATTAGTATTGCTACTGCTACTCCTATAATATCTGCAATAATATCTTTCCAATCCCAAGTATTATCTTTAGCAGTTAAATCACCATATTCTTTCCCAAAACCTGCACCTAAACCTGCACCTGCAGCACTCATCAAAATAGGCACTATAGCTGAGGTAGATAAGCAGGTTAGTGCTCCCCAAAATAATGTAATAAATAAACAGGCAGCAAAATGATATAATTTATCAAGCTAAAACATTATACACCTGGAAATAAGAAGATACCGCCTGCGACAGCTACACCCAAAATAATGCCAATTGCTTGAATGGCCATAGCAATCCAAGATTGTTTATCGAAGCCATAACCGCCCTCTACACTAGCACCAAACCAATAACTACCAGCCGCAAATACGCCACCGATTGCAGCAGCTACCATACCAGCAGCTACAGGAGCACCCATTAACATTGGAATCAATCCAATTACAAATGTGATAAGTGCCATCAATAATGCATAAAATACTTTCATAAACATTTTTTAATTAAATTTAAAATAAAATTGTATCTAAATAGTACTGCAAATATACTATAATTTTCTTATAGCTAAAAATTTTTAATAAAAATATTAATAATTAACTAGACTTACAGGTTCTGCAGCCACACCATAAATATCTGAAAAAATCTATTGCTATAAAATCAGAGGAATCTCTTCTATTATCTCTTTTGAGTCATCGAAGGGATACAACTACAGCATCACTTTTAGTTATTATAGGACTACCATCTTCTGCTCTTTTAATAGTTATTGTCCTAGTTCCTAACCATAAATGTTGAGGATTATCTATTGGTTGATTTTTCCAATAAGTAGTATCATCAAGGTTGTTAGGAGGCATAGCTAATGAATCAGAAAATTTAATTTCTTGATATGAATATTCAGAAGCTTCAGATAAATTACTGAGAATATCCTATAATTCCTATATAGTATTATTTATAGACGTAATGTCATCTGTAGGATCTATATTGTTAACCTGTTGCTGTAAAGCAGATAATATGGAAGCATAATTATTTACAGTATTCTATAGAGTATTAATATTATTAGCATTTTGTACTCCCATAGTAGCAGGATACGCTTTTCCTTTTGTATAGGTTCCATCCTGTTCTGTATATAATCTTAATTTATTTGCTACCTATTGATATAGATAATCTACAACAGAATCTAAGTAAGTGGTTTCCCCACTTGGAGAATGTGCTACTACAGCACTATCTATCGTAAGGGGAAACACTCCTTTATTATTTTTTAAATCTAATATCTATTTAATATTAGGATCGACTTCGTAATTATCCATATTTATTTTTCTTTAATCCCAGTTTTTTGAACATTAACAAGAGCGTCAACATCTGTATTATTAATATTTGCTTCTCTGCCCTAAACCTTTAAACTATCTATTTGATCTGTGGTTAGAGATGTAGCAGTCATTAAAAGATTTAACATTTTACCTAAGTCATAAAGATTTTCATTATTATTATCATCTTTAATGCGCAAATAAATCTTATTATCCTTAGTTATTTCAAAAACATTTTTTCTATGTATTACTACGTTAGTACCATCCTCATTGTTAACATATTCTTGATTTCCAATACCTATTGAAAATAGAGTTTCATCATTTGTAGTTTTGTTATGGATCTTAGTAGAGTAATTGTAAATACCGCAAGCATGTTCACCATCATTCTAAGTATAAGTATTTACACCTTCACTATGACTACCATTACCGTTTGCTATAGTACCATATCCTTCTGCATGTGCCCCTATACTTACAGCTTTACACCCATCAAATCCTGAAGCGTATCTAATAGAACGTACTCCTTGTCCCCAACCATTCGCATCTTGTATAATATTTGTAAATAACCCAATAACATCCTATGTAGAGTCTGTTTTAAAGTATAATTTATTATTCACAAATTTAACATCTACTATCTGAGGATAAATATTATTTAAGGGAAAATGACTAGTGTGCCAAGCATTTTGTCTTTCTGCATTTGTTAATGAAACTGTCAATTCACCACAATATTTATTTTCAGCAGTAAATTTAAAGCGTTTTGCTGCAATAGAGTTTTCATCTATACTGATAGGATTACCGTTTATATCAGTCAATACAAGATATCCATAATATGGATCTGTTTCACTAGTAATTACTAATTTTGCATAATAGTTTACATCAACAGGTGATCCAATAGCACACGACCCAGTTAGTTCAGTATATGAGCGTCTGCCACCAGAGATACTTGATATACCATTACTTCTACTTTGTTCATTCAAAGCCAAACTGTAATAATTATTAGAAGAATTATTGATTCCTAATGCAAATGATGAATTACCATTAGTAACATTCCCAGAACCCAAAGCTGCAGATGCTCTCCCTTTTACTGTATTCGAAGATCCAGCTGCTAAAGAGTAATTATTCTTTATTGTGTTGAATTTACCTGTAGCAAATGAGCATGATCCTTCTTGTGTATCTTGTGTATCAGTATTATCACCAAGCTAATTATTATTACCAATTGTACCAGATAAGTTACTATATATTTTATTATTTTGACCCCCCGCAAAATTGTAATCTCCATTTATAGTATTTCTTTGTCCTGTAACTATAGAATGGTTACCCTAAATCTCATTATTGTTACCAGCTGCTAAATTACTCATGCCGTTAACGATGTTCTTATATCCAGTAGCAGTAGAATAATCACCAGTAACTTTATTTTCAACGCCAGTAACTGTAGTACCAGTACTATTTCCAGAGTTATCTAATCCTGTTACGAATGAGGCGTCACCTTTAGCATCACATCTTGCACTAATTCTTTGAGTAGATAAATTACCTTTACCTTTTTCCCAAAGTATTTTGCTAGCAAACATATTATCTATCTCATCGTTACTGTATAAAGTACCTATTCTATAAAAATTGGCTTCAATAGTATCTCTAGTATAATAATTATTTATTATAGTAGTGAATTTATTATCTATTTCAGTTTTGTTGTAATACTGACTAAGGTCAAAATCATCTATCGCTTTAGATTCCCAAGAAGTTTCATAGAGAATAATTCCGTCGTTATTAACCTATCGAATTGTATATGTGCATAAGTGTAGGTTTTCACCTATAAGTTTAAAATACTTTATAAAGTATATTCCTGATTCTATATCCTGAGAAACTTCTAAAGGAGGCAACACATAGTTTTTACTATTTTCATTTACGTTATTTCTTATAACTTTTATAAGCAGTATAACCCCAGAAGCTTGACTATCTATAATAACATCATATACTTCTTTAGAGTTGGTCCCCCCTGTTAACCACTCTTCTCTTATCATTCTATACTTAAGGTTGCGGTCATTCCCAAATGAAGCACATGCGAACTTATCTGTATCTATCAGATCTATCACTGGCTCACAGCTGCAGCAATTATTAGTAGGTGTTACTACTGTGTTTTGACAGCAACAGCTATCATCTATAAAAATTTTGTCGATTGTTTCCTGTAACTAGGAACACGTACAATTTTTTTTCGTCATATCAATTTAAAAATAATTGTAAATATATTTTACCGTTATCTAAGTTTTCGTAATTCTCAATTAGTGAAATCTTTTGGAGAGTAGATTCATAACAATTCTTAGAGTAACCATTACCTAATTGTCTGCATAAATCAGACATCTCCTAAATAACCTATAATTTTAAATCTTTAAGAACATCCGCAGTCTCCATTGTTACTAGTTGATTTAGAGCTATAAATATTACATGCTTCAACACATTTCAATATAGATAAAGCTTTACAATACATTCCCATATCTATGCAATATTTAATAGCATTCATTGCCATCCAGAAATAATCTCTTATCTATATATCAAAATTATTATCCTTAGAAAAAGAATCACAACTCTAAGTGCATATACCATTTTCTCCAGTATATAACTTAATCAAATCGTTTACTTTATCCATATAAGCCTATTCTAATTTACAATAATTAAAATAGTCTTTACCACAATAAGCAATAGTAGAAGATAACGGACTATTAATTGCTTCAATAATTTCTTCCCAGCACGCTTGCTTCCAAGTAAATACTTTCTTAAATTCTAGTTTTCCGTCTGTAACTGTTTGTACAGTTATTATATTTGCTTTGACTAACTTATACTCTTCTGTATCAAAAGCATATACAAGGTCTGGAATATCAAAGCCAGTTACTGTTATGAAACTATCTATCACTGTTCCCTTCTACAACTACATTTCTTCTATAGCTTTTTTAGTTGGGAGTACCGCATGGATTATTCTATACCAACCATCATTCTTAAGTTTTATCTCATTATGATCCTTTTGTCTTATACCATCTAATGAATGAATGATTACACTATAAGGAGTCATTCCATCATCATTTAAAACAGGAGTAGTTTCTTCGCCACATTCAACTGAATATAAAAAGTTTACACTGACAGTACTGTCATAGGCAAAATTGAATAATGTTTGGTTTGGTAAATCTACGTAATCACAACGATCTGCACCATCTATGTTTAAAGTACATCCACATTTTTTACTCAAAGTCAGAATCGTTTTCATTTCCTTTAAAATAGTCTAAATTTTTAAATTTTTTAAGTAATGGTTTAAAAAGTACGTCCCAGCTGATTAAACTTAAGATGAAGCTATATAATATCTAAACACTAAAGCCCTGAAAAACAATTATAATAACTCCTAAAATAACGCCCGCTAAAACTGCTATAAGACGTTTCTACCACACAGGAACAGTTTTCTTACCATTCATTGTATCTAAAACTTTTATTAGTAAATAGGCTAATACGTTTACAGAAAACATATATCCAAAATCAAAACTATTTACTATTAAATTAATTATTTGCTCCATTAGTACTTAACCTCATCATTATAAGGATTACCATCATTAAGCTATTCCAATTCAATCTTAACTTTTTGACGATCAACCTCAATAGAATCATTTTTATAAGATCTTTCAGTCTGTGCTTGGAACCATCGTATTTGAGAATCTATTTGCATACGTTCTCTTTCAATTTTAAGTCTTTCTTCTTCAAATTGACTTACTTTAGCTTGTAACTATTGATTCTGCTGTGTTAATTGATTTATTTGTTTCTGCGCTTCCTCTAACTATTGTCCAAGCTACATTAGTTGATTATTTTCTTCTTTCTTTTTAGCCCAAGCTTTATTCACTATATCTTTAAGTTCAGTAAGACTCCTACTCGTAATTGCTTCTGTTGCAACATCTGGCTCTAACATATTACTTTTTATTAATTCAATTACGATTGATTGCATAGATTGCATATCTTTTAAAATCTTAGTTGATGGTACTATATGAATATCATAATCAGTATGAGTAAAATGTTCTGGGAGTGCAGTAAAAATCTTCTATAATTTATCTCCTAATATCACAGTACCAGTAAGACCATTTTTCCATACAATTTTACCTATATCAAGACAGTCACCTAGAACATCTACTATTAATGCATCCATTTGCTGATAAAATGGTTTTGTAATAATAAATGAATTTCGAGCACCTGCCTCAATATTAGATACTGCATCTCTCTAAGTAATACCATTTAACCTTTCTCTAAAGACTCCTGTTATTGATGATACTTGCATTTCAATTCTTTCTAGTACAACTTCAAAAGCTTGCATAGTTTGAACTTTAGCAGCATCATCATATCCATTCATAAATGTATTATTATTGAATCCTCTACCTTCCTAAGATGAATCAACTAATGCTAATCCCGCTTTTTTATAAGCTTGCCATTTCATTAATCGTTCTGTCATATCTGTTCCAAGGAACGAAGGTAGCTAGGAAACATCTAACCAGTCTCCTATAGTACCACTGTTGGCAAGAATATTATCTCTTAAGAAAGTTACGACATCATACTTATCTTGCAAGTGAGCACATTGTAATATAAGAGAGGAAGGTTGATGATTTCTGTTCAATAAAAATAAACCTCCAACTGATAATTTACATTCAGTAAGAGCATCTTGTGTTCGAATTACATTTGGAGATTTTCCAGTTGGGATATAAATAGACTGTCCAATTCTTACACCTTCATATCTATTCTATATATAGTACCCTTCTTGTTTGTCAATATCAATCCATTCAACCTCATATACTGGAAGTAACTTATAATTATAAGATTCATAATGGTCTGCAGGGAAACCAGGTACAGCTCCTACTCCATTGTCTATACCTTTTAAATCACCTTCTACATAAGCGTGCCCAGCTTGACCAGTAAAATTACGAACGTATATATAATTATTATCAGAATAATGCTCATACATGTCGTTAAGCTCCTTAATGCTTTCTTTATCCAATTTATCACCATAAGTATTTAGAATTTGTTGCTTTGTCATCCATCTTCTAATGACAACTCTATAACAATCTTTAACATATTGAGAATGGGGATTTCTATCTACAAAAGTATTTAAAGGTTCAAGAACTTCTATAGATATATTCGTGCCTCCTGGAGAAGGATGCACACGATAAAAAGCACAGCCTGCCACTAATAAATCTAGCATTAATTCTCTTTTCTTAGTTTCAATGTCAGCGCTTCTAGACTGTATTATATATTCTAATACATGCTGTGCTGCTTTTTCATAATCACTTACAAAGTTATTATTTATATCTTCAACTAATTTATCCAACTATTTCTATATAGCAACATCTTGAACCTGAGGCTGTTGATCGGTAGCTAGAAACTATAATAAATCATTAGATAAGCGTTTCTTATAAAATTCAAATATCGATTTATTAATTTGAATCTATTTTTGTCTATCGATCATAGAAACAGTTTCTTTATCTTTACAAGATATTTTAGGGACCATAGGAATATCAAGATACTCCCCTATTAAAGCATCTACGTGTTTTTTAATAAGAGGAGTAAATTCTACTGAAGTAGCATTTCCTATGCCAAAATTTTCTTCAAGATACCTGAACTATTCAGGATCTCGTTTTCCGTTATAATAGTTATAGGCTTTTTGCATTGTATATTTATTATATACAAGTTCATTTATTGCTTTATCTACCTATTCTATTATATAATCATCATTTCTCTTCGCAACAGCCACGATTAAAATATAATTTATTTGCCGTAAAATAGTCAGTATAATGATATCTATTATTCTTTAATTCATTATATATAAATTTTAAGAATTGTTCAATTGTACCATCACACGCCAGAGATACAGGCCGTTCGTCTTTATTTAAACCTAATTCAAGTTTAAAGCCAAGATGATGGTCTTTACCCTCTGGATGTCCTGGTATTTGATAAAAAGTTTCACTGACTTTTAATCTTCCTATATATTTAACATTATACAGACGCTCTATAATATCACGCACTGCTAATTCTAAGTCTTTCGTACCCATAATAATCAGTTTCGTATGTTTTTGCTGTGTTGAAATTATTTGGTCCCATTCCTGGGTGCTTTTCTGGAATTACGCCTTTGTGTTTTATACCATTCTCATCTACCCAATAACCAAAAGGTTTAAATTGATTTGCCTTTAAATCAATTCTAGGAGGAACAAATACTAGCTCTTCATCGGCAAGCATTGCCATGCCTAGAGCAGCTACAATATCAAACTCCCTTTTTCTTTCATAAGAATATTGACTTAATTCTTCTATAACTTCTTTAAACCAAATTTCACCACAATATTCATCTATATAATTTGCTATTAATTCAAGTTGGTGTTCTATAATATTCTGTGTTGCTGGAGCTCCAAACTAACGACTTCTACCATTCTATATATCAGTTTGACAAGAGCGTGGCCTACGCATTAAATATCTATCGGCACATCTCTTTTCTTTAAAAAACTGTAAAATAGATATTCTTGTAGATTCAAGAACTGCTTGTGCATTATAATACTATAATAATTTTAAGCAAGTCATATGTGCTTCCTTCAGTCTGTCTGGCCTATCTTTATAATAAGCTACTATAACAGGAGGATGAACACCATATGCTCGTCTAAATATTACAACACAGAATTGAGATGGATCTTTTGTAAAATCAGAAGTATCTTCCTAACCCATATCAATACCATCAATTCCAGCAACGTATAAATTCTATGGTACATTGCCTTCTTCATTTTCTTTGGGTCTTTCTAAAATATGTACTTTTCCATTTAAAGATGGTTTAAATATTACGCCTTCTACCATAGATTCTGCAACTTTACCATCTTTAAACTTATATTCTACTGTACCATGTTCTATATTTGGTCCTGCTCCTATACGTATTTGAGTGAGCTAATCAGCTAGTAATACTTTATTAAATTGATTATCTCCTTCAAGAGCAAATGCTTCTTCAGGGCAAAAACAGAACTCAGCACATTGTATTAAATATGCTTTAGGATCATACAGTAAATTAGCACGCTAATCTTCTAAGAACTAACGAGCTTTCTTTGTATCTGTAACTCCCCTAGAATCTACCATTCCAGGTTTATTTACAAATGTAAATGCTGGAACAAAGAATCCAGTTAAAACATATTCTCCATTTTTAGTATAATTATGTTTATAAGGCAATACATTGAAACCTTGTGGATTATAGAACATATCACTTAGCTCAGTCATATATTTTCCGTCTCCGCCCGTGCCCCACACGAAGCGAGTTCCAATCTTATTACCCATGACTTCAACAAGGGCGTTTCCTTGTATATATGTTTTCTTTAATACTGGGTTAGACCCAGCCTCTTCGAAAAATAACCTATCGATACGATCACCACGAAGTTTACGTGGATTATCAACTACTTTACCTTCAATATCAGATCCCCAGGACCCTGGAATTTCCTCACGTTGTTTATTAATCTTAGAGGCTTTCTTATACATATCAGAGTTATATTTTTGTCTGACATGCTTCATTCCACCTTCAGTATTAGAGTTTAAATTATCTAACTAAAACCAAGCTTTTGATAGCACATCATCCAAATGTCCTTGGGCAAATGCAGTATAAACACAGTGTGCATTTCTTCTAGTTGTGTAAGTTCCTACTCCAAGTGAAGCAGCAATCTCAGAGAAACCAACAGCACGCGATTTTACTGCAAGTACATCATGTTTAGTTAACTCACATAATTCTATGTAATGGAAGTATTCATATTGCTTACTTAAGAAAGAAGGAAAAATCATACCACGACCTTGACCAGTTTTTTCTACTTGAGACTCTGGTAATTGATAGTAATTTAAGAAGAAGTAATGATCTCCAGTTATTCTATATCCATGTGATTCTAGACCTTCATTACATCTTCTGTATTCTTCTACCCAAAAGTCATGGTACTTCTTTGTCCCACTTGGATATGAACAATATTTGCCAGTCTCCAATTTAACATCTCTAGCTTCAGTAAACCAAGAAGGATCAAAATCTAAACCACGTTCTTCATCTATAGGTCTGTAATGAGTTAATTCATAAGATAAAGTAGGATCGAAAAAAGGTATTATAGCATCTTTTTTTATATCCCACATATATTATTATTTTTTAACTTTCATTCCACCACAAGCTTTCTTCTTGGGGTTCATTTCACCTCCACAAGATTTCTTTTTGGTTTTACCACCACATTTATAAGATTCATACATTTCTTTTTCCCAGTCACGATACTCTTGATTTAATGTACTCATAATTTATTAGTTTTAATCAAATGCTCCAGTCTCTATATTTCCCATAAGTCCGTTTTCTTGTTCTTGTTCTTTCTTATATAGGATTTCTAGAGTCTTTAATTGTTCAACTACATCGGATACGCTATTCAACTCTGCCATTACATCTTTAACTTTAAAGATAGGTTTACCAGTAGCTTCATCACGTTCCTGAACATCTAGTGTATCAAAATAATCTGTAATCTTATCTACTACCTATTGAGCAGATTTAATTAATTTAAGTGCACGAGAAGATTCTTGAAGTTCTCTATACTTTCTAGCAGCTGCCCTAAAAGTAGGATCATTCCATTCTTCTTCGGTCATATTAGCATCTTTTAAACATTCTTGGTGTCTCTCCTATTCTGCATAATCAGCATACGGAGAAGACCAATCACACATTAACCATATATATGTTAATTCCCGAAAAGCTCTAGTTCTCTTAGTTCCCCTTTTATCTTTACTGGTTTTATTTCTATCCTTATCCCATAAAGCGGCAAACTCTTTAACTAAAAGTATCTCGGGTTCATTAACTATTATTTCATTTGTTGCATTATTAAATAAAAAGAATTTCATTTTTTATTATTGTGTAATACTTTCATTACGTTTTCTAATTAGTTTGTATAGAGCTTCTGGATTAGAAATATCAAGATTTAAAGCCCTGATAGCGTCAAGAACTTTCTGCTTATCCTCATCTGCTATACTAATTACTTTAGAAGTAGCTCCACTTGTCGCAGGTGTACCATTATTTGCGCCAGCTGCTCCATCTCCCTATTCAGTATCCGTTTTTTCTTTAGCTTCTTCTGCCTCCCTTTGTGGCGGAGGAGTGTTTGTCAATAAAGCATCAAATAAAGTACCTACTGTATTAAAAGCTGGTTTATCAAAGGTATTAGCTAAACCATTTGTTAGAGTACTAATGGCTCCTCCTATATCCATTCCATATTTTTCATTCAAATCATTGGAACCTTTTTGCATCCATTCCATTCCTTTTCCTACACCATTTCCTAATGCAGTTACTCCTTTTTTTATCAACTGAGGGACCTATTTTATTCCTTCCCAAGTAGCTTCACCTGCGTTGATAATACCGTCCCCAATCTTACTAAGCCATCCGCCTCCATAATATTTCTGTGGTTTAGGAAGAAGCATTCCATAATATGCACGATTTACATGTGCAGTACCATCATAACTTTTACCTTTAGTCTTGTCTCTTGGCACAGCTATTTTATCCCCGTTTAAGTACATCCATTGTCCTTTATATACACCAATAGATTCTCTGCCTTCAACCTAATCTTTATTAAGTGGTTTCTTTAAGTCCATATAATTTCCATCATATGTCTTAACTCTTCCACCAAAGTAATAACGACGGAGAGAAGCACCATGCTTAGCCATCTGTGCATAATCTTGTTCGGGACCTTCTTCCAGTGCCATTTGAGCTAGCTATTGTGCTTGTTTTAAACTTTCTGGAGATTGATCTCCAGTCTGTATTATATTTGAACATTGTTGGATGAATTTAGTTCTCCCAACTTCAGACATCTTAGATAGAGCAGTCTTTAATTCTGTCTCATTTTTTGTGCCCAATATTTTCATGGCTAAAGCTACGACCTTCATCTAAGTATTCTAAGTAGTTTGCTATTGTGTCATTATCAAATTTTAATCAAGTCTTTAGTATTAAAAACTGCTTCCTACACTGCTCCTTCAGTAGTAAACCACCTGCATCTTATACCTTTAAAGAATTCTTCTTTTTCGTCATCTTCTTTTACAGGTCTAAAAGTCATAGTTTCTTTTTTAACTACTAACATTGTAGGTTTATTTGGAATATCCTTTTTTAAAGTTACTAAATCTCCTGGTAAAAAATATATTTTCTCACTTTCCATTTTTCTTTAGTTTTGCAAAGCGTGCTTTTATTCCTTCATTTATTACGACATGAATTTGCTGTTCAGCTACTACTTCAAACCCTTGTCTAAAGAAAGGGATCGGAACTCCACACGCACGTCTATAATATACAACATCTCCTTCTTTTACATATTTACAGTCTGGACCTACTTCAATTACATCGGCCTGTACTGATAAATTATATTCAGTATCCTGCTCTCCACTATCAGGATTCTTAAAACTACCATCATATGTAGGTATTACAATACCACTATTTGTAACTTCAATCTTTTCAAAAGGATTCTTTTCATATGGACGTACCAGCACATAACTATTTACTGGGACTATTTCCATAGATTCCATCTTTTCAGTTACTCTTTGAGCTTCTTCTAGTTCTCTAGCAGTTTTTTCATCTAATGCTTTTTTATAAGAGTCAACATTTTTATTGTATGCTTCTATAGCAGCATCTTTAAGAGACTCTTCTAACGGCTTTGCATTTGCCATACTGATGGCGGTATCACCACCAAAATAATTCATTTTACCATTATCACTCATACCTTACCATTTATTTAAGGGACACTTTGTATAACTTAATCTTGTTTTAGCATTAAGTCTGCATCCACATCCTTTTTTATAACCATCTTTTTGTGTTTTACTAACATCTCCAGTTTTAACATTTAAATAGAGATTACTATTACAGACGGGTCCCACTACAGTTACTTTGAATAAAGGACATTTTCTGCATATAGCCATTCTCTGTTCATATAAATCATTATTTTGTTTTAATAATTCCTTAGTATGTCCATCAAGGATAGCAGCTAAACCCATAGAATTGATATTTTAATTAATAATTTTAATATCTCAAATAAAAATTTGAAAGATACCCCTTAGCACATCAAAAAACTATGGGCTTTCTACTATCAGCCTTCTCTTTTAATAAGAGCTTTTTCTTGTAATCTTTCAGCATAATTTCTACTGATTTTTTTAAATATGGTACCTCATGTTCTGTAACATTATCATTGTGATCATAATGTATTAAACATAATTTCTTAATCTTAAAGTCTGGATTTAGCTTTTGAAGCATCCAAGCATATGTGGATAATTGTAATGTATAATGTATTTTATTACAATCCATTAAAGTGTTTAAAGGATACTTCATCATTTGATTTTTCTTTGTTCTTATGTCAAAATACGAAGTATCATCTAAGTGTTCGTTAGTTTTGTAATCGTAAATAATTATATTATTACCATCTTTTATTAATAAGTCGATTTGCCCAGCAAGTTTTAATTTTCCGTCGTTAGAATTACTATATACTAGGTATTCAGGGAACACTCCTTTATCTATATCTAGTATTTTTAAATTTTCTTCTTTAAGTGAAGCATTCGTACTTATTTTAAACTTTCCTCCCAATCCGAACTTTTTTAAATCAGTTTCTTTCTTTGAAGTATATAAGTTTTCTAATTCAGCATGAATTTTAGTACCACGAGCACAAGATTGTTTATTTTTCTCTTGCCACTGATCTAAAATATCTTGTTGCGCTTTATTAAAATCAACCTCTTTAATATTATATGTTTCTAATATATATGGAATATTCACTTTTTTTGTAGCCAGCATTTGTCCTTTCTCCATTTTAAATTCTTCTGGAGTCATTATTTTTTCTAAAGCTTTATAGGCTGACCAAAATTTTCTATTAAAAGGTTGTCCATATTTTCCTATTAAAGTTGTTACAGATATATATTTACCATTATCATCCCAGTATATGTGACTAGCGTCATTATACTTTACATTACCATTTTCTTTATCAACTTTCATATTTTTCTTTCACGGTATTATAATCTAAAAGAATAGCCAATCTACTAATACTAGGAGCTATTATCTTGTGATAATAATCAGTGTTAATAGTTGGTATTTTATTCTTGTAAATTACAATCAACATTCCTACATTTTCATCTACTCCATTTATTGGGCATAATATTGCATATTCAGCATCTGATTTTTTAAGTCTATAAGTGAAATTAGGGAAGTTAATCCTGTTTTCATCATTACTTTCCCAAATAGTATAAGTGGTTTGATTTATTTTTTTAATCTCCTATATATAATTAATATATGGGAGTTCTGGCCAATCTTCTATACATGGGGTGTTATCTAGACCTTTAAATTTCTCAGTAATTGCGGTTAGATGTTTATATGCTAAACCGTTTGAACTAATTAATGTATTATGATAATTTAGTAATAATACATTACTTATAAGTGTATCTTTTTCTATTATATCTTGCACAAAATCATTAATCTGAGGAGCAGCTTTCTCTAAATACATTTCCTATTTTTCCTTCTTAATCTGCTCTATGTTAAATCTCTCTTTGATATATGCCTTTGTATTCTACCCAACAAATAAAACCACAAAAAGTAATATACCTAAAATAATTATTATGGTTTTTGTTTGAGAACTAAAGCCATCTATCCAATTAAATAGGAAATCAGCAATTTTTTTCTTCATTTTTAATATTAATACATAAGTGTAAGTCATCATATTCACTACATATTAACATTTACATCTTTTTATTTGTTTGTATGCAAAATTATTTATAATTTCGCAAAGAAAAAAATAATTTTACGTTATTATGAAAAATAAATATATTTTTGAAGAAAAGGATTATACTTTAGATCCTCACTCTTTTACAGTGCCCAATATAACCGACACTAATATATGGATGGGAATGGATTCAATAAAGAGAAAGAAAAAAGTAAATAAAGATAGGAAAGGTAGTAAAATTCATATTAAGAAAGAAAATGAAGGTAAATTTACAGAAGCAGCCAATAGAGCTGGTATGTCTGTACAACAATTTGCTTCTCATGTTTTAAGTAATAAAGATAAGTATTCTGGAAAATTAATAAAAAGAGCTAATTTTGCTCGCAATGCTGCAAAATGGAAATGAATTAGGATAAACTCTTTTAGGACGCAATAAGAAGATTTTCAAATCTTTATAGAGTCCCAATTAGTCCTATTACAAATGCTCAAGGTAAAGTTATTAAAAATTTTTTAGAATAGCCGCAATAGGACAAAAAGATTAATTTAAGTAAATTTCTAATATAATAATATGGATTATATAGATTACGAAAATCCTACAGGAGGAATATAGTTTGTATTATACAATAATAATAGTGCAGAAAATATAAATTAGGATTTTTAGGACGATTATATTGATTTTAATGATATACAAGATCCCTTTGGTCTTCCTAAACAAGCTGCAGGTAATTTTGAATTTTCATATTTTCAACCTAGTCGTGATATTGTAAATAATTTTAATTTACAAGATTACATGCCTACAGGCAATTAGAAACAGGCAACCTAGTTACCTAGTAGTAATTTATCAAGAGGTAGTTCTTTACCATTATCTAGTCTAATGGAAGCTATTTAGAAAAATTTAGGAAAACCTTATGGTTGGGGAGCACGAGGGCATAAAAAGACTGTAGATTGTAGTGGGTTTGTAAGCGATGTATTAGACGACATGGGAATCCCTGTAAGTGGGGTTGGTTCTACCTTTTATAACTATATGGTAGATAGATTCACTGATCCAAAACAGGCTAAAGCGGGAGATTTAATATTCTACACATTTAAAGCTAACTCAAACCAAAGATATAAAAACGGGTCATTCAGAGCACATGGTACTCCTAACCATATCGCTATCGTGTTAGAAGTTAATGGTCCTTATGTTAAAGTAGCAGAAAGTTCTGGGGGGAGTGGTTCTGCTATTCATTGGCATAAAATGTTTGATGGAGAAGGTACTGCACCAGGAAAAGTATATGCGAACTATTCTCCTAGTAATACTAAACAGAAAACTGAATTTCTAGGATTTGGCCGATTGAATAAAGACAAGGTAGCTGCTTTTATAAATAGAAACAAAAAGAAAGGCTAAGGTTAGATAATAACAATACATAGATGTATATTATAGATACCGAGTAAGAAAGTCAAAAGTTTATTATTATAAGCTGTAACTTTCTTGGGAGGATTAAAAATACAACGTTAAGATGATATTATATTTTCAAAGGTAATGGCAAGCCTGTAAATATATTTTATGTATTTATAAGAAGAAGTTTTCCCGAGAATTATACCAATTATCAGATTTAAATTAAGGTATGCTTGACTTTCTTTCAAATATTAACTTAAACGATTAATAAATGAAGAAAGTAATTATTTTAGCAATGACATTAAGTATTTGGATTAGCGGAATTTGCAATCCAATAAGTAGTAATCCAACCTATGAAAGAACAACACAAGAATTACTACAAGTAACAAACAAATCAAAATACGAACCATATCGTCATATATGGAACTATTTTATTCAGAGAGGTGTTTCCCCACAAGTAACAGCAGGAATAATGGGAAATATGTACATTGAAAGTAAATTTAATAGTACAACAAGAAACAGTTCAGGTTACTATGGGTATGTACAAATGAGTAAGGGTTTACAAAGATTAGTTACTAAAAAGTATGGTTCGTTATCATCCAACAATCAATTACTTCACATAAGTAATTGGGTAAAAGGGCTTGAAACTGGTGACTTAGCATATATGCAAAATTCTTTTAATAAAACGCGATTTACAAGTCCAGAACAAGCGGCGAAGGCGTTTGCTAGGTATTACGAAAGGCCTAAATCAAAGAACTTTATGAATAGAATGTACAGTGCTAGACTTATATATGATTATTTTATGAAAGATAGAAAATAATAATAAATGGTAGCTTTTCGGAGCTACCATTTTTTAAAATTTTGTAAAATGAAAAAATTATTGTTATTATTAGTAATATTAATAGGAATGGTAAGTTGCAATGATGGTTATGTAGTAGAGACACGTTACTACGAACCTTACTATTATCAAGCAACTCCTTATTATCATTATTATTATAGAGATTATTATCCGAGGAGATGGTATTATTACAATCCTAGACCATCAAGACCTGTTATAATACCAAATAGGTCAGCTCCACCTCCTAGGATGCCAAGACATGGCAATAAACCACCAGTTCCATCTAATAATAAGGGAGGAAGAAGATAAAAAATATTAATGATTTTAATAAAAAAATCCCAAGCATTTTTTATGCCTGGGATTTTCTTTTTAATCATCCATCAACCCTCTACGTTTCAACCTCTTTAAGAGGTGATCTTCATAATCTTTCATTGCAATATATTGGGCAGATAGATCATATTTTTCATCTTTTTCTAATTCTTTAAAAGTATCACTTTTAGTAAATACATATAATTTATCGACTTTCTCTACAAGATCATTATATTCATCAAGCATTCTTTTTTCGTAATCTCCCATAATTATATCATTTTAAGAGTTTGTTAGTATTCTAATTTAGTTAAATAATCTTGGAGTAAATCTATTGTTTCCTTATAAAGGACTTCAGTATCCGCTTCATCGTCTTCCACTGGAGCTTCTTCTGTAAGAATTTTTACATTCTTTGAAGTCTTATCTTTTATATGATGTTTCTTTGGTTCAAATAGCATTTGATTATCACATGTACTAGTACTTGTATATTCAGAGTTACATTTAGAAGAAATATCAGTATCTGTACATGTTATTGTTGAAGGGGTAAATGTTGGTGTTGGTAATGTTGGTGTACACCAAGGAGTAGAAATTGTAATTTCTTTTTCTTCTATACAATCTAAAATTTCAAATAATGTGTTAAGTTGAAATCTTGGAAATTTCTTGTTCAGGTTCTTCAGTGTCTTTATTGTGTCTATCATTTTCATTAACATTTTTATTTTTTAATTCTTGTATCTCATTATTTAGTATCATAATACGATTCTTTAAATCTACATTTTCCATTTGAATCTTTTGAGTATTAGTAATTAAATCTTCTAACTGTTGTTCTAAATTACTCAACATTATTCTGGCTTGTCGAATCTCTGGAATCATACCTTACAGAAATTTCATTTAAAGAATCTTGCCATTGTATAAATAATTGTGTATCTAAAAGATCAAAGTGTTTAGCATACTCATATAAAGCATTACAAAGCAGTAATGATTTATTACAAGATTCTGCAAGATTCTTTAATAGTGAGTCATTAAATACTTGTTCTTTAGTTAATCTATCTTCTTCCATTCTTTTGGATTAAATAATTTTTGGTCCAAAGTTTCATGTATAGAAGTACAAGTATAATTATTTGTTGTATTTATAAAATGATGTAATTTAACTGCATCAGATTCTTCTTTCTTAATATTACTAACATATTTATTAAGAGCATAGGACAAATCTTTTGGCAGATATGTATCTAATACTTCTATAACTTTAAAATCTTTTCCAGCAAACTTTTTAGCTTTTTTGGCCAAGTTATCTGTTTTGTTATATACACCATTTAGTGTATAAATTCCTGGTTTCTCTGGTATCATATATTATAATTAAAATGATGTCAATGGTCGCCCCACTTGGAATCGAACCAAGATCTTTGGATTTAGAGTCCATCGTAATAGCCTTTATACTATAGGGCAAAACATTTAACTCACAGCATTAAGAAAGTCAATTAAAGCTCGTATAGTACGAATATCATTAGATTGTACAGCATCTGCTGCTAAAGCTTTAAGTTCTGAAACATCCAATTGACTTAATTGGTTTTCCAGATTCTCTTTAAATTGTAAAAAATCTAAAAAGGCTTGTATTGCGCCGTGAATTAATTCAATATTTAATTTTCCTTGTGAAAGGACTGAAAATATCTCTGGGTAAGTTTCATAAATCTATAATAATTCTTCATCAGATATCTAAGACATTAAGTCTTCTGCAAATTCTTGAATTAAATCTTGATATTTGCATTCAAATTTTTCTATTATTTTTCTATACTACATAGTTGTTTGTTAATTATTACATGACAAAGTTAATACAATAAATAGTATGTAAAAAATAATCCCTGTTAATTAAAGTTAACAGGGATTTATTTTTATACATGTAGTAATCTATGTAATTCTTGAATTTTCTCAGGAGTAATGTCAAGGCCTTCAAAGAAAGTATCTGTCGTTCCCATACGGGTTGCAGGATTCTAATATCTATTAACAAATAGTATTGTATTCTCTGCCCTCTTTCTCAACTAAGCATTAACATTATGAGACCTTATATTCGTGAGTAAATCTCTTTGTACTCTAGGATTCCTTACTGCAGTATTAGCATTTAGCACTTCAAGCCAAGCATTAGGATCATCAGAGAGTGCAAATGTTGCTCCAGAATTATTGTATCTTCTAAAATTAGCAATGACATCTGCATATTCTTCCATAAACTCTGACTCCTAGGCATTAGGAATAAATTCATATCCATAATGATCGTTATAATATAATTTTTGAAGGATGTTACCTAGTTTCTTATTAGTCTCTCTTTGATATATTTCAGATTGTATTCCTACTTTAGTGCCCGTTCTTTCAATCCTTTCCATTAACTGTGTTGCTAGTTTTTCTGTTGTAATAGTGTCTAATTTTAGACCTGCCTCTTTAGCCATGTCTTTTACCTACTTTGTATAGAAATTAATAATATTATCAGAACTATTCTTTAATGCTATTTCAATACTTTTTCCAGTTTCAGAATTTCCTACAACTTTTATTAATTCATCTATTCCTTTCTCATCAATTACTAATTGTTTAGTTGTAGGATTAATCTTAAAATTATTAACCATAGCGTGTCTAAAGTCGGCAGATGACATTGTACTATTATACCTGACAATTAATGATGAAGTATCCTCGGCTTTACTTAATATATTATTTAGTTCTTGGGAAGGAGAAAAATATTTCTTCATGAAACTTAAATTAGATGCGTCAGTTCCATACTTAGTGCTATTACCAGTTCTGGCATGGTCATATACATCAATCTCTACTCTTCTTAACTTACCATCCTTCTTATAAAAAAATACATTTATTCCTCCAGTATTAAATGTATAATTACCTTTTTCTCCAGGGATAGGATTACCTTCTAAGTCAGTCACTGTCTGTCTTTCTCCTCTTATCTTTCTTTGTCTTATAGACATCTTATATACTGGGTCTTTTCCACTATTTAAAAGTCTTAGAGCTTTATCTCCGTTTACTTCATCAGACACAACTACTGGAGTAATTCTATGTCCTACAACTTTTCTTGCATCAATGGCTTCTTGTACTGCACGGTTACCTATGATTTCTCTAGATCCTACTATTAAGCCGCCTTCTATTTTAACAGGTACTGGAAGAATTCCTGCATTAACTTCATTTGCTTCCCTAAGTTGTTGAAATAATTTTTGGCCATCAAAAGACTCATCAACTACTCCTAAATTAACTTGATATATAGAAGGCAACTTACCAGGAACTTCTGAATATCTTGCTGCCTATGACATTCCTTTATAATCAGCAACAACAGGTCTTGTTCCTCCAGTGTAAATAGCCCCTAATTTCTCTTTTCCTTTTCCGTTATATATATATCTGAAAACATCAGACCTATTAACTTTATTGCCGTGTGTGTCTATACCTTTTAAGAAATACTTTAGGGCATTTTGTTTTCCTAATGTTGGACTGCCACCAGTTGCTGCCGAACCTACAAATAGAGCCCTACTTCTCATATCTTTTGGTAGTGCTTTGAGAATTAAAGAAGGGGATTTAACTCCTAATCTTGCAGCAGGAATAATGCTGTCTAATATCATATTTGTGGCCATAGATATATAGGGATGCTCTTTATGAAAATCTTCTGTAAATATACCACTTCCTTCTGTAACTAAATCAGTAAAACTTTTTGTGTCACCAGTAAGCTTTTTAACTGTAGCTCCTACTAATGAAGAAGGGGACATAAAATTCAAATACTTTAATATGCTATCATCCTTTGGCTATTGTTCTGCTGGCTACTATTCAGCCTATTGAGATCTAGAAGGATCTAGATAATTAATCATTTTCCCCTATTGATATTTTGGTATTACTTTCATAATAATTTCTTAAGTTAAAATTTTTTACAAAGATATTAAAAATTGGGGAAAATAAAAAATATATGAGTTGTGGGAGGGGGAGTAGTGTAGGGGGAGAGACCCCTCCCCCTCTTGCGATGGAAAATGAATTTCAAAATCGCAAAGCCACCCCCTGGGGGAGGGGCATAAGCATTCTTTTTTATTGTGTGCCCCTAGGTTCGTTTTTAGTTCTTTAAAATCAATAATTTGTTCTGAAAATTATTCATTTTAAAAAGTTTTTGATATGGAAGAGAAAGTTTATAACGTTACCTTCACATTCGAGAATGGTAGCGTAGAGGTAGCAACAGTAGTGTGCCTACCTCAATTTCTTAACAGTACCATCGATGACTGCATTGCAGAAGAGTTCGATGAGGACCCCAGTGTTATTGACATTGAAGAAATTTATTGAGGAGGTTCCCGTTTAGGGAATTTTCCTCCTCCTCTCTCTTTTTTAGTTCTTTTAAAATCAAAAGTATGTACATAAAATTAAAATTTTATGTTTTACATCGTTAACGAGTCGCTTTGCGTGGTTGCAACTGGACTCTCTAGCGACGAGGCTAAAGCCTACGTTCGCTCACACGATGATGAGCAGTTGTCAATAATTAGACAAGGCTAATCATCAACAACCAAATTAAACGCAAGCGTTTAGGGCGGGCACGCATAGTAAGTCCCGCCCATTTTAAATTTCCTCATTATTATGAAAAAATTTAAAATTAATGGTGTCGAATTCTGCGACTTCGGCACCAATAATTATTCTGATGGGATGCACCTCGTTACGGCTTATCCCATAGAGGATATGTCGCAATTCGTAACCGAAGTGCTTCAAGGAGCCTATCCAGGCATCTACTTGAACCCTTCAGCCAATTGCTCTGGTAGTACTGAATTCTTCGGTGTCTACGGCACAGAAGAACAGTACAAGGTGCTTTACAAGCACCAGCGGGACGCTCAAATAGCGGTTCGCACCATTGATGCCCTTGGCGGACCTCAAAGAATGCTCACAGCAGGCGGAGACCGCTTCTACCAGGTTAAAGCGGAAGTCACCGAATCTTACAAGGATTGGTGGCTTCGCTAAACCTTTTTAAACCGCTTATGCGGTTTCTTCTATTTTAGTTCTTTTAAAACCCACAGTGTGGGGTTAAATCATTTCATTTATTAACCCTTTAAAAACAATTTCATCATGAATGATTCATTGTTTTCTAGCGCAGTAGAGTCTGAAAGACTCCGCGCTCAACAATTGGCTACCGACGGTCGCGCTAGCCAGTTCTTCGATGGCAAGGACGCATTTGCGCTTGCATCGAATCAACGTGTCCCCAGAAACCTCGGAGAAGTGCTCCTCGCTGAAGGTGACACGTTTAGCATCCCTGCTGATGAGAACTCCAAGCAGTGGCTTGCGAGTCCCCTCAGCAAGGGAGGCGACCCTGTTCTTCGTCTGCTTGCCGAGGTGAAAGACAAGAACGGAAACGTTCGTTTCGTTCAGGTCTTCATCGGCACACTCTTGAAGAGTGTTCGCAACCGAGAGACCAAGGCGCAAGTCCTTGCTGATTGCAAACTAAAGGACGGTTCGTCCTTCCGTGCGCATAGCGCAGGGTTTGCAAACCAGCAGGACTGTTGGAAATTCCTCTTTGGCAAGACACTAAAGGTCACTGCCGTCGAGGAAGTTCCAACAATCGGTCGCAATTACCAGACTGGCGCACGCTTCGAGAAGGATGCGCAAGTCTTGACCTTCGAGGAGGTCTAATTGTGACCTCTTCAAACCCCAGGGGCTTTTAGCCCCTTTTGGGGTTTGTTCTTTTTTAGTTCTTTTAAATTCCAGAGTATTAAATTGAGTGAAATTGCAATCAAAGCGTATTGAATTTCACTGTTTATCCGTTGCACCGATAAACCCCGCCCGAATTGGCTTCGGGGTACTGGCGAGCAGACGGCGTTCTCGGTGAACGTTAAACCGTGCGCAGGGGAAGACGCGTCACGGGGCACAGGGTCGACACTGTGTTCCGTCCCCTGTGAAATTATTAAATGTGAATCGTGCTTTGCCAAAGGGCAAAGCGCCTTCGGCCCTTTAGTTCTTTTAAAATCCAGAATATGTATTTGAGTAACAACATAATATGTATTATGTATTTACTTAATGGTTTGAAGCCATTTAAAATAAGTTCGCAATAAAAACAAAACACAAAACAAAAACAAAACAAAAAAAGATGAACGACAGTTTATTTTCAGCTCAACAGGCTATTGTTGAGGCACAAGCACGTAGTTACAACGGTACAGCATCTTTCGGCGAAGATGCTTTTAAGAATGACGATAAGCCTCGTCGCCGTAACATTGAGGAGTCTTTGTTTAATGAAGGCGATGTAATCGTCCTTCCAAAGCTTCCTAGTGCAAGTCCAGAGGATGCTAAGAAGTGGATTTCTGCACCTCTCAGCAAGGGTGGAGACCCAATCACTCGTTGTCTCGTTTATGTTACCGACAAGAACGGCAATGAGAGCGTTAAGCAGCTCTTCGCTGGTACTCTTACTAAGAGTGTGCGCAACCGTGACACTGGCGTGACTGTTCACGCTAATGGCACAGCCGTTGACGCAATCACAGATTGCATTACTAACCAGGACATCTGGAAGGCTCTTGCTGGCAAGACTCTGGTCATCAGCAAGGCTACAACAGTGCCCACTATTCGCCGTGGCTTTAATGGTCAGCCTGACCGTCCCGCTGATGGCACTGTATTGACCATCGATTTGAAGTAATAATGCTTCGAACGGTCAAAGGATATAAACACGGACATCACCTTCTTTGTGAAGGTGGTGTCTATTTTGTATCCAACATAGACAAATTGCCGAACAAAGATGTATATGCATTGTTATACAGTGCTGATGGGTACACTTGGTATGCTTTAAACTGGTACACAGTTTACAATTGTAAATAATAATTTACAAATGTAAATTATTTAGTTTACAAATGTAAATTATTTACAAATGTAAATAGGAGAAAGTGCTGAAAACCCGCGTCCACAAAGCCTTTCCCCCATTTTCCCCTATTTACAAATGTAAATTTTTCCATGATTAATTGTTTACATTCATAAACACTCTTACTATGTACACAAAATGCTTTACTTGTGCAACTGAGTCATTAGATGAAGAACTTCGAAAAGTACTCCAGTCTATTGACCCATTTACTTATCGCATTGTGGATATCAAGTTATCTACATCTCTCTATCTTGGTGCTACTGTAATTGTTATGTACACATCCACATATTCATATTAATGTGAAAAACATAAACACTTGGCATTATGGTGTAAGTATAAATAAGACCATAGGTTGCTGTTGAAAACCTACAACAGTCGCAGGTAACTTAACTTAGATTGATAACTGCGTAAAGTAAGTAATCGTAGCGCATAGTGGGTAATAGTGATTTGTCCCTTAAAAGACACTGTGGTCGGAGATTGTGAGCATACTCAAGTACGATAGGGAACCGTGCGAAGCTTGAGTTGAGGTTTGTGAGTTGTCCAATAGAGAAGAACAACTTATGGTGTGGAGATAGGGAATGACCACCAAACAAGTACCTGAAAGCTTGTTAAATTTATTAAAAAACTTAACTCTTCCCAAGTCGTTGAGGGCACCAGTTTTTCTTATCTTTACCACGGAGGACGATTTCTATTTAAGGTTAATTATTTAAAGTAAAAACGTCACTTTAAATAAACCTTAGGTAAGAGCGGTGATAAGTTTTAGGTGTAAAACGCAAATAGATTATTAATTAATAAATCAGATTATTATGAAACGTTTCAAACCAACAAAAAGAACCACTTATCTGTCATTCTTTATGAATGCACAAGTGTACAATAAAAAGTCGGGTATTTATGTACTTGGCTATGTATCAACAGACGGCTATAATTATGAGCCACAACTCGTAGATATCAAGCTCATTAGCGATATTACCAAGATGTCTGCAGTTAGCTTCTTGAGAGAACTCAAGAAGAAGGCCATAAATTGTAAAATCTAACACCAAGAGCAGGTTTAGCCTGTGAGGTCCGCGCAACTGGAAGCGAGTTGCGGTTTCGGGTTAATAAATATGTTTTAATACCTAGGAGTTATCACTTATATACTCCTAGGTATTTCTTAAACAGGATAATATGGGCAAATTATATTCATTCTTAAGAAGACTATATTATATATGCTGTATATATTATTTGCCTATTATATATAGTATATTAATATTATCTTTAATTATATATATATTATAATATAAATAATATCTATAATTATTGACACAACTCTAAAATCAAAAATTATGATACCTACAGATGATACGATTGTTACAGGGTTGTTCTTTGTCCCACAATTGTGTGAAAATGCAGCAAAAGATCTCGAAGAGTCAATTAACAATGTTCTTCATGCACTAGGTGAATTGCAAGTAGAAGTAGTTGAAGGAGATTATAAATCCTTGATTCACTACAGTAAACTTAGCCTAGACACCATTCAACTACTTAATAATAAATACTGTGCTCCTTCTGTTATTGTTATGGGAGTATCTGGTCCTTACAAATACTTTACTCAAGACAGCGCTAAGTGCGAATTAGTATTGCGCCCTCTTGAGGATTAATTCAATTCAAATATTAACTAAAAACAAAAAACAAAAAAAGATGAAAGAAACTTATTCTCTCAAAGAAGTAAAGGATTTGATCCGTGATGTAATCACTATTTCCTTCGACCCCAACCCAGACGCTGATTTCTATGCCAAGCTCTTTGGCAAGTATGATGAGGAAATGCAGAAGTATGTCACTGATGCACTTCTTGCTGCTCTTTTGGCTCGTGAATTTACTAAAATTGCAACTGTAAAGTGATATGAAGCTAAACAAAACTCAGATCGATGCTATCGCTGAAAAGGCTGTGCGTGATTTACGTACAGCCTTCATTGAGAAGTGTGAAAAGGCTAAAAAATCTTATGTCCCATCTGAAAAGTATGAGCACATTAAAGAATTGTTTAGCAAAGAAAAATCTTTGAATGAGCAATTACAAAAAGTAAGAAACGAACTTTATGAGATTCGTAATTCTTATAATGTAAGCAGTTGGACAGAAGAGGAAGTTCTCTTAAACGAAGTTATAAACGAGGAATTACAAATTCAAAGTTTAAACTTCTTGAACATTAAAGAAGACATTAAAACTGATTTAACTATCGGTACTATTGATTCTTCTTTCGACCCTTACAAGTTTATTGAAGAAACAGTTAGTAAATATTTAAATTCATAAAAAACCACAACGAATGAAGAAAGATTTTTTCGATGAAGGAGTAAAATTATCTGCAGTGACTCTTTCAGGCAATGGTGCATTAAAGTATTCATCTTCTGGAAATCCTTTCCTAGATGACTTTGCATCTATCGGCAGGTATCGTGAACTTCGTTCCTACGACAGTGTAAGTGAGGATATGAGCAAATTATGGGAAACAGACCCTTTGCTCACTCTTAAACTCACTTTGTATCTGCGTACTATTTCTAGGCAGGAAAAGAATCTTTATCCTACCAAGACTGTTCAAAGAGGTCAAGGCCTTAAGCACGAATTCATCTTAAGATGTATTTGGCTCGCAGAGCACTGTCCTTTCACCTTTATTGCAAATCTCCCAATCTTTATAGAAGGCGGTTCTTGGGATGATTTGTTCACTATATTGCGTTACGATCTCAAACTTAATGGTTGGGATAACCGTAAAGTTAATTGGGAAGATGTATATTCCGTAATTGATATGGGATGTCGTAACTATGGTACTATAGACTTGGTTAAGAAATACATGCCAAGAATTCGTAACAACAAAAGTTTGACCACTGACGATTCCAAAGCAAATAATACTATCGCAAGATGGCTTGCTTGGAAGATGTTTCCTGATACTACTATTGTTGAGAGAGCAAATAAGTATAGGAAGTTTAAGGCGAGCGGAAATGCTCATACTTGGCAACAATTGATTTCCAATCATAACTACGATATGATTGATTTCAATAAATTGCCAGGACGTGTCCTTAGCCAGATGGTTAAATCTAGAATAGCTATTCATATGGAAAAAGATGGAGAGTTGTGTGAACTCCCAAGTGATGGCACTTCGTTCATTGACAGACATAACTTGACCGCCAAGTATATGGACTGGTTACAGAACCAAAAGACTGTGAAGTTTACTGGTTATGTATATGAACTATTCAAAGATGTACTAAGGTATTATCCTAGGCAAATGTCAGAAGCTGAAATAATGACAATCAATCGTCAATTTGAAGGCTTGCTGGAAACTGGTAAGAAAGATGTAGATACTAACAGCAAATTCATTGTTGTTAAGGATATATCTGGCAGTATGACTGCTAATGTTACTGGTTTAGATGTATCGTCTAGATGTGTGGCATCTTCAATGGCTCTCTATTTTAGTGAGTTTTTGACAGGTCCATTCAAAGGGCAATGCATCAACTTCTCAAATAAGCCTACACTCTTCAAATTTAAAGGAAAAACACCAGTAGAGAAATTCGCAAGTGACAATGAAGGCTTTTTCGGTAGCACCAACTTTGTAGGTGTTGCTAATCTTCTTGTTAGAATCAAAAAGCAAGGCGTTGCAGAAGAGGATTTTCCAACAGGAATACTTTGTGTTTCTGATGGTGAATTCAATTATCCTTATAGAGGAGATTCTAAAGACATTACGAATTTTAATGCATTTCTTAAAATTCTCCGTGATGGAGGATTTAGTGAAGAGTTTGTACAAAACTTCAAGATTGTTCTTTGGGATATTCCCAATGATTACTATGGTGGAAGACCAAAAGCTACATTTGAAGATCTTGGCGATGCCGAGAATTTCTTCTATATGTCTGGCTTAGATCCTGCTGCCATATCTTTCTTGATGAGTGGCAAATACGACAAGAAAGTGCCTAAGACAGCTGAAGAATTGTTTGAAAGTGCAATGGACCAAGAATTATTAAACAAACTAATTGTTTATTAATTCGATTTTATGTACTTTTGTGCATTAATTATAATTAGTCTGCTGTGAAGCAGACTAATTATTTATTAAAATTATAATATGTGTAAAGACAATAAGTATCCAGAGGAAGTTACTTTAGAAGCAAAATACCATTGTTTTAAAGTTTATACTGTTGATAATGAAGAAGTAATAACATTTGATAAAGCCAAGTCATTGTCAGAAGTTATGATGCTTCTTTCTAAGAAGGTTGTTGGTATTATTGGGGTCAAATAATTAATAGTATATTTCTATAGAAAAGCTTACAGCAAATAAATCTAATTAATATCTTTAAGTATTGAAAGGAGTAGAAATGATAGCTTTTCTTTATTTAACTATAAGAATACTTACAGCAAAATATTTAATATTTTATGATTTATAACATGTATATTTTTGGTAGTATTCTTTATATTCTGGGATGTAGCTCAGAGGCAGAGCGAAGGTTGCTTTTTCTGCATTATAATGTTGTTTAAAAATAAAAAAATAATATGCTAAACAGTAAACAAATTGGAAATATCACAGAAGTTAGTTGTATGTTAGCTTTCTTAAAGTTAGGATATAATGTACTTTAGCCTTACGGAGATTGTGAAAGATATGATTTTGTAGCAGATATAAAAGGAAAATTTTATAAAATACAATGTAAAACTTGTAAAGAAAGTAAAGATTAGAAAGTTATAGAATTCAGTTGTCGTAGTGCACATAGAGTTAATGGTAAGTGTGTACATGATAAATATACGTCTGATGATTGTGATTTTTTTGCTACTTTCTATCAAGATAAATGTTATCTAGTTCCATAGTGTGAATGTAAATCTTCAAAAAAATTAAGACTTAAACCAACAGGCAATAGTCAAAGTAAAGGTATTAGTCTAGCAAAAGATTATGAATTGGAATTAATTATAGCAGCATTGTAAGAATGTGAAAAGCAATCATCAGGTCGAGATATCGTAACTCTCCATCCCAGCATTTTGGGCTTGTTTAAGTTTGCGCAGTAATATCATTTCTTAAAAAGCCTTATAACTTTTTCTCAAGGACCCTATGGTGTACATTATAGGCGAGAGAAACATAATACTAAGTTATAGTTCTACTGCAGCGAACGAATTATAGGTATTTTTTAAAGTATAGTAGAGAGTTTAATTATACACAAGAAGTCTTACAGCAAACTTTTTAATTTATTTTATTTTTAATCATGAATAATTAGTTAGTATGTTTGGTTATAACCTTAAAAGACTGATGGTTTTAACCTTTATTTTGATAGACTTCTTTTTTATGCTGCTATCGTCTAATTGGCTAGGACGCCACTCTTTCACGGTGGAAATTTGCGGGTTCGAGTCCCGCTAGCAGTACTAGATTAACTTTTAAAACTTTAGATTATGACAGTAGAAGTAAAAATTACACAGCAGTGTAGATGTTGTAAAGGCGTAAAGAGTATTATAATCTCTATGGAAGATTATATTACTTGGTTGCAAGGAAAGAAAAACATCCAAGACATCTTCCCAGAAATGTCTGCAGATGATCGTGAATTCTTTTTTATTTCTGGAGTTTGCCCTGAGTGTTGGGATAAGATTTTTGGTGAAGAGTGATATGCCTCTTTAGCACAGTGGTAGTGCAGCTGATTTGTAATCAGCAGGTCATTGGTTCAAATCCGATAAGAGGCTCTAACTTAAATAGATTATTAGTATTAATTTTTAATGTTTTTTTAAATTTTTTTTTAAATTATGAAGAAATTTAGTTTTGTAATGGTAATGGTGGCTGCACTTAGCCTTATGTTTGTTTCATGTAAGACAACTCCTGCTTCAACTTCTAATACTAGTGAATCCGTAATTGAGGAAGTTGACAGCACTGTAACTGAGGTTTCTCAATCAGTTGAGGTAGAGAAGCCTTCTAAGCCAGAGGTTAAAGAGGATGTAGATGTTACTACTCCTGCGACACCAACTGAGGAAGCAAACAAGCCTATTGGAAATAAGAAGTAAAAATTATAATAAATACCTACAACATTTATTGCTATAGGTATTTATTTATATGGGGTCGATTTGGTTTAGACAGATGGAAGGCAAATTTAGTTCACGCAAAGAGGCGTCTTTACGCAAAAAAATTAACAGGCAACGTAACAAACGTTTTCTCTATGGGTTACAGAGCAGCAGCCTGACCCTAGATGAGTCACTAGGACTTTGAAACAGAATACTAGCGTAGTTTATACGATAAATAACTGGTGGAACACTCAACATAGCATGTTGGCCCTAAATGTTTAAGTTACTTTCTCAAAGACAACCTGAATATGTAACAGTAAAAACAAAGCGTGTGAACAACTAAATTAGTTAACTATTTTGGACGAGGGTTCGAATCCCTCCGACTCCACTGATAAATACTAAAATACAAATGATTAAGTTTGAAAAATCAAATTTTATTAACATCAAAGACCGATTACCTACATATAATAAAAATGTGTGGATAAAAAGTCTATGTGGCTTTTGTGTAGCCTATTATGATGGTGTTTGGAAAGAGTCTTATACTCATAAACCCTTAATAGGTTTTTCTAAGCCTATTGAATGGAGAAGTATGCCTAGAGTCATAATAAATTAAGTTTTAAATATTCTATAAGAAATCTTACAGCAACTTAAATTATACATCTGCTAAATGTAAAGTAATAGTGGTAGATTTCTTTGATGCCAGAATGGTGGAATTGATAGACACTGCAGATTTAAGCTCTGCTGCTCATTTAGAGCGTGTGGGTTTGAGTCCCACTTCTGGTACTATAAAAAGATATATAATATTAATTAGTATAATAATTCTAAAAATGTATAAAGGTAAATTAGTTAAGCATTCCTCTAGTTTTAGTGGGAATAAAAAAGATAATAAAATATTAAAAGTAGTATAGAAGATACTATATGATTCTGGAGCCTTTGGTAATATTCCAGAATATAGAGCTGTTGATGGAATCATGGGCCCTTTAACTAGAAAAGCTATGGCGTAGTATCTTTCTAAAGGTAAATTATTTGGATCTTTTAATAGTGGAACTACAAAATAGCCTACTAATAATAACACAAAAGCAGATTTAAGTAATCTATCATTAGAAGAATACAAAGAGCTTAAAAGAGATGAAATCAGATAGAAAGCTGCCAGAGTTAATTCTCAAACTATTACTCCTGATTTTCCTATATTAGCTGGAGGTCCACAAAAAGGACATGACTTAGATCTCTATGGTAAGAGGAAATGGTCAGAAGATAAAGTTAAAACTGAATTTAACTATTATATATCAGTAGCCGAAAATTATTTAAGAAATAATCCTAATATTGAACCGCTGGCAAAGAAGAGAATCTAGAATACTATAAAGTATTATAAGAAAGTAGTTGCTGATCCTAGTTATATTAATAAATATGGTGGTGGTTTTGGTTGCATTTATACTGCTTCAGGTGCTTATGGAGACTAGTTTAGATATGCAAGTAATTCTGATTTAGCTAATAAAATTCTTGCTGGCAAAGATACTGGATTTTAGCTTGTAAGAGATTTAGGAAATCCTCATTAGTGGAAAGTTGGTGATATTGTTTAGGTCGGAAGAAGTGAAAAAGGAAATAGTCCCCATCATGCTGAAATGGTAGTTTCAAAATCAAAACTATTGGGTATGCCAGTATTAGCTCAAACTAATGCCGAAGGATATGGACCTAGTGATAAAGAAAATGATGTAGCATTACATAGGTATTACGAGAGACTTGAATCAGATAAAGAACTAGGTAAACCAGGCGGAGGACAAATTATCAGATTTGTTGGAACAAAAGCCCAAAATAAATAGTGGGAATAGGAATATTATGCTATGAAAAAAAGAAATGGTAGATGAAAATAAATTTTAAAATTGTAATAATAGGATTATTTATACTTGTTTCTTGTAACCCCTCCACTAAGTATCTTTCATTATGGAAACCATCTACAAAAGGAATTTCAGAGAAGGCAAAAATAGCTGTAGAGCGTTCAGAAAATACTACATGTCCTAATAATGATTTTAGGTATGTAATACATTTTCCTAAAGAATGGAAAATAGATTATACAGGTACAAAAGGAAAATCTCCTAAGACTTGTATGAATACTGTATCTGCTTTTTATAGTCCAAAAGCTAATTGGGCATCCTGCAGTTATTTTATAAGCCATTTAAAACAGCTTGGCTTTAAAGAAACACAGAAACCTAAACCAGGGGATATTGTAATCTTTTTTAAGAAGAATAATGCTCCTGGACATGCTGGTCTTTATGTTGGAAATTCTCTTTTAGGCCCATTAATGAATCACGCCGATGGTGGAAATCAACCGTATAATTATGAGAAACACTTACTTATAGAATATTATATGTTGAAACATAAATATTATATTAAGTATAAATATTATACTCCTATTTAAATGATCAGGGCTTGTAATTAAAAGGTTATAATGCCTAAGATACTCTCGTGGCGCAATCGGTCAGCGCGTCTGTCTTATACACAGCAGGTTGAAGGTTCAAGTCCTTCCGAGAGTACAAAATTTTATTTATATTAATAAACATAATATTTTTTTATATGCTTCGGTAGCTCAGTTGAATAGAGCAACGGTCTTTGAAATAAATGGAGTGCTATGGCGAGAAATCCCATAGTAGAATCACCCAAATTCGGTGGAAATCCTTTGAATCATCGTAAAGAATGATAAGAGCATAACACTTTGTACACTAACCAATAAGGTGTAGGATAATACCGAGCGAAAATGAGGAATCAGATAATATATTGAATAGTCTGTGGGAGGGAATTGTTCCATACCTGACATTATTCCTCATAATCGTGTAGAGACTGAACGGGTGATACCTAAGTTGAAATTTATCATGAAGTATATGAATCGATAGAGTTTAGGACTCGGTACTGAATGGTATCTTGCAAGAATTTCAATATGGTAAAGAGACAGTCCAGACCACAACAAACAAGGTAGAACTATAATATTCATTTATAGAATTGATGTTCTTTTAGAAAAGTGCTAAAGAGGTAACGTTCACTTGTTTGGCTATGGTAACATGGTGTGGTAGGCTAAACCGTAGGTCCTGGGTTTGAATCCCAGCCGAAGTACAAATGTATAAAGATCTCGTAGCTCAGTTGGTAGAGCAACAGATTTTTAATCTGTGGGCCAAGGGTTCAAGTCCCTTCGGGATCACAAATAAATAAACTTATCAAAATTTAAGTTATGAACAAGATATTATCTTATAATAGAAAAACAATGACTCTTTCTATTCATATAGGGAAATACTATAAGTTTTTACAATGCCCTTTTGCAACATGGTGGAAAGCACGTAAGTATTTTAAGCGACCAAAATTTAAATTTTATTTTGGTCGAATGCAAAAGAAAGAATGGTATAGTGAGTCTAGCAAATTTATTACACAGCCATACTTTTATACAGACAAAGGATTTAGGTATTTTGTAAGCGCTGATTATATTAAATGGAAAACATCTAAATGGTTTCCTATTTTAATAGAAAGTCAAGATATAGGTTGGAAAGATAAATTTAATACCCCTAGATATGAACACCCAGGATTTTTTTCAATTATTATAGGAAGAAATCTTAAAACTGCTTGGCAATTCGCTGTAGTTGTAAAAGCTCCTGATATATTTTTCCTTAATAATGGTAAAACTAAAGATAAAATACATTCTGACGCTTATTGGGAAAGTATCTTATGGTATAGTAATTATTACAAAGAATATAAATCAGATAAGCCAGATTTAAAGAAAGCTTTTTTAAGTGAAACTGGTTATCTGTCTACTATTAATAGACACAATTTAAGTGAGTTTAATAACTGTAAGATTACTTATAAAGACAAAGAATGTATAGATTTTTATAAAGTGATTGATCCTTATGGAGAACCTTTTATTAATGGTATATCTAACTTTGATAGAGTGTGTGTTAAAGCGGAAGATAAAGATTCTTATGTATATGGATTAAATTGCTATATAGATATCGATGATGAACATAATTATATATTACATTGTATATTTAATTTAAACGAATTAAATAGAATTAATATTAATTATAATAACATTACGATATATCTGCATAAGCATATAGGTCTATATAAGGTATTTAATGAACTATTACTTACAGATAAAGGTATTAAAGAATTAAAATAAATAATAAGCCAAGATATTGGATACTGACGTAGCGCACTGTTTAGGCGATGGAGAGAGACCCACTTCAGAGGTGACGTCATGGAGCCCCAAGATAAGTATCCAGATTGCGCAAAATCTTGGCTATATGCGGTGAGATTAAGTAATCCACAGAGACTCATAATCTTTGTCAAGCAGGAGCGTTACCTGCCGCCGCTACTAATTTATTGAATCCAATAAAGTCTGCGTGCTTAGACGTAAGCACAGGTAACGAACTTCAGTGTACGGGTATTTCCCATTAGTGTGCACAAATCATGGGGATACACTCACTAGATCTTATAAGTATATTTATATTGATCATAAGTAAATATGTGAAACTAGATCTGTAAATCAATAACTGTATACATAAAGAGTTTTGATGAGAAGGTTAACTATATAGGATTCATGTTGCGAATGTAGCACAACGGTTAGTGCATTAGCCTTCCAAGCTGAGGACGACAGTTCGACTCTGTTCATTCGCTCTATTTTGAAAGATTTTTTGGGCTAAAGTAACTGTTTAGAAACAGTTAAATCTACAAGGGGGTAGATTGAATATTAATTTTTAACCCTATAATAATATCAAGGGGGTTGTGTTTTTATAACGCAATCCCCTTATTTTTTTACTAATTTTAATTTATTATTAATATGAAAATATTTTGTTTATTAATTACTGGAACTCGTAACGGAGAAGTGTACAGTCCTCGCATTCCAATTGCAACTAATGATATTAAGAAGGTAGAAGCAGCATTAAAAGAATTTGCTGATGCTACAAAAGATGAGTTTAAAGAAGAATTTGAGAGTGGTGATTGGGTAATTGAGGCAGATGAAGAAGGGCGGTTTGAGGCCTGTGAACGTGATAATTATTCTAAAAATCAAGTGTTAGCTTTAATATTTGATAAAAATTTAGATGAATTAGATTGGTTTGGTTAATTATGGATGAAGAAGAAAGAATTTGTAGTTTAATTGAAAGCACCACACGTTTAGCTCATAATGATATTAATACTTTTATGGAACGCTTCTGGTGTTATACAATAGATAGACAATGGAGTGACGAAAAATTGGATGATTTTTGTCATTATATCTTAGATGAAGAGGACTCTTATCCCTATGTAACTCTAGGAGCATCTGTGAAGTGGAGAGACCCTGGTATTAAAGATTATCCACCTGAAGATAGAGAAGAAATGCTTAACAGAAAGTTTAAGGTTATTATGATTGATAATGAACCTAATCTTACTCAAGCTATAGGTGGTAGTATTGTTTTAATAGGAGATGGAACTACAGAAGCTGAAGTTCCAGTACATGAATTAATGCCTTATGACACGTGAAGAAGAAAGATTAGAATCAGCTAAGTTCTATAATGATAAAGGTATGAAAGATCCTCATGTACATTTCTTAAGAGGTTCAGAATGGGCCGATAGTACGATGATTGACAAAGCTTGCGAGTGGCTTAGTGAGAACTTTATAGTATCTCCATTCGACAGTACCAAAATAATAACACACTTTTCAAGTATATTTGATGTATTAGACAGTTTTCGTAAAGCAATGAAAGAATAATATGAAACCAGAAGAATTAATGATTGGCGATTTCGTGCTGTATGATGATAACATCTGCATTGTTGATGAGATTAGAGTTGACAACACGGCAGTTCTTACAGCACTTAACACTGATATAACATCAATAGATGGAGACCAAGTATCTATGGATGAAATAACCCCCATCCTCCTCACACCCGAAATCTTGGAGAAGAATGGGTTCGTGAAAGACAAGTACGGTGAGATGACTCTTGAACTTGATGATGCACTCGGTACTACTGAAATAGTTTTAATACCAAGTTACGATGAAGTGTACTACTGGTGGAAGGTTAGCAATGAACTTATCACCAAGATAAAAAGCATCCACGAACTACAACACGTACTAAGACTTTGTAACATTTTAAAAGAAATTAATGTATAATGGATTACGTTGTCTTAATTTTATTGATTATTGTAGTAGCTGTACTTGGATGTTCAGCATTTTCTTCAACAAAAGATTATACTCAATGTGAGGTAAAACTTAATGAGCCTCATACAGATACTACCTTTCCAAAGATTTGGGAATCACACGGCCCTACTCTTGACAAATATGCAATGCTAAGGCTCGACGAATTGGAGAAAGAAGTAAAAGAGTTAAAGAAACAATTAGAAGAATTAAAAGAGGATTAAAATATGACACTAAAACAAGTACAAAAAATAGCTAATATAGCTAATAAAATGCTTGTCACAAATGAATTAATAAAGCAGATTGATAATGGAAAAATAGAGCCTTGGAGTCCTGTCAATATTATTATTGAGGCTGTAGATAAAGATTATATTCAGGAAGCTTTATCTAATTACCTTGGTGAACTAAAACAAGAACTTAAAGAAGATATTATAACGTTATGAAAGAAGAAAATAAACAATTATTGTTTACGGATCTCTGCGTGAGGCTACCATACCATGTAAGGTGCAAGATATGGCTTGAAGACGGAACAACAGAAGAGGGACCATTAGATTTGGAACACAATTATGGTGATGTATTACAAGATGCGTTCTTTTATCATAAGATAAAAGATATTAAACCATATCTTAGACCGATGTCATCAATGACAAAGGAAGAAAAGAAAATATACAATGATTTATTGTTGAATACACAAGTATCAGAAATTTACTTCCCAGACTGTGAAGATATGATTCCAGTGTTTGATTGGCTCAATAAGAACATGTTTGATTATAGAGGATTGATCCCTAAAGGTCACGCTATCAAAGTAACGAAAGATAACAATCCCTATAATGATTTATGACAAAAGAACTCAGAACATATTTGCAATGGTGTTGTAGAATAAGTTGGCATGTCAAATACATACACTTAATTGACAAGTGGATTGATAAAGTTCTCCCGTATCAATGTGAATACTTTGAGAAAGAAATGAAACACTTAATAGATAGAGGTGTATATAGTAATTAAAAATACATCAGAATGGATATGATTGAAGTTCTTATATTTACAATTGTTCTATGCATGGGTATCTTAATTGGTATCTTTGTTACATTATATTATCTTAAAGGTATAATAAAAGATCAAATAGATAAAGAAACTAATGAGCATTTTGATTGGTTGGTGCAATTTTTAGCTCCTAAAGAATATATCTCTGGTAAACAATTTGGAGAGATTACTACGGCATTCGCAAAAGAATTTATGTGTGATGAGGAAACAAAAAACGGTAAGATTCAGAATTAAAGAGAAGTTTAGTAGCACCAAATATTATGTTATTCAAAAGAAATATTGGTTTGGGTGGTGTAGATATGATAGTGTAGATTATTTCGAGCTTGAAACAGCAAAAGCAAGGTTAAAAGAAATAAAAGAAAATTATCCAAATATTCACCCTAAACTGTATCATGTAATTGATGAAATAGAAGTTGATTCATAAATTAGTTAATATGGAAACAAAAGAAGTAAAGATTGTCCCTCCTGAGGGATACGAAATCGATAAAGAAAATAGCACTCTTGAGTGCATAAAGTTTAAGCCTATAACTAAAAGCTGGAGAGATGATTATAGCAAGTCAATTAGCGGATATGTTATAGACATTAATTCTATTATATATAAACGAAATAATGTCACTAATGGTAGCAGCAATTATAATCTATTTGCCTCAAAGAAGCAGGCAAAATCTGCTCTCGCAATGGCTCAAATTAGCCAAATAATGGCTAACGATGAGCGATTCGGTGGGATTATCACCGATGAAGAGTGGAAACTCAATACTATAACTAAATACACTATTGGAAGGGGTGATGGTGAAATTAGTAAAGGATACCATAGCTTTCTTTATAGCTTTCTTGCTTTTCATACTTACGAACAGCGTGAGCTATTTCTCAAAGAAAATGAGGATTTAGTTAGGGATTATTTAATGCTTTAAGAATGGGTAAATATACAAACATGACAATTGAGGATGTCATCCTCAGAATTAGAGAGGAATGTGACAAACTCTATGAGAAATATGAAGGGAATCCTTTAATTGAGGAAGATGACATACTTGAAGGGTTTGAAGACATTATTTGTGATTACTATGAAGATAAAACACCATACTAACATGAAAGAAAAAATTTTAAATGAGATAAATGATTTTGTGAACACTTGTTATACAATGTTTAAGCTTGGTACTGGAGATTTTGCTAAGAAAAATTTTCCAAAACTTATAGAAAATACTTGGGATGACTCAAAAACAGATGAAGAGAACTTTAAAGAAGTTAAGAGTCTTTTTGAGAGTAATGCAGCAATCAATGAAAGTTTCGGAAACACAGAATCAGCTAAGACGATTCGGATTTTTATGACAGGATGGTTAGATAAGATTATCGAATGAATTATAAAATAATGTTAAATAATTCAATGATATTTTAATTTTTCATAATATATTTAAATATATGAATAAAGATATTTTCAAAATGTCCAAAGAGGGCAAGAGTGAGTATTGCTGTAATGTAGTAAGAATTGGTGATGTTACTCCTATAGAGGGTTCTGACTTCCTTGCTCAAACCGTCATAAATGGTGATTCAATTGTTGTTCGTAAAGATGAGGTCAAAGAAGGCGACTTGATGCTATATGCTTCTAATGAATGTCAGCTAAATCTTGATTTCTTGTCAGCAAATAATCTGTTTGAGATTGGTTCATATGAACTTAACTCAAATGCTAAAGAGGTTGAGGCACTCATTAATGACAATAAGAAGGATGAGGCTAAGAAGCTTGTTGGATTCTTCAATAAGAGAGGTCGTGTCAAGATGATACGATTGAGAGGAGTACCTTCATTCGGGTTTTTGTTCTCTCTTGATACCTTGGCAAAATGGAAGCCAGAGGTTGCAGATATCAATCTTGAGGACTATGTAGGAAAGGATTTTGATACTGTATGTGATGAATTATTTGTCAAAGCATATGTTCCTTATGTGAAGCCAAAATCTGAACGCACAAAGAGTGATAAGCGAAACAAGAAGCTTAAGAGATTTGACAGAATCATAGAGGGAGAGTTCAAGTTCCATTATGATACAGATCCACTTGCAAAGAATATGTCATTGATTAAGCCAGATGACGTAGTTACTATATCCGTAAAGATTCATGGAACAAGTGCTATTATTGCAAATGTAAAGACAAAAATTCCAAAAAAGATTGCCTTCTATAAAAAGATGTGGAATTGGTTCATTGATAAGACAAACGCCTTCACTGAACATCGTTATATTGATTATGAAATTGATTATGACAATGTATATTCATCAAGAAATATAATTAAGAACAAGTATATCAATAAGGATGCTCGTGACCACGATTTCTATGGTTCAGACATTTGGGGAGAATATTCTGAAAAATTATTCCCATATATTCCTAAAGGTATGACAGTTTATGGAGAGATATTCGGATATCTTACTGGAGAATCTAAAATGATTCAAAAGGGGTATGACTATGGATGTAAGCCTGGGCATAATAAGATGATGATATATCGTATCACAACTGATATTGGTGATGGTAAGAAATATGAATGGAACGTTCTTGAGGTAAGAGACTTTACTAATAAACTAATAGAAGAACATCCTGAGATTGCTGAATGGCTTGAGCCTATTAGAGTACTATATCACGGAACACTTAAGGATCTTTATCCAGATATTTCTATTGAGAATCATTGGCACGAGAATGTTCTTGCAGCAATGCAGAATGACAAGGAACATTTTTGTATGGAGCTATATGAACCATTGTGTAATATTAAAGTACCACGTGAGGGTATTGTTCTAAGAATTGATGATGATCCTGTGAATGAAGCATTTAAGCTTAAGACAGTCAAGTTTCGTGAGAAGGAAAAGAGCCTTATTGACAATGGTGAAGTTGATATGGAAATGATGGATGCGTATATATCTTAAATAAATATGATGGTTCAAGAAGAAATACCTTACACCGAAGAAGAGGTAAAGGCAATAATAAGACAGAATGAAGAACTTCGTAAGAAATATAATAATGCTCTGGAGAAAGCAAGAGAACTAATGGACAAGGGATATTATGTTCTTATGCCAGAGATATTTCCCGAATTACAAGAAAGTAAGGAGGAGAAGGCAAGTCTAGATGATAAGTTATACGTACAAGATAAACATGGATTCATTTATGAATTACTCCATGACTGGGGTGATGAAATTCTTGTTAAAGCATATGAGGAAATCAATGCTAGAATAGAAACAGAAAAGAATACTTTAAATTGGTTAAAAAGAGAAAATAAAGATTAAAAATATGAAACTTATAACACATATATATGCTATAATTGTATGTTCTATGTTATTTTCTGTCATAATATCATTTCTTATCATTGGTTTTCCATTTGCTATTATTGTTGAAGTTATAACTTTCATTAAAGAAGCTATTTCAGATGATGGATTTGAACATGGCGTTTGGATTAAGCTATGTAGAGATTGTTTTATGTACATTAAACACGTGTATTGTTTAATTATTAATAGTCCTTATGAAAATTAAAGTATGAAGACCCCTAGATGCACCAAGTGCAGGTGGTTTAAACGGTCCAAAGCAAAAGTAAGAGTTTATGACCACGGAAACGGAATTAGAATGGAAGCCCCCAGTCCTATAGAGCTGCTTGGGACATATTATTGTAAGAATAGGTGGTGGAACTATCCATCGCAATCCTATTTCAAAAACAATGACGTTTGCGAAGATTTTGAATTTAAAAACAATAAAGATTAAGAATAATGAAAAATATAACAAACCAATCTATTAACGAAGATATTAATGTTATAATCAAATTACTTTGCAGATATCGAGATGCAATTTGGGAAAACCAAGAAGGTCAATCAGCACATTTTGATAACCAGCCTAAAATTGTCAAATTAGCGATGGTAGATGTTCGTACTGGACTTTGTATTGCTCTTGAGGCAATGAAAAAACTTAGAGAAATTGGAGTACTTGAAGAAAAAGATTAAGAATTATGAGAAAAAACAATAGTATTTTTGACAGCGTACCCAATGGGTGGTGTGTTTGTGGGGGAATGATTGTTCCAAAAAAATCAGATAACGCTTTTTAAAAGTAATATTATGGCACAGAATATATTTGAAAAAATAAATGAATGGGTAGAAACATCAAATAGATGTGTAGAACTTGAACATGAAATTAGTGGTCAATTAGATAAATGGTTCAACGAACATAAGAGTGAATTAGAAGAATACTTTCATCCACATCTTGTTTCATTTTGTAGGCATCGCAGTTCATGGTGGTATGATGCAAAAAATGAAATTATTATAATGTTTTTAGACATTGATTTATGTGAAGACTCCCACGGTTTAGGTGAAGACTCCCACTTTGATAAAATTAAAGTGTATCCAGACGGACACTGGGAAAAATATAAAGAGAAACTATTTTTAAGGAAATAACTGAATACTGATTTATGAAACTATTTGGTTTAGCAATATATATGAAAAACTGGCCAGCTTTCTGCTTCGGCAAGAAGGCTTGGGTTTGTAAGATTATATGGTCCCCTGTATATCACAAGTTTTGTTGGTTTCATTTCACTTCTACTTCAGAAAATATATGGTGGCAAAGAGTTAATAGTTATCCTTTCAGATTCTATGGTGTAATGATATTGCCACATGAGAACATATATGACTTAAATGATTAAAGATATGAAAGTATTTAACACAGTATTTTTTGAACAATCCGCTAAAGATATTTGGGATGAAGTTAATGATTGGTCTAGTGTGACATTTATATGTGTTATGAAAGACAATTCAATTCAAAAATTTAGTGGATTTCTTGATGAAAATTATGATGGGGAAATATTTCCTCATTGTGACTGTATCACAAGTGATGATTATAGTACAGATGATATTAAATACTGGGGATATGTTCCCAATGAAATTTTTGATTAAGATTATGAAAAGTTACACTGACATTGAGCAAAGCAAGAAGTTGGCAGAGATACTACCTAATGAAAGTGCTGACCAAACTTGGGAAATAATAGCAATAGCTGGTGCTAATCTTGGTGTGCCAGAAGAAATGCAATATTGGCACAATGGTAATACGCCATGTATTTTAAACAGTAAAATTGGTATTCCATGTTGGAGTCTTGCTGCATTACTTGAAATATTACCCAATGAAATATCAACGAGTGAAAAATTTGTGGATAAATATCAAATAGACATCCGTAAGCATGACGGCGAGGATGGTGCTACTTGGTATCAGATAGCATACGGCAATGACCGAGGTTCAAGTGGCGAATGGCATGATATGATAAACACTGGTGAGAAAGAAAACATCATTGATTGCTGTTTTCAGATGATTTTAAAACTTAAAGAAAGAAATTTATTATGACACAAGAAAAGTTTAAAAAAGCAAGGAAGTTATGGGAAGAGATGGACAGACTTGATTTTTTAATTAAGCAGCTTGAGGATAGAGCTACACTTAATCCAGATTACAGTGATTATGCATATTTTGTACATCTTTTAGGAGAAGATGATGTACTCGGTTTTATGAGAACAAGAAAAAGAATAGTAGAGAAAGAATTTGAAGATCTATGACACGGGAAGACAGACAATTATTGTTCACAGACCTCTGTGCGAGGCTACCGTATGGGGTGAAGGTAGAAGTAAAGAATTATAGATGTAACGGTGAGGTGAGAAATGTAGAAATTGAAACACTTAACGTAGAACATTTAACTAGTCCTATTGAAAGGTATAGACCATACCTCCGTTCAATGTCGAGCATGACGGAGAAGGAAATAATCGAGTTCAATAACATCCCGAGCACAAAAAATTATACAATCATAGAAAATGATTTGCCTTGGGATGTCGCACATTACAAACAAATAGAATGGCTTAATAAGAACATGTTTGATTTCCGAGGACTTATTCCTAAAGGCTTAGCAGAAATTGCACCTGAAGGAATGTATGAGCTTAATCATTTATCTTCTCAAAATGAATCCGATCCAGCGATTGATAACACACCTAAAATTACAGTAGGCTGCAAAATTCGTTCAAAGACAAGGCCAGTTGAAATTCTGAGTATTATTTCTGATGATTGCCACGGAGATGAATTTGAATGCTCAAATGGAAGTGTATTGTCTTTAAAACAAATAGAAAAATATTATGAACTCATTAGAGAAGAATAAACAAAAAAATATGACGCAGGAAGACAAACAATTGGTGTTTCAAGACCTCTGTGGGAGATTACCATATGGAGTGTTTTGTAATATGGGTTTAGATTACCCTCTCCTACTGCAATCACTTTTTGTAGATAAATTAGATGGAATACTACTTGATTTCTATGAAGATGGAAAAGATTATCAAGTGTATTTGAGTGAGGTTAAACCCTACCTCCGTCCAATGTCCTCTATGACAGAGGAGGAAAGAGAAGAACTTAAAGAACTTACTGCTGCTGATATAGTTACTAATACTGGTTTTGGGTATAAAAATCTTAGAGGTATGTGTTTTGGTATGATGTATCTTGATTGTCAAGAAATTATTGATTGGCTCAACAAGAAAATGTTTGATTTTAGGGGGCTCATTCCAAAAGGTCTTGCGATAAGTACTGAAATGTTTAACCCTTATTATAATTAAGATATATGAACGGTTTATTATTATGGATTAGCATAGTACTATTGATTCTTCTCATTGGTCTTGTCGGGATACTCATAGCAGTATGTAGGATGTTAAAAGTGCAAAGTAATATGATAACGAACTACAAAGAGATTGAAGGTATACTGAACAAGAAAATCAAATTATTGGAAGAATACGTTCAATTACTAAAATCCCCCTATAAAGATTAAGATTATGAAAAAAATATTATTCTATTTAAACACTGTTATTATGTTGCCATTCTTTCTCATAGGAAAATGCTTTTATGGAATAGCAATTGCCTGTAATTGGATTATGGATAAGATTGATTTTCGTTTAAAACTGATTAATGATGAAGAAGACGATGACATTTCCACAGAGTAGATATTATAATGAACGATACATAAAAGTCCTTGCTAAACTCAAAACATGGACAATTGTTGAAGCTGTCATAGAATATGACACGTATACCGAACAATTTATTATTCCGAACGGATTTCAAATAGATACAGAAGTAATTAGTTGGGAATATTATAAAGATTAAGATTATGAAGAGTTATACAGACCTAGAACAAAGTAAGAAATTGGCTAAGATACTACCACCCGAAAGCGCTGACATGAAATATCCTTATTTTGGTGACGGGCAATATGGGGAAACTGCACGTTTTGGTGAACCTATAGAGTTTAGTGGGGGCAAAGGCATCCCATGCTGGAGTCTTTCAGCACTAATTGAACTAATGGGTGAGTGCAGAATGGAAAGAACTCCATTAGACCAGACTGGAGAATTTACACATTCATTTATTGATAATTATTTTAACATTCGTACATATGAAGAATATGATATTGTAGATGCTGCAGTTGAAATGATATTGAAACTCAAAGAAAAAGATTTGATATGAAAAGTTATACAAATTTAGAGCAATCTCAAAAATTGGCAGATATATTGCCAATTGAAAGCGCAGACATGTTCTTAGCATTAAATGGGACTCAGCCTGTGATGTCTAAATATATTGACGATGGATTTGTTACAGCAGATAATACGGCCATCCCTTGCTGGTCACTTGCTGCCCTACTTAACTATTTGCGTGAGATTGATGTTTTCCCTGAGATAGGGGCAGATAAGTCGGGGGTGACAATGAATATCAGTTTCTATGACGTGGAAGATGAGAGTCGATTAGTTCCGATACGCAGTATTGAGGCTAAAACAGAGGACTTCGTTGATACCTGCTACGAAATGATATTGAAGATGCACGAACAAAAACTAATATAAATCATGGATTACAAAGAAAAATACGAAAATGGGGTTGAGTGCATCCAAGAGATATTGGGTGGTGCGGGCGACTCAATCAAAACCTCTATCCTAAGAAAAAGATTACAGGCTTTCTTCCCTGAACTTAAAGAGGACGAGGGCGAGACAACAAGGAAATCACTTATTAGCTTTCTTAAATCTCCCTTTATAAATGAAAATATAGTAGATGAAAAAGTAGCTCCCTGGATTACCTGGCTCGAAAAGCAAAAGGAACCAAAAGACGCGGGTGAGATATCGGACGGCTACCACACTTTCAACGAGCTGTATAGATACAGAATGCTCTACAACGCTGCTTTCTTTAATCTACTACCAAAGGAACTTGTACATAAAAGCAAGAGACATCATGATGGTGAGGAATGTTTTGGCGGTGGATGGTTTATTGTAATGGCTAATCTTCCGACTGGACAAATTAGTAATCATTATGAACTAAAAGACTGGGATTTATTTCAGATTCCAGAAAGAGATGTCGCTGATGAGTGGGATGGGCATACTCCTCAAGAAGCTGCCGATAGGTTACATAAATATTTGCTTGAAGAGCAAGGTGAGAAGAAGAAATTGGGTGGTAATAGACCATGGTTTAAGGTTGGTGATTGGATTGTCATTAATGAAGCTACATATCAAATTACAAAGATAGATAATTCTCATGTAGTTCTTTCTTTAAATGGGATAGAGTGTAATTTTAGATTAGACGTACTCGATAATGCACATTTTTGGACCATCGAAGATGCTAAAGATGGTGATGTGCTTGCAAATAAACATAATATTTTAATTCTAAAAGAGTTGGATTATGATTGGTCTAGTAACGGAACTCCAAATGCCGTAAAAGCCTATTGTGGCATTAAACCAAATGGTAATTTTGAGATAGGTAAAGATAATTGGTGTTTTTGTGGCACTTTATATATTCATCCAGCAACCAAAGAACAGCGCGATACTCTCTTTGCTAAAATGAAAGAAGCAGGTTATGAATGGGATGTTGATAAGAAAGAACTGAAAAAGATTGAGCAGAAGTCTGTAGATAAGGCTGAACCAAAGTTTAAGGTTGGAAATTGGTATCAATGTACTAAAGACTTCTTTGGTAAAGGTGTTACTTTTGACAAGAACACTGCATATTATTGTGCGAAAGAAGGGTGTCTACAAAATGAATATGGGTGTCACATAGCAATCGATAAAAATTTGCATGATAATTTCAAATTGTGGACTATTGAAGATGCAAAGGATGGTGATGTGCTTGCTTCCGAAGATAAAGATAAAATATTTTTATATAATGGGAAACTTGATTTAAGAGGTAGAGCCTGTGCATATTGTGGAATTTATAAAACTTATGATGGATTACGCTTTGCCAAATGCACTGTCGGTAATTATTTTACATATAAAGAACCTTATCCAACCACTAAAGAGCAACGTGATACTCTCTTTGCTAAAATGGCAGACGCAGGATACGAATGGGATAGTGAAAAGAAAGAATTGAGAAAGATTGAGCAGAAGAAAGCTGATGCTGATAAGGTAATTAACTGGGTTAATCCCAATAAGGTAATTGAATGGTTAAAAAATACAATAAAAGAGACGGAAGAATATTTGGGTGAATATGGTGAATATTACGATATCCATTTGACATTACCATATGATTCTATTGAAGATCTTATAGATGATTTTAAGAAAAATTTTAAATTATGATACGAAATGAGATTAAAGAATTATTCAAGAAATCATCGCAGAATTACTATAAAGCCATTGGAGAAGTGAGAGAGATCTCCTCTGCATACCTCAAGGAGATTGTGTACAGTAAGGGTGGCAAGATTGTTATTGACGATGATGATAAATTACTTGATGGTATAGCTATTACCTATGATGGCGGTAATCATCCCGAATATGCGAGTTCAGTGGTTTGTCCTTTGCTCTCTATTGTTTTGAACGATGAAGACGAATTGGAGTTCAATGTGGAAAATGAGAAAGGGCTTGACTTGAGCCGTATTACAACTGAAGATTTGGTTTACATCGTTGACACATTTAGTAAGTTAATTTAATCGCAAGAGTTAAAAAATAAATGATATGACTGTAGAGTTGACAAAGAAAGATATTATTCATCTTTTAAGAGGTGTTGACAATCTTGATTATGGGACTATCTTTAAACTTAAAAATATGGGTTTAGTTGGTTATACAGGTGGGTTTGTGGATGAGTTTGAATGGCATAGTCCGTATAACTTGTGCTGGGATGAATTCTCGGAGCAAGAATTATATGACTTATATATTCGTATCAATAAATAACAGTAAATTATGACAAGAGAAGAATTTATAGAGCGTATTAGTGAAATAATGTGTGGCACAAGCAATGCAGAGAGGGCTTGCTTAGAAGAACTTTATGATGAGGTAACAAAACCTCACTGGATAAGTGTGAAAGATAGGAAACCGAAATTAAAATATTCGGATGATACTACGAAATATTCAGATACTGTCATTGTTACAGATGGTAAATATCGCACATCTGCCTGTTGGCTGTATAGCACATGGGGAGGTTGGTATGGCTGGTATGATGATGGGGATGAAGAACTTAAAGGTATCACTCACTGGATGCCGATGCCAGAAGCACCGACTATTGCAAAAAATGCAACAGTCAAGAAAGGAGACGAGAGATAATGGAAGATTGGAACTTTAAACAAATCATTGGTATCGCACTTATGGGTGTTGGTGGGTTATATGTCCTCATCGGGGGTTTAATGCTACTGTTTATGGTGTTAAAGCCAGCAGTCGCCATTACCATACTGTTTGGTTCATTGTTGCTTTTGGGTATATGGCTCTGGAAAAGTGGTTCAAAAGAAAACGATAAGAAAGAATAAGATATGACAGTTATATTTCAGGATAGTGCAGGTTTTAAGATTGGGCGCTGGGAAAATTGGAAAGGTGACATCCCACAGAAAGGCGATATTATCCATGACCAATCATGGGAGAAAAGTGATTGGAGTAGAAAATTTATAAACGCTCATGTAATAGGCAGAGTTTTAGTCTCTACAAATCCTAATGAAATAATTATTATTCTTGGTTAATATGGAACAGTATATTAAAAAATCAGATTTAGTAGCGGAGATTAAAAAACGCTTACTACCAGTAATTAGAGATAAGCATTATGACGAATGGGAAGAAGGGAAAGATAGTGAACGTTTAGCCATACTTGACATCATCAATACCCTTGAAGTGAAAGAAGTGGGTTCGGAGAAAGAAATGGAGGAATAAAGAGACGATTGTAATAAACTAAAACGAGAAAGATATGACGAGAGAAGAAAAAGACTTGGTACTCCAAGACCTCTGTGCGAGGTTGCCGTATTCACCGATTTGTCACATTATAGGCGAAAATGGTGCAGACATTGATGATATTCTCACAACATCAACGATTCAGAATTTAGATGTGTGGGTTGTCAAGCCATATCTCCGCCCAATGTCAAGTATGACTGAGGAAGAGAGAGATTATGTTGTAAAGCATAGTTTAGGTTATACTGCCAGTATCGGTGGCGGCAAAAAAGATGAAAAACTGTATTTTCATTTCAAAGCGGAGTCATTTGATTGGCTCAATGCTCATCATTTTGACTACCGAGGACTTATTGACAAAGGACTTGCGATTAAAGTAACAGAAGGTAATAACCCTTATAAAGATTGAGAATTATGAGAGGAACAGAATATAAACATGTTTATGCCCTACGAAATAAGGATACAGGTAACTACTTGTTAACTTATTGGGCAAGTAGTCAAAAGCACAAGGCTTTGTTTTCTACTCGTAAGAAAGCAGAAGATGCAGTTAAATGGATTGATGATACAAACATTGAAATTGTTGAATTATGAAACGACAAGAAGAATTAAATGATGCATGGTACAAAGAAATGGGCAAGGGTAGTGTTGCGATAATGCAGGCACTTGCGTTTGCTTTGAGGTGGTGTGACCAACACCCTCACTGGATAAGCGTTGAGGATGAGTTGCCACCACAAGGAGAATGTGTATTAGTCACAGACGGAAAATCTTATTGGCAGAATCTTTATTCTCACAAAGAAAAAGGATGGATGATTAATGATACTTCTGTTACCCATTGGATGCATTTGCCAAGTGTTGAACATTTAAAAGATAAAAAATAAAGAAAGGAGATAAAAATGAGTGAATTATATTTTATGACCATTTTAGGAAACCTAGGTGCATTGCTAGTGGTAACAGGTTTTTTATGTTTACTTATTGGTGGAGGATTATATGGTTGGCATATGACTACAGTCACTGAGTATGATACTCAAGATGAAAAAGAGTTACATAGACGATGTAAAATTAAAGCTAAGAATTTATTAATTATTAGTTTTATCTGTTTATTAATAAGTTGCTTCATTCCAAGCACTAAGGAAATGTATGCTATTTACGGCATAGGTGGAGTTATTGATTATGTCAAGGGCAATGAGAAGGCAAAGAAGTTGCCTGACAAAGTAATTGATGCTTTGGATAAATACTTAGACGAGCAGAAAGGGGGCAAAGAATGAATCTTTTAACTTGGAAGAAATACAGAATAGTAAAAAGCGGTAATCAGCTCCTGCCTTGGAAGATACAAGAGCGATATATTCTTTTTTGGTTTATCAAATGGTGGGGTACACCAAGTTTTGCCCCTCCTCATTATTTCGAGACAAGTGTTGATGCTTTTGCCTACTTAATAGATGAGTTAGTTTATAACTTTATTGAAATTGATAAAGGATGCAAAGAATGAATAAAAAGATAGCTGAAATAAGTATAGACCTCTACCAAAAGGGACTACTCGCAAGATGCGAGGAACTTGAGCTGGAGGCGATGTGTTCAAGCGGCGATGAGCTGATGAACTTTTTGAATGTTGTACAATGTGCTGCCGACCCCGACGCAGTGTTCTGCCTTACCGAAGAAGGAGAAGCTGTTGCGAAGGCACTCAAAGAAAATCCTGAGTTGACTTTTGAGGAGGCTTGCGCCATTGCCAATAAAGTAAAAGTGAAAAATGAATAAATTGTTTGTAGTGACTATTTAGAGAGAAATTAAAAATGAAGATAAAAGAAATAACTGATGTGGATAAACCACCTAAAGACTTAGACATAGAATGTGTTAGTCTATACTATACATTAAATAGACTTCCAGGAGTTTATACATTTGAATCATGTTCAGGTCATGGGATAAATGTTTTTAGCATGTGGTTTTATTGTAATAATATTGATACTTTATCAAGACTTGGTAGGGCTGTGTCACCAAATTATTCAGACGGGAATTGGGAGATAATTGTAGATATTACAGACACAAATCCTAAAGGATGTTTTTGTTTAAGAAGTACGTATATCTTAGGAACATACGCACTTCCTGCAATTATTGACCGTCTTGTTAATAATATACTTTATTGGTTTAAAGATGAATTTGATAATTACTTTTTAAATAATAATCAAAATGATTAGACAATTAGATGTGCCGATTTATAACACTAATGTACTTTTCCTTCTTGAAACTACAAGTGAAGAATGGATAGAATTTTGTAGTAAGGAAACAAACAAAGATAAACTTAGTGAGGAAGATATAAAAGAAGTATCTGATGAAATTTCAAGTGATACTTGTGGTGGTAGTGTTGTAACATTATTAAATAACGATGGGTATGTTACGATTATAAAAGATGCAAATTATCCTACTTACTATTTACATGAGGTATATCACACTGCTGATAGTATTCTTAAAGACAGGGGAGTTGAACATACAGAAGATGATGAAGCTTATGCCTATATGATAGGTTGGCTTGGACAACAATACTGTGATATGCTTGAAGAATTTAATAAAGAGAAAGAAGATTGGGATGAAAGTGAGTAAGTGTACCAAGCAGACTATTGAAATTCCTATTAGTGAATATACACATCTAAAAGAGTGTAAATCTCGACTGATAGAAATTCACGAGCGGCAAATCATGGAATTAAATAGTGAAATGATGACAGCTGATATAAATACAATAATAAATAACACTATAAGCAATATAAGTACAACTAATAATACACTAATAAATCGTATAAGTGCTTATTTAAAGAACTTAATAAAAAATAGCATATGATAAATAAAAGAGAATTTCTTAAAGTTTCCAAAGAACTCTATAAAAGAGGTTATAGGAGAAACTTTAGAATGAGTGACTTGTACAAGCCTGGTTATAGTGGTTTATTTTATTACTATTATAAAGTAATAGATGAAACTAAAGACGAATATGGAGACAGATTAGTATTAACCCAGTTATTATTTAGACCTTGGTCTTTATGGGAATTTAGAGATAGATTGCCTGATAGTGACAATTGGCTATCTTTTGAACCAGTTATAATGTTTGGAAGAAGTAGTAGTGAAAGAATAGATTTATCATTATCGCATCCTGAGAGAAGTATTGATGAGTTAGAGCAAATTGCCAAAGACTTTGGTGAATGGTGTAAGCAAAATGTGAGAGAAATAAAAAATTTATAATTAAGAATTAAATTATATATAATATGAAAAAGATATTAATAATACTATTAATTAGTTTAGGAGTGCTATCTGCTGAAGCAAAAAGTATTTGGTTTACTGGTTATAGTTATGCTGTTAAGTACAAAAATAACTATAATAGAAATAATTCACAGGGCTGGTCAAGTTTCCAGAAATGCAACGTTGACATTGAGTTTAAGATAGATGATGATGTCATCGTGATCTATAGCAATAGGACACAGGCATATGCCATTTATGAAAATGCTGGGACATATACAGATAATGAAGGAGGTCAACAGCAAGGTTATTATGTTCTTGACCAGGATTATGACAAAGGTATGATTCGTCTTCGCATTGCACGAGATGGCACATCACAGTTGTATGTTGACTTTAATGATGTTGGATGGGTGTATAATGTTATTAGAAAATAAAAAATAATGATTACTAAAAAGTTCTGGAATTCTTTAAGTCCAATCCATAGAAAACATATAGTTGATTTAGCTTTACCTAATATGAGTGAAGACTTTAGAATAGAATTGAGTAATGAATTCCATCATAATTTTGATTATGAATCTAAAGGGAGTGAATTAAGTGGACATTGGTATAAATTATTATTTAGTAGATGTACTTTAAAAGGCAAAATAGTTAAAATAACAATAAATTATGCGATATGAAAAGATATTATTTTAGAATATATCAGAACGGAGATGAAGATGGTGACAAAGTTTGGGTTGATGCTGAAAATGAAAATGAAGCACGATGTCAAATTCGTCGAGATTATTGGGGCGTAGATAAGTTATTGCTTATCTCTTCAAAGGATATTAATGATAGAGATGAATAAAAAATTATCAGATATTTTATAACATGGGATTACTAATAATAGGAATTATATGGCTATTAGGCCTTATTTGGTTAATATGGGAAATTAAACATGCTCCAGAAGTTCCTAAAGAATTAGAAGATTTATTTTAAATTATGAGACAAATTAAAATATGTGAAAGTGATATTATAGGCACTAGCTTTCATGGTTATACTATAAGAACTTCCTATAATAAATTGAAGAAAGTGCTTGGTCCACCTACTTATGAGGATGAAGATAAAGATGAAAAAACTCAATTTGAATGGGCAGTGGAAACTATTGATGGTGTGAAAGGTTATATTTACGATTATAAAGAATATCGTAAAATTAAGAAGAAAGAGGATATAATCTGGCATATTGGTGGAAAAGACGAAGAAAGTTGTCAAAAGATTAAAGATGCTTTAAATGCTGAATTAAAATGAAAGAATTAAGTGAGTTAGCTGGGTGGGTAATAGATGCAAATATAGATTTGTCTGGACCAGCTGATTTAAATGGGTATGTTTTATTCTTAAGTAAAGGAGATAAAAAAGACTATCTTATAATGCGTATTGCAGAAGACGAGAGTGGAGAGTTATTCTATAGTCCTAGTTCAAAGACAATTTTAGAAGATAGATCATATGGTTTATATAATATGGAGTCAAAATCTCTAACTCCATTTGGTAAACTGTGTGTAGAGTACAATATGTTTACTTATGATGAGATTGTCACTTTAGAAAAGAAAAGGCTTCGTCTTAATAAAGATGTCCAATTAGCCTCCTTAGAAAGAAAAATAAAAATCTTTGAAAGATGGTCTCTTGAAATGCCTGATATTATGAAAAAGTATGAAACATTAAAAAATAGCTAATATGAAATATATATTTAAATATAAGAACAGAAGTGATGTTATAGCTGATAATGTAGATGATACTATAGCATTATTATATAATATGAGCTATCCAGAAGTAAACTTTATGGAAGACATTATTCCTAAATGTAAGAAAATTCGAGAGGAATATAAAGGAGATGATCCTAGAGAAGCTTTCAATATGATTGGCAAGAATGGTAAAAAATATTTATATCCTCTAGATTTCTATTACTGTCCTGCAAAATTTCAAACTATGGTTGTTAATAATTTCTGTGATGCATTTGGTATTACTTATATATGGCGAACTTATATAGATGTCTTATCGGAGTATATTAATAATGTAAACAATTCTTGCGTAACCGAAGTGTATGAAAAAGACTCAGAAGGTCATTATAGTAGAAATTATAAACATTTACCTTCTTTGAAAGATTCTTTAAAAGAAATAATAAAAGATGACAAAATTCTTGATCAAGTATATAGTAATATAGAAGATTATATAGATAAAGCTAAACATTATTATAAGTTTGGTCTTCGAGAGGAAAATCAATTTAGAGGAGGAGTAGTATTTCATAGTCCTAATAGTAATAGAAATACAGTTAAAGAAGCTTGGAAAGAAGTATTTGATAAAGATATTGAAATTCCAGATGATTCTGAATGGGGTGATGAATATCAATTAGAAGAAGAAGAAAATGATTGATGATTATAATTTAAAACAGGCTCAAGCTGAATTATATAAAGCAGGTAATAATGAATTACAAAGCCTTGGCCTAAGACTTAGAGGTACTGAATTTGAAAGTAATTACAAGAAAGTATATAATGCGGTTCGCATTCTAAATAATAAACTGATTCGTGAAATTCAACGAAGAGAAAAGCGTACAAAGAAAACTAGAAGAAAACTATGATCGAAGGTATTATATATTGTTTTACTAATAAAATTAATGGTAAAATATATATAGGTCAAACAGTCCGAGAAAAGCAAAGATTTAAAGAACATTTGACTAATAATAAACAGCGTATTGATAAAGCTATTCGTCAGTACGGTATATTTAATTTTGAATATACCGTACTTGAACGAATATCTGGCCCATCTAGGGACGTTCATAAAGCACTAAATGCTTTAGAGAAACAATATATTAAAGCATTTGATACTATGATTCCTAATGGATATAATGTTCTCCCAGGTGGAAATTCTAAGGTTCAATATTTGGTTTATAAGAAAAATAGACTTAAATTTGCACTTGTATATTTGTACAAATATATAATTAGATTATTTAAACGTGCCATATATAAGATAAAGCATTTTGTATGCTAAAGTTTTAACTTTAAATTTTTTGATTTATGAAGAAATTTATGTTTATTATGATTGCTGCTGTAGCTATGGCTTGTGCTTCTTGCCATACTGAAGGTACTACTAGCAATAATAGCAACGTTGATTCTCTCAATAACGATTCTACTATGGTGGAAGAAGTTGTAGTTGATTCAATTTCTGTTGACTCTACGTTAATTGCTAAATAATTAATGTAAATAAAACCTAAAGCGTATAAGGTGCCTCTTTAGTATAAAGGCAGTACACTAGATATAGAAATGGAGGTTCGAATCCTTCAAGAGGTTCTATTTTTAATTAATCAAATTATGAGTAAACTTATAAGAAAAGCACAGTACGGTATGTTCTGGAATCCTCCTAGTTCTTGGGGTCTTGATTTAGATGATGAGACTGATTTACAAGAATATGATAGTTCTATTGGTACTTCTACACAAGGGAATTTTTAGTACACTGATATTTCAGATTTATTTAATAGTCTTAAAAATAAATCTATAGACCTTTCTGATATGTTTTCTACTGACACCAGTATGTAGGATCAAGTAGAAACTCAAGACTTTAGTAATAATACTTCTAATATGATTTCTAAGCTTCCGCCAGGAGGTTCTAGTATTACTGGGAAAAAATTAGCTGAGGGTAAATACCCTTATGCTAATACTACTCCATACAAGGGAATTAAAACCTATGATTTAAGAAAAATTACTACTCGCCCAATAATAGATTATGATTAGTATGAACAATTATTAAAGGATAACAGTACTAATTATAAGACTTTTGATTTAGTTTCTAACAATGCTAAAACTTATATAAATAAAAATACTGCTGGTGGTAGAAATAATAATCCTTGTAATATATCAGCTTCTAAGGATTCTCTTGGAGTAAGTGGAAAAGCTACAATGGGAGATGGGCAAGGAGCAGCTGTATTTGATAATGTAATAGATGGTATAGCTAGTGCTATGCGTTTATACAGAAGAAAATATGGTAAAAAGAATGTAGCTCAAATGGATAATGGTATGCGAGGTTATTATAATAGAAATGAACCTATTGGTCTTACCGCTATGCGACTTTATGGAGTTACTCAGAAATGTAAATAGTTAGGAATTTCTCCAGCTGACAAACTTAATACTGATGATAAGTGGACTTTATGTTCATTTGTGGCTCTTACAGCTAAATAGGAAACAGGAAGTACATTATCTAGAGAAACTCTAGACAAGGCATATAAGGTAGCTTTTGGAGTATAAAACTATAAAAATGACTGAAAATTTAATTATAGCCCTAGTAGGATGGTCCCTGCTAGGGCTACTTGTCTATTGGACTAAATATCAAAGAAATAAACGAGCATCTATAAGATGTCCTAAATGTGGTAAAATTTTACGCCCACATGCTACAGGAATGCGAAATAGGTATTATTATGTCTATAAGTATAAATGTAGTAGATGCGGCTATAAAGCAATAATATAATGAAAATAAAGAAAGTTAAATCTTTGTATCCCATGATAACTGGGGAAAATTTTGAGGAGTATGTTATCCAACTGAATACTTCTATTAAAGCTCTGCAAGATAGTATTTGGAATTTAAGACAAACCATCTTTAAAGAAGAAGAAAAATTAAAAGAGCTAGAGAGTCTATATAAGGTAGCTAAATCTTTGTGTACTATTGAATATGAAGAGCTACCTAAAGCTAAAGAAATTAATAATGATGTGTCTGGTTTAGGTATTATTAATCACGGAGATGCCAGATATAGAGATTAAACTTATTATAAATAAAGATATTATGAATGAAGAAAAATATTCTTGCTTGAAATGTTTAATAGTATTATTAGGACTATTTCTTTTAGTAATAGCTATTAATGCTGCTGCTGCTGGAATACTATTAGTATTATATAATGCTCTAGCTGTAAGCTTTGGTTGGATTACTTTAAAATTTTGGCAAATATTTGTTATTTGTATTGTAATTTATATAATATCAAGATTTATGAAATAAAATAAAAAATGAATGTATATACTGAAGAATTTCCAAGTGTAAGTAATTTGCTTAAGACTTTAGACTGTAGAAAACCTAATATAGTATTTAAAGAGGAGAGTCGTTTAAGTAGTGAAGATATAGAAAGTAAAGGTGGTACATGGTATTGTACTTGTGATTATGATGATGCTAAAAAGTTAATAACTTTTGGTTATAAAGAACATCTCTATAAAATTAAACAACAGATGAGGGTGACTTCTAAAAAATATAATAAATTTCAAGTAGTAAGTAAAAACGCTCCTCATTCAGATATTGTTGGCTATATTCCACATGTACCAAATGCTATACAAAATATTCCTAATAGTATGATTAATGTGCATAAAATACCACAAAAGCAAAAAACTATGCATATAATCTATACTAATAGTGGTAATTCTTGTGAAAGCTCTAATTTTTTTATTGATGCAGGAGTAGCAATGTTAACTGCTGTAAATATTATAGAATCTAACGGTATTCAAGTAAAACTTGATCTAGCTTTTGTAGCAGCAGAAGAGTGTTGTGAAGCAGCTTTTCCAACAGTTAACCTTAAAAATTATGGCCAAAGACTTGATCTTTTAAAGATTTGTTTCCCTATAACTCATCCTTCTATGCTAAGAAGAATAGGATTCAAATGGATTGAAACAAATCCATTTATAAAAAAAGGAGATTGGAGAATTAGCTATGGAAGAAGTATTACAAACTCAGATAATATAGTTAAATATCTCAAAAAAGACGATAACTTTGTAGTAAGTAACTATTGGATTAGAGAGCATAATTATGATATTGAAGAATTATTAAAATATTTAAATTGTAAAAAGATTGTAGATAGATGAAAACTGTAGATGAAATTAAACAAGAGATTTCAGCTGGAATTAAAACTCCAAAAGGTAAAAACACTACTTCTGCTAATAAAGTAGTAGAGGCTATTCAAAAGACTATCATTGATACTGTTGTTGGTGATGGTATTGATGCTATTGTAGAGACTATTAAGCCCGAATTAACCAGGAAAATTATTGAAATTTATGGGGTATTACCTCAGATCCATGAAATTAAAACTCCTACTGAAACTAGAAAAATAGAAGGAGTAACTCATGAGAAATTTGATGAGATTTTGAACATGGTTAATCTTGGTATTCCTGTATTTATGACTGGTAAGAGTGGAACTGGTAAGAATATTATTTGTAAGCAAGTTGCTGATGCTCTTGGTTTTGAATTCTATTTTACTAATGCTGTAACTCAAGAGTATCGTTTAACTGGATTTATTGATGCTCATGGTAATTATCAGAAGACTCAGTTCTATGATGCATTTACTAAAGGCGGTGTATTCTTCTTAGATGAGATGGATGCTTCTGTTCCTGAAGTATTGGTTATTCTTAATGCTGCTATTGCTAATGGTTACTTTGATTTTCCTATAGGTAGAGTAGAAGCTCACGAGAATTTTAGAGTAATTGCCGCTGGTAATACTGTAGGTAAAGGTGCTGATAATAACTATACTGGTAGATATTGTATTGATGCAGCATCTTTGGATAGATTTGCATTGGTAGAAATTGACTATTCACAAAAAATTGAGGAAAATATTTGTGAAAATAACACAGAATTGATTAACTTTGTACATAAATTTAGAGAAACCACAGAAAAGTGTGGCATTGAATGTTTATGTTCATATCGAACTATGCAAAGAATCACTCTGCTAGAGAAGACTGATATGAGTCTGTGTGACATCATGAATGTATCTCTATTTAAGGGAATGCCTATTGATGATAGAAACATTATTCTTGAACAAATCATTGAAGAAGGTTTATCTAAAGATAATAAATATTATAAAGCAAGTAAAGGTCCTAACTTTACGCTTTAAATAAGTTTTAAAATATGACCTCCTACGCTTCTCATAAGAACAGCGCACCCGTGGAGGCCTTCGAGCAGGGGTAACGCATAAGGGATGCTTGCATCAGTTTACTAAATTGACGCCAGTATGGGGGTTCAAATCCCCCTCCCTGTACAATAATCTGAGTTTGATTCTCAGCCGAGATACTAAAATAAAATATAAATGATAAATAATAATTATGAGTAAACCATAGACCTATTCTTTCAGAGGTGATGTAGGTACAGACAAAAAACGATTACTTTTATATAGTGCAGACCATAAACCTGGTACAGGACCTGAAGAGGTTATTGAATTAATTAAATTTAATGATACGGATGGTTATATTGGATAGATTCCTGAAGATATATCTATAGAAGGAGTTCAGTATAAAAAAGGAGATTTAATACATTATTCTGACGGAGGTCTTTTTGGAAGTGATAAAGTATATAAAGTTGATACTATTAAATCTCCTAAAAACTATGCTAAAGGAGAAGTAGAATATAAATCAGCATATAATAAATGGTTAGGTAGGTATATAACTGGTGATCATAATAAAAATTGGTATATATTATCAGAAGGTTCTACAGGATATGATTCTAAAGGTAATTACAATATCCTTAAAAAAGGTAAGTGGGTAGATAATACTGATTCTGCCTCATCTTCTCCAACAACTAAATCAATAACTAATTCAACTGATGTCACTAATTCTACTTCAGATACTAATACTACTACAGACACAAGTTCTGCCATAAGTACTGACTCTACTACTAGAAGTTTTGATTTTCTTGATGATATACTAGGAACACAAAAAGAAGACAGTAAAGATAAAACTACAGAATTAGATCCAAATCAAATAGCAAATACTATAGTTAATGAAACTAAATTAAATGATACTGCAATATCTAGTTTAGTTTCCACTTACTTAAACTCATTAAATAGAATAAATAGAAGTTATAATACACAAACGAAATAAAACAATTAATTAATTATGGCAACAGTTAATAATGATAATAATAACATTTTCACGGGATTATCAACAAGCGATTTTATACCTATTACTCTGTAGACTCCTATAGCATATGGAGATAATAAATCATATTATAATCCTTGGCTTCGTACTGCCTTTAAAGGCGCAAAAGGGTAGCGATGGAATGAAATGATAAATAGATATAAAAACGATGATTTGTATGATGATATGTACGCATATGATGATAACTATAAGGTACATGTTCGTATAGATCCAAATAACGTAATACCTGGTAAGAAAGGTCAATGGGGTGTATATGAATATACGGGTGATGATGGTCAGAAGAGAAGAATACAATTATCTCTGCTTAATACATTTTACAGACGTAATCCTGGTCTAGGAGCTGCTTCTACTCCTACCACTCCTAGTACACCTAGTACACCAGCTCCAACAGGTGGCTATCTTCATTTGAATGATAAAACTGCTCCTGTAATCACTCCTAATTATGGTGCTTATACTTATAGTGAGTGGATGAGCGATACCAATCCTTGGGGAGCAAAAAATTTCAACAATATACGAAGTTTAGGTAATATTTATGGTGACATTGATACAGAAGAAGAGTTAAATATTCTTGCTCAATTATAGGGTGCACAAGGTGCTATAAACTACATTAATAGTAACTCTGGAGAAAATCCCTTATTTGTTAACAACCGATTCATAGGAAATGCCGATGCTGTTAAGCGTGCCGCTGCTTTATTAGGAAAATATGCTGCTTCTGATGAAGGTAAACCCTTTTATGAGCAATTACGTAGAGGTTATGCTTCTCTTGATAATATGGATAAATATGAAGCATATGCCGCTACCAAAGGTTGGACTGGTCGTGATGGATAGGCAGATAGAGACTATTTAAATGAAGCTAGAAATAGTATAGATAAAAAATATAATGGAGCAAATTTCTTTAAAAAGTATGCAGGCGATAACGTTTGGGGAACACTTGCAAATGAATTTGCTCAAAATGATTATTTTAGGAATGATTATGTAGTTGATGCTTAGCATGTAATGGATAGATTAAATCGTGATGCTGGTCTTGGTAATGGTAGAAAGTTAATTGAGATTTATAATGATATTATTAATAATAGTAGAGACAGTGATGGTAGGGATTTATTAACACCCGAACAAAGATATAGGATATTTAGAGACATGACTAGAAGACGTTTTAAACTAAATAATGATTTTTGGAATAGAGCAGAAAATGGTAGAGCTAGTTTAAAAGGAATAAGGGACAAAGTATATAGTAACGAAGATATACTATTTAAAAATGGTGGTCAAATATTTAGAATGTTATTTGTATAATTACAATCTCCGTTAATTTTAACGGAGATTTTTTATTTAAAAAAATTAAGATTATGTTAAAAGAAAATCCAGAAGAATTACCAAAAGTTAAAATGCACCAACTTGATAAACAATTTTTTGGTAATGACAAAATTACAGTGTGCAAAAAATGGGTAGTGTTTACTATCGATAATGTTGATGCGAAAAGTATAAAAAAGTCGTTAGAACAGAAGTATTCTAATGTAGCATTTATAAATAATGCTAATACTTTATATGTAAGAAAACAATTTTCTTCTAAGGTAACACTTAAGGAAGGTGATACTTATGATAAGATAAAAGCAGAACGTATTACAGAATCAATATGTGATGGTAGAGCTTTTTGTTATATTGCATCTATATTAGCAGATATTTTGGATTACTATAAAATTAAAGTAAATGCGTTAGTTAATTCCTTAGATAAGTTTTCCTCTTTAACTATTAAAGAAACTAGCCATATTATAAATTTAGATAAATAATATGAGTTCTTATACTATATATACAGATGGAGCCTATTCCTTTCAGAAAAACACTGGAGGAATAGGCTTTGTTATATTAAATGATAAGGATCAAATAGTTGCTCAATTTGCTAAGCCATTTAAGAATACTACTAATAATAGAATGGAACAGATGGCAGTATTACAGGCTTTAAATACAATTAAAGTAAGTAGTAATGTAACTGTATATAGTGATTCTGCATATGTAGTAAATACTTACAATGAGGGATGGAAGAGTAAAGAGAAGTCTAATTCTGATTTATGGGAAAGATTAGACGAAGCTATTGATAGGCATTCTTCAGTAAAGTTTGTTTTAGTTAAAGGGCATTGTAATGTTGAATATAATGAAATGGCAGATAGACTAGCTCGTGGAGCAGTAGTAAAATCTGTATCTAAAGGAATTACTAACTTCAGACTTTAACTTTTATTAAACTTTTAAATCCCCTTAAATTGAAAAAAATTTAGTAATTTTGAAATAAAAAATGAGAATTTACAGCAATGACGAAGAATTAGTTGAAGAAAAAGTAGATGTTACTCCTAAAACTACAGATATTAAAGCAGATATATTAACTGCATTAGAAAACCAGATTAATAGTGAGTTATATAACTCTAATCTTTATAATTATATGTCTAACTTTTATTCTTATTTCGGTTTGGAAGGATTAGCTGAATTCTTTAAAAATCATGCAAAAGAAGAGTTAGACCATGCTGAACTTATTGAGAATTTTCTTAAAGCTAGAGGATATAGACTTCATAGCTATAGTATGATTCCAGTAAAGGAAGTAATGGAAGACGGTAATTTTAAGAAACCTCTTGAAATATTTCAGAAAGCAGAAAATGAAACTACCGAAGCTTTTTATAAATTACATGCCCAAGCTGAAAAAGAAAATGACTTGTTAGCTATAGATTTTATATACACAATGATTAGAGAACAACTCGAAGAGATGGGATTAGCTAGAACAGTTAATCAGATAGCAGAATTGAGTACAGATTGGTTAGCTATTCAAGATGCTATAGTGCATTTAAAATGACAAAGGAAAATAAACTAATATTACTTAGTATCTGTATAATTTTAATTATAACTGGATTCTTTTTATGGAGAAAGTGTTCTACTCATAAAATAGAAAATGATCCATACAATGATATGGTTCATAGAGTAGATTCTCTTAATATTAAAATTGATTCACTTAAAATTCAAAGAGATACAATACTTAGTAATATTGATAGTAGTAAGCAGAACATAGGTTTAATAGAGTTACAGTATGAAAAGGATTTTAATACTATTATTAATCAGTCTGCCGACAGTGATAGTAAGTTTTTCACAGACTACTTATCCGAAAATTTTAAACGATTCTCTAGTAGTTATAACCAGTCAGCAACTAAAGGAAACTAATTTAATATTTGCTGAACATAAAAAGTTAAAAGCTGAGAATATTGAATTAAATACTCAAATTACAAATTATCAAAATTTAGTTGATAATTATCAAAAAGCGGAAGCTTTAAATGAATTAAAAGTAACTGAGTATAAGAATTATGCTGATATGGCCCATGAGAAACTTTTAATACAAGATAAAGAATTAAAAGGTATTAGGTCAAAGCAAAAAACTTTAAAATGGGTAAGTATAGGGGGAATTACTCTTAGTGCTACTTTGGCTATATTATTAATCTTTAAATGAGAAAAGATAAGCCAAGAGACCCTTCGGGTATTATATACAAATTCCCTTATAGAACATGTAAAGAATGTAAAAGATACCCTTGCTTCTATGGCATAGATACATTGTCATGTGATTTCGCTAAGTATGGGTGTAAAGAATATACGGATACAAAAAGCAAAACTGTTGGCACAACACGATGAGCCAGGAGGATACATAGTATATGTTTTCGAAAACTTAGATTTTGATAAGTTATATGATAAATATGTAATGTGTACTAGATTTCCTAACTGGCAATGTGATGAATTAAATATAGGAGATATTGGCTTTCTTAAATTTAGAGAAGTAGAAGGGGGTATAGATAGTTGGTATGATAGTGTTTCAGATACTAATATTCCTTATAAATATACTAATATTCACTTTTTAGAATTTATTAAAGAACAAACTCCTACAAAAGAAATAGTACTTTAATTCATCAACTGTGGAATGTAAAATAGATAATACTTAAAAAACTAGATATTATGGTAAAAATATGATATGTTATGATTAAAACATGATTAAAGAAAGATACGAAGAAGCCCTTAGTAAAAAGGAAAATGATATAAATTCTTTTGTTTGGAAAGGTAAGAAAGTTATCAAGGATGGTGAAGTATTTCAAGAAGAAAAGAAATTAAAGGATTGTACTCCTGAAGAACTTTTAACTTTTTATAAACATTGTGAGACAATGCTTTATAATAAGGATAAAGAAAATCCTGGAAGATATGTCTTACTTGATATTATTAAGGAGCAGCGTAATAAATGTAATGCAGAATTATTTGTTAGATGGCTTGAAAAAGATAAAGATACTCCTAGATTTGTATTTATGTCTGCTTTAAGAGAATTTCTAAATAATAATCCATCTGTTGATCCTAAAACTAATTCTATAGCGATGGCTGTTGGAGATTGTCCAAAAGAATTTAGTACCCTAACTATAAATACAGTATTAGCTGCTTGTTTGGATACTTTAGGAAAGTTTTCTAAGCAACATATTACATTAACATTCTTACTTAAACAAGGAATTTATCTAACTGAGAGTGACTTACAGAGAATAGATAAAAACACTAGTAAAGTGGATTATATCAGAGGTTATTTGGATTTAAAGCCTAATATTAATGTAATGATAAATTATAAAGGTCTTACTTTAGATCAAATGAGAGCTATGATTATGTTACATAGCAAGAAATATTCTGAATTATCTACTATGCAGTTGGAAGTATTACGAAACAGGATATTATTCTCTCTTGAGTCTGATGTTCAATATCATATTAGTCAATGGGAAGAAAGGGAGAGACAAATACGTCTTGTTCTCAAATCTAAAGGAGTAAATGTTTGATCCTAATTCTTCTCGTAGTAAAAGACAAAAAGAATGTGTTGATAATTGGATAAAAAGTAAATGTATCGGAAGTATTGTTGCAGCTACAGGATTTGGAAAGACTCAAATAGGACTACAGGCTGTTCGAAGGTTTCAAAATAAAAATGCAAATAAAAAAGTTATAATTGTTGTACCTAGTGATGCAATAAAAATACAATGGGATAAAGAATTGCAAGATAATAATATAAATGCAGAAGTACATACAATGTATGATGTATCACGTAATCAATATAAATGTGCATTATTGGTAATAGATGAAGTACATAAGGTTGCTGCTCCTACTTTATATTCAGTATTTGAGAATGTAGAATATAAGATAATATTAGGTCTTACTGCTACATTTGAAAGACTGGATGGTAGAGATAGATTATTATCACAACATGCACCTATTGTTGATGAAGTTACAATAGAGGAATCTATCAAAAATGATTGGTTAAATGATTATAGAGAGTATTTGGTTCTAATAGAACCTGATGATATAGAAGAATATGAAAAGGTTAACCGAGAATTTATTGAGCATTTCTCTTTTTTTGACTTCAATTTTGGAGTAGCTATGAAGATGGCTACTGATTGGAAGGCACGAGCTGCTTTAGCCAAACAAAAGTCTGATGGTACTAATTTTAAAGAAGTAAATAAGCAAATTCTTATACATGCTATGGGATTTACTAGGACCCTACAGAAAAGGAAAAAATATATAAATAATCATCCTAAGAAAGTAGAGTTAACTAATTTAATATTAGAGCATAGACAAGACAAAAAGTGCATCACTTTTAGTGCAACAATTGCAATGGCTGAAAAACTAAAATATGGTAAGGTTTACTCTGGTAAAGATTCTAAGAAGAAAGGGAGAATTACTTTAGAGGAATTTATTAACCAAGATAGTGGAGTTGTACATTCTATTATGAGGTTAAATGAAGGATTTAATGACCCCTCTATATCAGTAGCTATAATCTTAGGTACTAATAGTAGTAAAACAACCAAAAAACAACGCATAGGCCGAGCAATTAGACAACAAGAAGGAAAGGTTGTAGAAATATTTAATTTAGTTATTAAGAATACTGTAGAAGAGCAATGGTTCCGAAATAGTGTAGGGAATAGTAAATACATTACTATAGACGAGGAGAACTTACATCTATTATTAGAAGGTAAGAAGATAACTCCTAAAATAAATACTAAAACTAAACAAATGATTTTTAGATTTTAATTATATGTTTAAGTATATAAAATATATTGCTATGCATTTGCTGTTTAAACGTTATGAAGACAGCACTGTATATGATATGGAAAAGTTTGAAGACGAATTAATTGATTTAGAGCGCACATTACTTCGTCGCTATAAGATGCAATAGACACCTTCCGAAAGGAATATAAACTGTATGCAATTAAATAGATATAGCTCGAAACTATACAATCAGTCTATTTAATTGGAAATAAAATCACTTGATAATAAACTACTGCTTATGGCTCGTTATAGCCTAAATGCAGAAGAATTATTTATAATAGAATTACTTTTATTAGCTAATAGTGAATTAAGGCATTCAGAATATTTATGTAAGTATTTAGAAGCATCTAAATGTGATTTAAGAGATATACTTGTTTCGCTACAAAATAAAAATATAATACTAAAATCCTATAAAATCCCAGATAAAGGAGATAAATTTGACCCTGAAACTGTCCCTTTTTCTAAGAATTTTTTAACTGGTCACATGAAATGCAGTAATGAACTTGGTTATGAATTTTGGAAAACTTATCCTAGTATCTGTGTTATTAATGGTGTAGAAGCCCCACTTAAAAACTTTGCAAAGAAATTTAATTCAGAAGATGAATTCTTTTTCGCTTATGGTAAAAGTATAGGATGGAATATAGATAAACATCGTGAGATACTAGAGTTAATAGAATGGGCTAAAGAAAATAATTGTAGGCTTATTAATATGAATATAGCTGATTTTGTAGTGAGTAAGATGTGGGAGAGTGTTGCAGAAATGAAAGATGGTAATGGTACTATAACATTTGATACCTTAACATCCGTATGATGACAGGAACAGAACGTTTTTATGAATTGATTGATAAAGGAAGAGATGGAAATAACATAGGATTAACTATTGGCCTTCCTAAAATGGAATTATATATGGATGGTCTTCTTCCAGGTACATCTTATTTAATAGCTGCCCAAAGTGGCGTAGGTAAAAGTACCTTTATGTTATACTCTTTTATATATAAGCCTTTAAAGGAATATATAAAGGGTATATCTACATTCAGAGATCCATATTTTATTATGTTCAACTTGGAGATGACTCAAGAACAAATTTATGCTAAACTGGTTTCTATGTATGTATTTGAAAAATATGGTGTTTCAATAACGTATAAAGAGTTATTTTCCAGAGGACATGATTGTAGATTATCTGATGAACACTTTGAATTAGTTAAGTCTTGTACTCCATTCTTAAAGCTATTAGATGAAAGAATTATATTTCATGGTGGTACTTTAAATGCTGAAAAATATAAAAAGACAGTATTAGAAGACTTAAAAAGATTTGGTACTTTTACTCCTAAATATTATATACCTAATAATGAAAATCAAATAATTTCTGTTATTATCGATCATATGTCTCTTGTAAGAGCTAGTGCAGGTAAAAGTAAGAAAGAGGAAATGGATTTATTATCTTCATATTCTGTTTCTTTAAGAAATAAATATAATATAAGTCCAATTCATATTATGCAGTTTAATAGAAATGCAAACAATTCTGAAAGATTGAGGCAAGGGCAGCAAGAGCCTGATGCTTCTGATTTTAAGGATTCTGCTGCTATGTATGAAGATTCTCAAGTAGTATTAGCACTACATTCCCCTCTTAAATTTAAATTAGCTAGTTATAAAGGATATAATATGAAAGAAATAGGACATAATTATCTAGCTTGTATCCTTCTAAAGTCAAGATTTGGTACTTCTGATATAATAGACCATATTGGATTTTACGGAGAATGTGGCTGGTTTAAGGAGCTTCCTAAACCTGAAGAAATTATGGACTATGAAACTTATAAAAATCCTAATTGGACATTAAAACAAGATACTATCAAAACAACAGATACTCCTAAAGTAACTTTTAAACTATAAATTAATGGATTTACCTTTAAAGAAACTGCCAAAAGTAACTCAAGATCCTAAAAATTTAATACTATATGGAGTTCCTAAGATTGGAAAGACCTCTTTGTTAGCCACTTTGGAAGATAATCTTATTGTGGATTTAGAAGAGGGTTCTGATTATGTAGAAGCTATGAAAGTAAAAATTACCACAATCAAGGAACTTAATGAATTATGCAAAGCTATTAAGGAAGCATCATATCCTTATAAGTTTATAACGATTGATACAGTTACCGCATTAGAGGAATTTGCCAAACCTCTTGCTCTTAAAATGTATAAGGAATCTCCTCTTGGATCAAACTTTAATGATAATGATGTACTTCATGCTCCTCACGGTGCAGGTTATGGTTTCTTAAGAGAAGCTATGCAGAAAATTATTGAAAAACTTGCTATGTGTGCTCCTAATATTATATTAGTAGGGCATGTTAAAGATAAGGCTATTGTTACTATGGGAGAAACCCAAGATAGTAATATTAAGGAATTAGATTTAACAGGTAAAACTGGCAGGATATTAGCAGCTAAAAGTGATGCAATTGGTTTCGTTTATAGAGACGAAAATAGTAATTTATGTATAAATTTTGAAACGAATGGTGACGCTACAGCAGGAGCCAGACCCGAGCATTTAGCTAATAAGAAAATTATAGTGGCTGAGCTTCAATCAGATGGATCATTTGTTTCACATTGGGAAAGAATTTACCCATCATTGAAGAAATGAAAATTAAAATAACAACTCTTGCAGAAGTAGGTAAAGATAATACTTTTAAAGTATTATCTACTACTTCTGAAATATTAGAAGAAATTGAAACCAGTACTAAACCTTTATTAATATTACGAGATAATAAATATGAGTTAAATAGTGCTGCTATAGAACTATTAAATGCCACCTATGGAGATAGACTAAATATTGAATATTCTCAAATAGATGGCTTTATGTATCCTGTAATATGTAAATCAGTGGATGCTGGTAATAAGCTTACTAAAAGTAAAACAGTAAGTTATAGGGGTACAGCTAATGAGGTATTATCTAAATATGGTACTGAATTTACTATTGAATATTATGATGGTACTTTCTTTAAATTAGTCAGTAAAGATGCTGAACCTATAATAATGGAAGATGAGAATATAGAACTTCCAAATGCTGACGAAGAAATAGATATAGATGAACAAGAAAGTTCTGATGAATTAGATGACTGGCTAGCCGAGTTTGATAAAAGCACAGAACTAAAGGATATAAATTTTGAATCATTAATTAATTAAATATGAAGTTTAATATTTCAACTGCAAATACTACAGCGGTGCAAAGAATTGCCCCTTTTACAATCTCTAAAGTTGCCTTTAAAGGTATTGAAGCCAAAGAAGGAAAGTCTAAAGAAGGCCGCGAGTGGAAAGCTTTTCAGATAAAATTTGACGGAGAGTCTGGTGTATTTGATACTATGTTCTTCTGTCCCGACGCTAAGGGTGAAGAGAGAATGTCTGGAGACACTGGAACTTATAAATGGGTTATGCCTTCTGCTATGGAGCAACTTATCTTTAATGTAGCTCATTTCTTATCTGTAGTAGCACCAGAAAATTATGAGAAGATTAAGGGCAAATTGAATTTGGAATTGCCAGCCGAATTTGATAAACTTGTAGAAGTCCTTACTAAAGCTACTAACTCTAGTATAGATAAAGAATTTTATATCAAAGTGGTTGCTAATAATAGAGGCTATGCTTCTCTGCCAAATTCTGTTCAAATCAATACTAAGACAGATGAAGCTTTCTTTAGCAATAACTGGATTAGCGAGAAAGAGTCCGAACTTAAATTTACAGCTCGTGAACTTAAAGCAAAAGAAGCACTTGCTAACACTAAACCAACTGTAATGCCTGATGATTTGGAAGACGATTCCAAGTCTGAAGATACAGACGATTTAGAGTTGGATGATCTTTAATAATTTAGTAAATTTGTAGTTCTAATAAGAAATAATAGTTATGGCAATATTTAGATTAGAACCTACAATTACTAAAGAATATTTATTAAGTAAGTATTCTCAAGAGACTTATCTTAATTACTACCTAGGAGTTCCTGTACGGAAAGGATTATTTGTTTCTCCTTTAAGGGATGATAAAAACCCAACGTGTTCTTTTTATAGAAATAAAAAAGGTGATATCATATTTAAGGATTTTGGCTCTGATATGAGAGGCAATTTTATAAATGTTGTAATGTTTAAATATAATTGCTCATATTTTGAAGCCCTTAAAATCATAGGAAATGATTTTGGATTTATACATACTGATAGACCTAAAACAAGAAAATCTGTAAAAGTAAGTGAAGACAAATTTGAGGAGACTCAAGAAGCTATTATACAAGTCGAAATAAAAGATTTTTCTGCAGAAGAACTTAAATGGTGGAATCAATTCGGTGTTACTGAGGATATCCTAAAGAAATTTAGGATATTCTCTTGTAATACTGTATTTTTAAATGGAAATATCTTTACCACCTCTAGTAAATCACATCCTGTATATGGTTATTATAGAGGGAAAAATTCCAAAGGAATGGAACTATGGCGAATATATCTTCCTAAACATAGGAAGAGAGAGCCAAAGTTTCTATCTAATTGGCGAGCTACTATGCTTCAAGGAGCAAAACAACTCCCTTTAAGTGGTGATGTTTTAGTAGTAACTAAAGCTTTAAAAGATGTAGCCTGTCTGTATTCTTTAGGAATTACTGCAGTAGCACCTAATTCTGAAAATTTATTTCTTACTGAAAAACAGTTTGAAGCCCTTCATAAGAGGTTTAAAAATATAGTTATATTCTACGATAATGATTTGGCTGGTATTCAGAATATGAATAAATTTAGAAAGAAATTTGGAGTAAAATGTTTTTGGATTCCTAGAAAATATGGTGCAAAAGATATTTCAGATTATTATAGTAAATTTGGTAGAGAAAAGACTCTTGAATTAATTGATTATGCAAAAGAAAAACTGTAAAGCACAAAACAAAGATTAGCTGCCTGATGAAAAAACTAAAAAGTCAAGCATAGGCAAACGTAATAGGCGTAAAGGAAATAAATTTGAACTTGAAATAGTAAATAAATTAAAACAAATAGGATATACAGGATGTAAATCTAGTCGTGCTGTTAATAAGATGGCTGATGCTAATAAAATAGATGTAGTAGATTTAAATGGTGAATTACCATGCAATATCCAAACAAAAAATACTATTTCTACACCTAGATACTTTGCAATACGAGATGCTTGTACAGATAAAGAGAAGCCGTTTTGTGTTATTTGGAAAAAAACAGGGACATCTGGTCATAATAGTGAAGGAACTATTGCTATGATTCCTTTGGATTATTTCCTTGAATTAATTAGTAAAAATAAATAATATGAATACATATCTATTGCCAATATGCTCTGATGTTGATAATATTATACATAAAGTAGTAGCTAAGGACTTTAAAGCCGCAGAAGATAAATATATTAAAATTTTAATGGATAAATATATTGATAACGAAGAAATTGATCCAGATAATTTTTCTGAACTTAAAAGTATATTATTTGAAACATGTGATATAGTAATTGGGGATATATATAGTTTAGATGAATTTGAATGAGAGATTTAAAGATTGGTTTAGATATTGATGACTGTTTATGTTATTGGTGGGAGTCTTATTGTGAGTATTATAATGTAAAGAAATACCCAAGCAGACTAAAAGAACACCAAATAACAAAGAATGTTGTCAGAGATCTAAAAACAAATAGACAGTTTTGGATTACTTTACCTATAAAGAATAAAATTGATTTTGTTCCAGTATTATATTGTACTGCTAGAGTCAATAATAAAGCTTGGTCTAAAAAGTGGTTAAAGGATAACGGCTTTCCTAATAGTCCAGTATATCAAATGTATGGGCATAGAGTTGATAAATCAAAAAGAGTAAAGGGGAAAGTTGATGTCTTTATTGATGATAGCATACATAATATGATTCAGCTGAATTTAGCAGGCGTGCCTTGCTTATTATATAGTACACCTAATAATCAAAGTTGGGGAGAAATAGGCAGAATTGAATCTCTTGACTATGATACTATATGCAAGGCCTATGATGAATTTATGGAGAAACATTTTTATAACTTTAAAGATTTAGTATGATAAAAATTGAATATATACCAAATAGCGTTCAATATCTTGAGATAAGTGATGAACGCTATTTTTCTAAAGAGTTTTCTAATTGTATCAGTAATTCTAAACTTAGCTTAATAAATCCCGATCAAGGAGGATCAGTAGAAAAATATTTGGCTGGATTTAAGCCAAACTATTCTAATAGTTTATTTTTAGGAAGCGCTGTTCATGAATTAATTTTACAGCCTAAAGATTTTAAATTATCTGATGATACAACTCGCCCTAGTGCAAAGGTAGGATTCATAGCTGATATACTATATAAGAAATACAAGAAAACTAAAGAATTACCAACCTTAGAAGAAGTAAGAGAGGCATGTATTAAAGTAGATTATTATTCTAAGTCTCTTACGGATTCTAGAATAAATAGTGTTCTAGAACAATGTATCCCATATTTAGAGAGTAGATATAAAGAAGAGAAAAGTCCAGAGTATCTTAATGCTGAAAGTATATTTTTAGATACTCGTAACTATGAGACTTGTATGCAATGTGTAGCATCTCTACAGTTGAATCCTAGTATTATGAAACTTTTGCATCCAGCAGATTCTAAGGTAATGAATGAAGCTGCTATATTTCTGGACTTTAAAGCTACTGATACCGAAACAGGAAAATCTGTTATACTTAAAGTAAAGGGAAAACTGGATAATTTTACTATTAGTGAAGGTTCTTTAGTGCTAAATGATTTAAAGACTACTGGGCATCCATTAGAATATTTTAAGCATAGTTTTAAAGAATATCATTATGCCAGACAAATGGGTCTTTATGCTTTTATGCTTAAGGAGTATGTTGCAAAATATCACAATATAACAGACATAAGCAGCTTTAATGCTAATATGCTAGTGGTAAGTACAGTTTCAGAATGTAACTCTGGCATATATGAAGTATATGATTCTGAAATAATAAATGGATTTCAAGAATTTATTAAACTGCTTAAAATGGCAGCTGAAGTAGAATTAAATAAGATACAAGATGGAAACTTGGATACCTGATTATCAAGAGCTAAAAACTACATACAATAGATATTATGGTGTATGTAATTTCAATGGTTCTTTTGAAGATCGTATAAATCTTATAATAATTGTGTGTTATATAACACAAAAATTACGAGAGAAAAACCCAGATATTACATGTTGGGAAGTGCTAGCCAAGATAGTATTTAAAGAGGGATCATATTGTGACGATTATGTTGCAGCTATCAGAGGACTAGCAATAATGTGTGAAGACTTTATGCAAGGCATAAAAGGTGAGATACCTAAATTAGATTTTAAATCTAATAAAGAAATGATTGCAGAAGTCAAGAGAATTTTAGATACATGGATCCCATTTTAATTAATTTTAATAAATAATATGGCAATATTAAAAGTTGAAAAATTTGAAGCTTATTCTTTAAAAGATGCTCTAGATCAATTTCCTGAAGGTACTGGTGTAGTATTTCCAGACTCTGGGGCTAATTGTACCATAGCTTGGCAAAAAGCTGGTTGTCCAACTGGAATAGATTTAGAAAAATTTATGGAAGAGCAGCTTGAAAAGAAATGCAAAGATGAAGAAAATGTTAGCTTATATATCATCGAAAATTATGGCAAAGAAAATAAGCGTACCAGACCTTATAGCATGAAGAATATTCCAACCAAAGCAAGACATTATGTAAAACATTATGTAATTGTTATTGGTGGGCAACTGCACCCTCATTATTATAAGCAGAAAAGTGATGCAATTAAAGCTCTTAGAGATTTGTATTTTAATGGCGCAAAAGAGGATGCTTATATAATGCCGATTAAGATTGATGTAAATAATCTTAAAACTTTGGAGTGCAAATATACCCCTTCTAAAGGCACTCAAAAAGGTGCTTATACATTCTTTAGATTTGTAGGCTAATAAATAATAGAGTGGTAATATACCACTCTATTATTTAATAATAGTGAGAGTAAACTAGTATCACTAGATAACTCACTTAAATGTAAATGATAATGATATATTTAGTAAGTAATGGACATGATAAAGTTAAAATAGGGTGGTCCGAAAGAGCAAAAATTGATGGTGAATACCCTAGATTAAAAGAATACATATCTTATAATCCTGATACACAAATTATAGATATTGTAGAACACGGAACAAAAGAAGATGAAAAAGTATTAAAAGAACTTACTGCTCATTTTTATGTACCAGCTAAGGGACAAAGAGAATGGAGGTATGATAATGAACAAGTACGTGAAATTTGGGATAATTATAAAGAAGTAATAGAAACCAGATACAAAACGTGGTTGCAAGATCAAATCGCTAAGTTACAGCAAGAGCAGGAAGAAAAGGAAGAATGATAGTATGGATATTGAAGTAAAAGAATTATTAGAAGGTAAACCAACAATTATTGGTAAAAAAGCTTATTTTAAGACTGCAAATTATGTAAAGCCTTTCTTGGATAGATTATCAAATTATACAGATGATTTTAGAGTACATGTACAAACTCCTGAACAAATAACTATTACTGAAAATGGTGGTACTAGCTCCCATGACACTACTTATAATAGAGTGTATATTGAAGCGGTGATGCCAGATGAAGAAATGTATGAGAACCATGATAAGGTTATAGGTATGGTAATGGGCTTAGATGTAAGAAAGCCAGTTGTTAAATTCTATAGTGGAGCACTTAATGCTGCTTGTACTAATTTATGCATATTTAGTCCTTCTTATTTAAGTATCCAAGCTTTAGATCCAGAAACTCCTATTGATTTTAAACCTTTAGATCATATTTTAGAGTTAAAGGATGAAACAAATGCTATTCTTACTAAACTGCACGAAGAGAGATTTGAGAATAGTGTAGAAGCAAGAGAACAATTACTAGGAAAATGGGTAGATAATACTCTTCTTATGAATTGGAATAATGGTTTTCAGCCAGTAAAGTTAAGTGTTGATAATATTATATCTGCATATAAGAGTTTATTCTTAGAAGAAAACTCAGAGTATTATCAAGTAGGTGATACTGTTAATATGTATGATGTATATAATGCAATGACTCAGCAAATAACTAATATGGTAACTAAAGGTAGGGATGTATTTAGTATTCCAGAAAAGACTTTATTAGCAGGTAAGATTCTAGGTATTCAATCTTTAAATTAACTAGATGAATAATAAAGTTTTAGAGTATTTTAATGGTGACGAGTTGGCTGCTTCCGTTTGGGAGAATAAATATAAAGCCGAGAATGAACAAACTCCAGATGATACTTATGAAAGATTAGCCAAAGAATTTGGAAGGATAGAATCTAATTATAAAGAAGACCATTGGGTGTTAGCTCCTACTTTTATTAAAAATTTATTTAAAGATGGATATATAATTCCAGGTGGTTCTGTATTAGCAAATGCTGGCTTAGAGAAACCTGTGAGTCTTTCTAACTGCTTTGTAGTTGAATCTCCAGAAGATAGTTATAATTCAATAATGAAAATTAGAAACTATCAGATTCAATTAATGAAACGACGCGGAGGCGTAGGATATGACTTGTCTAAGTTGCGACCTAATGGGGCAATGGTAAATAATGCCGCTTCTACTTCTACTGGTGCAGCATCTTTTATGGATGTGAACTCAGCACTAACTAATGAAGTAGCTATGAATGGAAGACGTAAATAAAAGATATTTAAAAATTAATTTCGAAAATATAGAGAGTAGAGATTATTATGATAGAAAAACAATTTTTAAAAGAATGCCTTATTAAAGGTATGAATACAAAAGAAATAGAAAAGTTACCAAATGTTAACATAAAACATAGAACTATTTTGCATCATATAAATAAAATGGGCTTGAAAGAATTTTATAAGCATAAAAGACCAGAATATAATTATGATTATTTTAACAAAATAGACACAAAAGAAAAAGCTTATATATTAGGCTATACTTTAGCAGATGGTTATATAAACAATAAAGTCATACAATATAGATGCGCTTTAGCTGATAAATGTATTTTAGATTTTATTGCTAAAGAACTAAATACTAGAGTTATAATATCTACTAAGCTAGATAGGAGTAAAAGAAGATTTCCTAATGCTAGTGTAAATATTGGAAATTCGACTTTAGTAAAGGACATTAATAGGCTATCTAATGGTACTAAAGAAAATAAAACTTTTCCGATAATAAGAAAAGATTTAGAGCCTTATATGTTACTAGGCTTTTTTGATGGAGATGGATGTTTAACATGGGGTAGAAGAAAAGATCGTAATAGAATATGGCAAAAAGTAAATTTCACTGGAAGTTATAAATTGTTATATGCTATACAAAAGCTTTTAATATCTTTAGGTATAAGTTCCGCCTTACATAAAAAAGGAACAGAAAATTGTTATGTATTAGAAATGGCATCTAAAAAAGATGTTTTAAATATCTTGAAATATATGTACGGGAAAGAAGATTTAATTGTATTACCCCGTAAATATAATAAATATAATGCGCTGCGTCTTGAATTGGGTGAAAACGAGGAAAACACTATTAATAGTGCAATCTCGTGCCAAGCTACTTCCCATGAAGTAGAAGGTGTAGAGACTACTGGAGGGAAAATGGGTTCCCTTAATAACCAGCTAGAGTGCCCAAGCCTGTAAAAAGGTATGAAATAGTCCAAATAGGGCGCATTAATGTTAACTATATCTATTGATCATCCTGATGCTGAAGAATTTATAGAAAAGAAGCAAGACTTAACAAAAGTTACTGGTGCTAATATTTCTGTAAAAGTGTCTGATGCTTTTATGAGAGCCGTTAAGAATGATGAGATATATTACCAAAGATATCCTTTAGACTTGGACTTTGATACTGTATATATCCCAACTAATAGTAAATTAGGTGAACTTATTGAAGTTGGCTATCATAAATATGTCAAGCGAATTAAAGCACGTGATTTATGGAATAAATTAATTCATTGTGCTTGGAATACAGCCGAGCCTGGTATAATATTTGATGATGCAATGCATTTAAAAGCACCAGATCGTTATTATCCAGAATTTAGTATGATTTCTACAAATCCTTGTGGAGAGATTGGTATGGGAGCTATGGATTCCTGTAGATTAATTCATATTAATCTTGCTAAATGTGTTAAATATCCATATACTGAAAAAGCGGAATTAGACTACAATGTTATAGCTCACTTAGGCTATTATGCAATGAAATTGGGAGATGACTTGGTAGATTTAGAGCAAGAAGCAGTAAAAAGGATTATTGATGTATGTGAGTCTGAATCTGAAGAACAAGAAATGTGGGAAAAAATTCTTGATGTTTCGAAGAGAGGAAGAAGAGCAGGTGTTGGAATACTAGGTCTAGCTGATATGTTAGCACAACTTAATATTAAATATGGTTCTCCAGAATCTATTCCTATTATAAAGACTGTAATGGAAACTATCTTCAAAGCAGAGCTTAAGGCAACTGTTGATATGGCGGAAACTAGAGGTATATTTGAAGAATATGATGGTTTTGATAAAGAGAATCCATTATTTCAAAGTCTTGTAAAAGAATACGACTTTGAAACGTACAGAAGAATGTTAAAAGTCGGAAGACGTAATATATCTTTTAGTACCATTGCTCCTACTGGTAGTGTAGCAATGCTTACTCAAACATCTTCAGGTATTGAACCTGTATTTATGCCATATTATAAGAGAAGAAAGAAATGTACTTCTGATACTGATCGTGTAGATTATGTAGATAAACTAGGTGTTAAATTTACAGAATACGTAGTTGTACACGAGGGTTTAAAACAATGGGCAAGAATAAAATACCCAGAAGAAAATATTGATAATTGGAGTCTCGATAAATGGGATACTATTTATAAAGAGAGTCCATATCATGGAGCGACAGCGCATGACATTGATTGGCATTATAGAATTATGACTCAGGCCACATGTCAAACTTTTATAACCCATAGCATATCATCTACTATAAATCTACCTAAAGAAACTACAGAAGAAGAGATATCTAAAATCTATATGGAAGCTTGGGAAAATGGTTTAAAGGGAGTTACAGTATATCGTGATGGATGTAGGGAAGGAATTCTTAACTCTGTTAGTGATAAACAAAAAGAAGAAAGATTTGAATCTTCTATTAGTGCTCCTAAACGCCCTAGGAAATTAGATGCAGAATTCTATTCTGTAAAAGTAGGTGGAGAAATCTTTTATGTTATGATTGGTTTATATAAGAATAAACCTTATGAAGCTTTCTGCTTTAAGCCAGAAAAACAGATAAAAATAAATAATCATAAAGGTATATTAACAAAAAGAGCTAAAGGATTATATAGCTTCCACTCAGATCTTATCAACATAGATGACTTAGACAGTCTTCTTAATGCAGAACAGAGAACTTGTACGTTGTTAGTAAGTGCATTGTTGCGGCATGGAATTCCATTAAAGTTTATTATCAAAACTGAAAAGAAAGTTAATGAGAATATAACGTCATTTAGTTCTGCTATATGTAGAATATTAAGTAAGTATATGCCTAAAGAAGAAAGTGCTGAAATTTGTCCTAAATGTGGTGGCAGATTAATTCGAGAAGGTGGATGTATAAGGTGCTTAGACTGCGATTATAGTAAATGCTTATGACAATAAAATTGGTTTATAATAGTTTACTAACTAATGAGTTAAACCCTTCTAGCTTAACTAAAGAGCTGGAAGGGTTTCCTATTAGTTTTGAATTTTATGATGAGAATATATTTAGTGATAAAAGAAAAGCTCGTCAAATAAAAAGCTCATTTGGAGCAAGATTGATTCCATTTGTAGCTGTTTACGAAAATAAAAAAGGAATAAAAGGATTTTATTCCGAAGTAAATGAATGTAATATTAATAATATAGTAAATTATGTCAAAGATAAGACGTCCTGTGACATATTTGACTCTCCATCACCCAATGATATTGAAGATAATGGAGATAAGACAGATGTCTAAAGAAGACTTTATAAAGAAATATGGAAAAGATTCCATATTTATATATGAAGCAGTGAAGAAATCTAAAATGGGGGATATTGAAATTGAAAAAATCTCAAATGATCCTCTAGATACAGTAAAAGTAATAAAAATGAAGGGTGTTACCCCAGGATTTGGAGAAGGAATATCTTGTTGTATGGAAGACAAAGATATGTATTATTATACTTCTACAATCCAATCTATTGATTGGGAAAATAATATTTTTCATACTTTAAACTCTGAATATAAATTTAAATTTAATGAGAGAGACATTACAAGTGAAATTCAAGAAACTGCATGAAAATGCAGTTATTCCTACATATGCAAAGCCAGGAGATGCTGGAATGGATATAACAGCCGTAGATGTAGAATATGATTTACAGAATGATAGATATATTTATCATACGGGTTTAGCATTTGAAATTCCAGAAGGCTATTATATGGATCTTAGACCACGAAGCAGTAACACTAAGACTGATGTGTATATGCCTAATGCTCCTGGTACTCTTGACTCTGGTTATAGAGGAGAATTATTAGTAGTATTTAAGAATAGAGATAAGTTACCTATAACACCTTATCTTACATTATCTCACGACCAGAATACTGTGATAAACGCTTATGCCAATACTATAAGTGCTTTAGCTCCTTATAAAATTGGGGAAAGAATTTGTCAAATGATAATATTACCTTATCCTAAAATTGAACTCGTAGAAGTTACTGAATTAAGTGAAACTGAAAGAGGCGATGGAGGATTTGGACATACAGGTAAATAACATTTAAATATTATAATAAATTGGGATTAGATATATTTTTCTTTCGTAGAAATAGAAACGAGAACATAGAATCAGAAGAAATAGGATACTTTCGCAAAGTTAATTTCTTAGTAAGATTTTTTGGTGATAGGGGATTTAATGTTGAAAAACAAATTCCCCTAGAAATAACTAAAGAAATGTGTGAAGATTTAGAGGAGCGATGTAGAGCAGTACTAAATAATATTATTCTTTGTGAAGAGTTACTACCGACTATGGATGGATTCTTCTTTGGTAGTACAGCATATGACAAATATTATATTCAAGATGTGGAACATGTGTTAAAGAAATTACAAGAGGATATTATCCCCGCATTTGATAATTTAAAAGATACAGAATATATAACATTTGAAACTTGGTATTAATATGAAAACTGTTGCAAAAATTACTGGTGAATTTTTAGTTGATATTGCTAACTTAAAGAAAGATCCTTTGTTTATGGATATGCTTCTCTCTGTAGAAGATAGTCCTACAACAGAGGAAATCATAAAAGGAGTAGAAGAAGTTATAAGTGATTATATACTTACAAAAGTAGAATCCGACAATTTTAATGTAGAAATTATTGAATATGATAACTAAAGAATTATTTATCAAAGCTGTTAAAAGTGTAGAAGTATTATTGGACGAAGGACATAAATTATGGGATGATCATCATATAGAAATAGGAGAATCCCCTTTATATAAGGAGAGTTTTGTAATATTTGAAACTTTAATAGCTAGTCACTTTAATGAATATGGAATTGATTGGATAATGTGGTACTTATTTGAGGGTAAAGACCATATAGCAACTGATGCAGAAGGTAATAGAATTTGCTATGACTTAGATTCTTTATACGAATATGTGAAGCAATATCAATTATGATATATTTTGTAAGTACACAAAAAGAATTATTCAACTCAGACGTGTACACGATGATAACTCCAGAGGACTCCATTAAAATGATGGAGTCCTGGAGTATCATTCAGTATGATTCTGAAACCGAAGGTCGTGATCCACATCTCTGTAAATTGCTTTGTATGCAATTTGGAGACATTAAAGGAGAAAATCAAATAGTTGTTGATACTACTACGATTTCGCCTTTGCTATATAAGGATATTTTAGAAAACAATAAACTAGTAGGTCAAAATATAAAATTTGATTTACAGTTCTTATATAACTATGGAATTATACCTAGAAATGTGTATGATACTATGATTGTAGAGCAACTATTACATTTAGGATATCCTAGCAGTGTAATATCTTATTCTTTACGTTCAATAGCAGCTAGAAGGCTTAATATTGATATTGATAAAACAGTTAGAGGTGAGATTATATGGAGAGGACTGGATGAAGAAGTTATTAAATATGCAGCAGGAGATGTTACATATTTAGGCGATATAGCTAATTCACAATTAAAGGATGTAAAGAAACAAGGTCTTAAGAAAGCAGTTCAAGTAGAATGTAACTTTATTCCAGCTATAGCTTATCTCGAATGGTGTGGAATACATTTGGATGCAGATAAATGGAAAGAAAAGATGAAGAATGATAGAATCAAGTATGAAGCTAATAAAAAGGCTCTTGATGATTTTGTTGTCAATAATCCTGCTTTATCTAAATATACTAGAGTAAATCTACAAGGTAGTCTATTTGATGGATTTGATACTACTCCTATATGCACAGTTAACTGGGCTAGTAGTCAACAAGTGGTTAAAATAGCCAAAGATTTAGGATTTAATACTGAAGTAAAGGATAAAAAGACTGGAGAAGATAAGGATAGTGTACTTGAAAAGCATCTTAATAGTCAAAAAGGAATAAATGATGAATTCCTGAAATTATATTTTGATTTTCAGGAAGCATTTAAAGTAATTACATCTTTTGGTCAAGGCCATCTTAATGCTATTAACCCAAAAACCGATAGAATACATACTAATTATAAACAACTTGGAGCCAGATCTGGTAGAATGTCTTGTGGAAGTAAGCAGTCTAATTATGATTTAGCCAAGTATAAAAATTTAAGTCCTAAAGATTGTACTTACCCAAATCTTCAGCAGCTACCACATGATGCTACAACTAGAGCTTGTTTTACTGCGAAAGAAGGTAATTTATTTGTTAGCTGTGACTACGCAGCTCAAGAAGGGCGTGTTCAAGGTGACATATATCAAGATAAGGCTATTCTAAAAATGTACAGAGAAGGGATTGATGGTCATAGTATGTATGCTAAGATATTTTTTAAGGATGAACTAAAAGATATTGATGTACATGATGTTAAAAGATTAAGACCAGATTTAAGAACTCTAGCCAAGGGGCCCGAGTTTGCACTAGCATACGGTGGTGGATATACTACTATAATGCAGCAACTTAAATGTAGCGAAGAGGAAGCTTTAACTATAGTAAAAAATTATGAGGAAGGCTTTAAAGGTACAGTAGAATTTGCAAAAAGAGGAGCTGCCTTTGTAAGGAAGAATGGTTATATTTTAATATGTCCATTGACTGGTCATAAGATGTATTGGTGGGACCATGATGTGTGGTTAGCTAGGCAGCAATCTTTTACTCCAGAATTTTGGGAAGAATATAGACAATTCCATAAGGGTACTGGAGATGAAGTAGCTTTAATGGTTTCTAGTCATTTTAGAGCTGCCAGTAAATGGGATCGACTTGCTCGAAATGCCCCTCCACAAGGCACATCGGCGGCAATGACCAAGGAAGCTGTTACTGATATTTTTAATTGGATTGTTGAAAATAAGTATTTTGGCAAAATCCTATGTTGTGCTCTAGTCCATGATGAAACATGCTGGGAATTTCCGAAAGAAGTAAAAGAATTTCCTAATATAGTACAACAGAAAATGGAAGAATCCGCAGCCAAATACTGTAAATCTTTACCTATACCTGCAGAAGCTGAAGTATCCGACCATTGGGTTCATTAAGAAAAATTAACTGTGTGTTATATGAAATCTGAAATAAAAGTGATAACTTTGCAGAGTGAAAAAAATAGAGAAGGAAAGCTTTTCTTTTATAAAGAAAGGGGCCGTCAGACTCATAGCACTACTACCAGATTTAGAATTAGAGAGATAAAAAATAAATATTATAATTTAGAATCACATGATAGAGGTTGGCTATCCTTTATGAATAAAATTCCTTCTTATTTATTCGATTATTATAGTTATGATAAAAGATAATAAAAAACCTTATATAGCTTCCACAAGTAATGTGGACCATCCACTTCATTATTGCTCAGATCCTTCTGGAGTGGAATGTATAGATATTATTAAACACAGAGATTTTTGTATAGGTAATGCTATTAAATATCTATGGCGTGCTGGACTCAAAGGTAATAAAAAGGATACTCATATAGAAGATCTCGAAAAAGCCATATGGTATATTAATAAAGAAATAGAGTTAATTAAAAGTGAAACTACTTGATTTTTATGCAGATTGGTGTTCTCCTTGTAAAATGCAAGGAGAATTATTACAGTCTTTTGATGTGGTAGAAGTTGAACCAGTAAATGTTGAAAATGAAGAGAATGAATCTTTATGTGAAGAGTATAAGGTTAAATCTCTACCAACTTTAGTATTAATTGATGATAACAATGAGGTAATAAAAGAATGGCACGGCCTCACTCATCCTGATGAAATACTAAAATATATATCAAAAGATTAAGATACTTTTTTATTGAACTAATGATTTTATGATGAAGAAATTTATTTTAATGGCAGTAGCTGCTCTAGCTACTATGCTCAGTATGAGCGCACAAACAGTAGAGCATTCTAAATTTACAGACAATTGGCAAATCGGCGTGAGAGGCGGTGTTACAGCTATTTTACATCCAGGTTGTAACAATTATAAAGATTTTGGGCATACCATCCAAGCAAGTACTAGTCTTGACTTGACTAAATACATCACTCCTGTATTTGGAGTAGGTATTTCAAGTACAATCGGTTGGGAGAATGGTTCTCAGCCAGGTGATTTTCAAGGTCGCAATTGGCTTAACTATGTAAATGTTATGGCAAATGGCAAAGTTAATTTGAATAACTTGTTTGCTGGTTATAAAGGACAACCTCGTCCTGTAGAAGTTGTAGCAGTGGCAGGTATTGGTTGGAATCATGGCTTTATCTATGCTCAAGATGCTGAATATTACTACTTTGGCACTACTGCACATACTAATGACATTATTACTAAGTTAGGAGCAGAAGTAAATGTAAATATTACTGATAGGTTGCAAATTAATGTTGCTCCTTATATTGCTTATAATTTTACAGGTGCTAACGGCTATTATCATGTTAATCAGCCAGCATTTGATTCCCGTAATGCTTGGGTAGGTCTTGAAGCAGGTTTAACTTATAAGTTTAAGAATAGTAATGGAACACACAACTTTACACTCTGTCCTTATAAGTATACACAAGCTGAGGTTGACCGCCTTAATGATCAAATCAATGAGCTTCGCAATCGTAAACCAGAGGTTGTGACAAAGGTCGAAACTGTTGAAAAGGTTGTTACTAAAACAGTAAACGAAAATAATCAATTTGTAGTATTCTTTGACCATGCTTCAGCTGAGCTTACTTCTAATGCCAAGGAGACTCTTAATGAGATTGCTGAAAATTCAGTTGTTCGTGTAGTTGGTTCTGCATCGCCCGATGGCAATGCTAATTTCAATGCAAATCTTGCAAATGAGCGTGCACAGGTTGTAAAGAACTATCTTAAGAATCGTGGAATTCGTGTTGAAGATGCTCACGGTATTGGAACAGAACTTGGTGCTCGTGTTGCTATAGTAATTGTAAAATAAATTAGATCGATTATATTAATTAGAGAGATATTATATAAATAGTATCTCTCTTTTTTATGAAAAAATGTATTTTATGAAAAAATTATTATCTCTTTTATTATTACTCTTTGTGAGTATGTCATTGTATGCAAATGCTGAAACTGTAGTTTTGGCATACACAGGAACCACAACAACAAATATGACAGGTGAGAATGACGCCGCTATTGTTGGACTTGATGCCACTGAATGGTCAGTAATTGGTAATTTAGCAGGTAATGATCTTTATCCTGGACTAAATAAAGCTGGAGAAGTAAGATTATACTGGAATGAAAATGGTGTAAGTACCATTGATGTTGCATCATTGAACAATGCAACTATTAATAATATTACATTTGAGTTTAGTAGCGCTAATTATTCAAATGTGTATGTTGAAGTAAATGGTAATATAGTTGAACCAAATGACGAAGGTGAATATGCAATTAATGCTTCTGCATTTACAATTGGAAACAATAATACAACAAATGTTCAAGTAAGAATTAAGAGTATTACAATTAATTATACTCCATATACCCCTCCAACTGGCATTACAAATGTTGAATCTTCTGTAAAGAAAGTCCAATATTATAATATGCAAGGCGTTCAAAGTTCTGAACCATTTGACGGTGTAAACATTGTTACTATAGAATATGACAATGGCACAAAGAAAATCAATAAAGTTATTAAGAAGTAATTAAATCCATTGTTTAACATTTAAATCATATTAAATGAAAAGATATATATATAACATTCAATATAACGCTGGTGATAAAGAATTAGACAAAGTATTCATTGATGCTTATAATAAGGAAAGTGCTTTAAAGAAACTTAAAGCACAATTTCCTGGGGTTTATAGTATTACATTCGTAAGAATTGAAAAAGAACTATGAGCAAACTAGGAGAATTAATGGTAGAAAAGTTTGAGCTTGAGAATCGTCTCGAAAATATTAATGAGGCGATTCGAGAGCTTGAATTAGAAAAATATAAATATCTAGAAGGTAAATGTTTTTATGTTGATGGTATCCGCACTAAGATCATAAAAGTTACTAATATTAAATATCGTGGAGACGATGAAATATATATAACTTATATAGGCCTACAAATAGGACATAAGACAATTACTACTAAGATAGATAAGAATATACTTCTTGTTATAAAAGCTAATCTTATTAGCAATGAAGAATTTAACAGAAAGTATGATGAAATGAATCAATATATCAAAAATAATATCTTATGCGACTAATTGATCCAAGTGTGGAGATGCTAAAATGTGACTATAAAGATTTTGATGATGTCACAAGAATGATTGAAAAAGCAGGAAGAATATGCTATAAATCAGAACATAAAATAACAACTGATTCCCACATAGACTTTGTAGATATGCTTGTTAGAAGAGGACACTATTCCCCATTAGAACATGGCACTATATATTTAAAAATAGAATTACCTTGGATTGCTAGAGAGGCTTCAAAAGACCCTGATTATAATAATAAGTATAAAATAATATCATTTTATAAACACAATAAATACTCTAGAATAGTAAAGAATATAAATTATATCAATGATGTGCCTTGTAGTTCTTTATATTATATTACTACAAATTATAGAGTATTGTTAGAGAATGATAGAATGGATGATATTAAATATTTATCTATTCCAGAGCCTAATCATGTTAAACGATATTCCTTTAAAATTGTATGTGATAGAGCAGTTGGAAATGAAATAGTTAGGCACAGAAAGTTAAGTTTTTGCCAAGAAAGCACTAGATATTGCAATTATGCTTATGATAATTTTGGCAATACACTTACTTTTATAAAGCCTTATTGGTATTATAATAATGTTGAAGGACAAGCGTGTTATATAAAAGCCTGTGAAGAAACTGAAGACCATTATTTATGGATGGTTCAAGAACTTAAAATGTCTCCACAACAAGCAAGACAAGTCTTACCACTTGGATTAAAGACAGAACTTATTGTAACTGGATTTTCAGATGATTGGGATCATTTTCTTTCTTTAAGAACTGCTAGTAGCGCTCATCCAGATATGCAGATTATTGCTAACGAAATTAAAGACTGTTTATATGAAATGGTAGAAGAAAATAAGAAAGAATAATATAATTAAAAAGAAAGAAGAAAAAAATAGAGAAATAGAAGATTTTCTTAGAAATTCTCCTAGAGAAGTTAAAGCTTATATTAGAAATTTATTATTATTTGATACTACCAAATTAATACAAAGCAAAGGTCTTTCTATTAAGACTGGAGTATGGGAGTAAACAATAAATATTTTATAATACATATAGAAAATTGCTTAAAAACATACTGGAAAGTTAGGAAGTTTTTTATAAAACCTAATATAAAGTTCTATATTGGTAAGAAAAGGAATAAGCCTTTTATACCTAACTGTAAAATATTGAATATTTTTATATCAGATGTTAAATATAAGCAGACTGCAAAAAGAATTTATTTTAAGCATAATCCTATAATAGACATAGTATTGTTTAATAGGTGGGAAATAAAAATTGAATTGGCTAGAATAGGATGTTTTATGGGTTGGACACCACAGCATCATATGGAAAAATGTGTGAGTGATGAATCTAATATTTATTGGAAAACAATATTAACTTGGATTCTTAAGTCTTACTCTCTTAGAAAATGTCTTCAAGCAAATACTAAAAAACGTAGTATTAAATTGTGTGACACTCTTATAATTCAAGTATCTCCTACTGAAAATATATGCTTAAAATCTAATATTGACTTAAGTAAAAAATTTAATAAAAAATAAGCTATCATAGAGCCTTTCTGCGGGCTTTTATTTCTGTAACACTTACTTACTTAGACAGAAACTAAAAGCCTCTGAGAGGCTCTCTAAATAGCTTTAAAACGCATTTAAAATTATGACTGAATTAAAATTAAATCTAGACGGACTAGTTACTACAACAGAAACTAAAGACGAAGGAATCTGTGCATATGATTTGATACATCTCTTTGTTGGACAAATGAGAGCACAGACATTTAGTGAAGAAACTATAAATAAAGCATTAATTACTTATGTTGATGAATATATAAAGGATAATAATAATGGAGAGTAAATTAAAGTGTAAAGCTATTAGTGATCTTCATGGTGTACTCCCGCAGATAACTGATCGTTTTGATGTATTATTTATTTGTGGTGATATAGTACCATTAAATATTCAACGTAATATTCCTAAAAGTGAGAAATGGCTAAAGAAATTCTTTGTTCCTTGGATAAATAAATTACCATGTGATAAAGTGTATGCTGTTTGGGGTAATCACGATTTTATAGGTGAAAGCCTTTATTATAATCAGCCATATTATCATTCTGTCATTAGAGTGCCGACTAGTAATAAAATAGAATTCCTAAATGATACTGTAGATTTTTACAATAAAGATGGTAAGAGTTATATGTTTTGGGGTTCTCCTTGGTGTCATCAATTTGGTGATTGGGCTTTTATGTCTGTAGATTCTTTCTTAGAGGAGAAATATAAGACATTACCAAAATGCTGTGATGTATGTATGACTCATGATGCTCCAGATATTGGAAATATGGGAGTTATTACTCAAGGATATTATTCTGGGGAACGCGCTGGTAATAAAGTGCTTACAAATGCTATTATAGAAAAAAAGCCAAAGATAGCAATCTCTGGACACATCCACTCTTCTGACCATTCTATTCAGGAATATCCTGAAACTAGTACTAAATTTGCTACAGTTTCAATACTTGACGAAAGTTACGATGAAGTTTATCCACCTCTTGATTTTGAAATATGACGAAAGAAGAACTAAAACAAATAACTCTAAATGCTATTTATGAATTAGCTTCCAAAGATGCAACAACAATAGAAAATACTAACGATGATGCTTTTTGTTATGCTCTATTTGTAAAGATTTATGGCAAAGTACCACATGTAATGTATTTCTTTGATGAATTGACAGTAGAAGAGAAGATTAGTGATGAAAATTGGGATGAAGAGGGAGAATATCACCCAAGAGGTAAAATTAATATTGATGAAACTACTGAAAAAATTATAAAGAATTTTGAATGTTACGTGCATGTATGGAAATCTTATAAATTCGTAATAACTAATGAATTTATATTATTTAGGGGTACTATATTTAATGTTAATGAAAAGAAAAGCCAAAAAATAATTGACTGTATAGTTGATGAACTTGGTGATAAAGCCAATCTTAAATTTGTATCTGTAGATAATAATGGTAGATTTAATGTTAATTTAATGCCAATCAGACAAGATGAAGTAGATTTAGAGAGTAACTATAATGATGATCTTCCTTATGATAAAATAGAAGATATTATACAAGCAAAAAGTAGTGCTCTTATACTACTTCATGGAGAACCTGGAACTGGTAAATCCTTCCTTATAAGAAAACTTATAACAGATAATCCTGATATCAAGTTTTATTGGTTGGATAGTTCTATGTTTTCTCAGATAAATTCTACTGCATTTATGGACTTTTTATTTAAGTGTAAAGATTCTGTATTTATATTAGAAGATTGTGAAATGGTATTAAAAGACAGAGGTAGTAATTACAATACCCTAATTACTCCTATATTGAATATTTCAGATGGAATGCTAGGAGATTCTTTAAACCTTAAATTCATATGTACTTTTAATGATAGTCTAACAAATGTAGATTCTGCACTATTAAGAAAAGGAAGACTAAAATTAAAATATGAATTTAGTAAACTAACTAAAGATAAAGTTACACATCTATTTGAAAAATTCAATATTAATGAGACACCTAAAGAGATGCCTCTTTGTGATGTCTTTAATTACCAGGAAGATAATGGGGTTAAAACTGAAAAGAAAATTGGATTTTAAAAATGAGTAATTCTTTCAAAGAAATTCAAAGTTATTTAAGAGATTCTCTTAACAAGTTTGGAGAACTTAATTTACCTGAATGTAAGATAACTGATTATGTTGTACCTGTTAGAATGAAAGAGGAAGAAAATTCCTATACAATTCAAGTGATGGTTCCTGGTTTTAATAAAGAGGAACTTAAAGTAACAATAAAGGATAACATATTAACAGTTACTGGAGAACGCAGTAAAGATGAAGGTTATGATGATAATCACGAATTCTTTTCTGAAAAATGTGAAAGAAAGATAGCTTTAAGTGATGATATTGATTATCAAAATGTTAAAGTAGATCTTAAGAATGGTATTTTAAATATCTATCTTCCTAAAGAAGAAACTAAAGGCAAAGAAGCAATCTCTCTTAAAATTGAGGATTAATTAAATAAAAACGGGTCAACACTCTTCGGAGTGTTGGCCCATTTTTTTTCTCTATATTTAATCAAAGTGACCATAAAGTTTTAGTCTGTCGTAAGAATCCTACATTATCAACTACTGCTTTGAAGAAATTCTAATCACCAGTCATTACTTCTCCCATATCTTTCCAAGCTTCTTTAGCTACTGCAAAGCTAGGAGGAGTCCAATCAGTCATTGGTGAAAACACATCACCAATTCCAAGGTCGGATCCTGATTGAATCATAGCATAAAGTCCTACTCTTTCAGCAGATCTTAGTGCTTTTTCCATTGCAGTTAGATTTCTAGTTTTATCATTCTTCTTTTGCTCTTTAAATAGTTGCATAATGATTGTACCAAATATTAACTATATTAAACAGAATACTGATAAATCGTGAATCATTAATTTTATATTAGCTCTTCTTGTATAGGCAACAGTATCATCAATACCTTCTTGCCCTTTCCACCATTGTCTGGCTCTTTCAGACATAGACAAATCATCTTCATTTGGACTAAACATATCTTTAAAGAGACTTAAAACTGTCTAACCATAGCCTTCCTAATAGGAACCTTTCCAATCCATATATGGTTCGAGATTTTCACCGTTCAATTGACTTTCAGGAACAAGAATTACTCTTTCATTCTCTTGACCTTCGTTAATTATTTTTTTATACATTAACTCTCCTTTTGAGTTCTTCATATGTTCCCAATGTCCTTGACTGTAAATACCTCCACGTAGCCACCATCTGTTCTTAAGAGAAGACCAGTAAGTTCTAAACTAAGTAAATAAAGCACCTAATAAATAACTCTTTAATAGATATTGATCCTCATGATTATAATAGCCATACAAAGAATCTGCAAATGATTTTATACTTCTAGCCTCTCTATTGGTATAAGCCCTAGGTAATTTATCATTATAAGTCATTTTTCTTTCTAGTCCAGTATTAGGATCTATAATCTTATACCCCTAAGCATTAAACTCATCTACCATTCTTTTATAAAGAGCTAGCTATTTAAGATATTCTGGATTGTTAGTATTTACATCTTCTCTAGACTTTTTATTAAATTTAAGTTTATTAAAGCGTGTATCTTTAGAACAATCATAGGACATTGTAAATCCGTCATCATTCATGGTATGAGCATCAAAGCAACCGTCAGCTTTCATCTATGCAACAAATATAGCCATACGATTCATATAATCTGGAGCACTAACCATCCACATTAATTTACCCTAAAATGTTAAAGCATCTTGCCCTTGACGTAATCTGTCTTGTAGTACATTAATATCCTAGTCATTTATACCATATTGTTCATTTATAAGCTCACCCATTGATACTACTTTAAAGTGATTTTTAGCATCTCCAAGAAGCCATATTAAAGCATCTTTATATTCTTTTTGTCCAAATTGGTTAAGTCCCATAGGTTTAACAATAGAACGAGAATTATTTTTCCATACGCCTTCAATAAGCTAGAATAAGAATGCCTTAGGAGAAACACCTAATGTAACCTCACTTGTTATATTTCTAAGTTTACTCATAGCATGTGCTAGACCTTTGTATTCATCAGATACCAAAGAGCGATTCATTATCTTAGCTTCAACATAATTTAATAGATATTTCTACATCTATTCTATCCCAATATTGTTTAATGTACCATTTGTTTTTAGCATTACATACATACCTTTTAATACAGGCATATAAGAATCTAATACACTCTTTCTAATTTTAGAGAAAGAATAAGCATAGAATATTTTTTCAACGCTTGTAGTAAAATAGCTAAGATCGTGCTCTTTTAAAAGTTTTGTTCGAGTTACTTCATTTTCACTTTCTTCAAAAACATCCATAATTCTAAAAGCTTGTGCAGTCTTCTTTGCTTCGTCGGCTTTCTCATTTGTTAAAACCTTCGCTTCTAATCGTTTAGCATTTTGAATTGGGTGTCTCCACCATTGCATTGTACGCTTAAACCATGCCACTAAACCTTTAGTTCTGCCATTTAAGATTTTTTCTTGTCCCTTAGATTCCATTAAAGGAACATCAAAGTATTGACTATTAGAGTCTGCCCTTCTTAATTGACGACTTTCTTCTGTGCTATCCTCTTCAAACCTTAGTTTGTCTTGTTTATCAAGATACCATTTTAAGAATTCTCTTTCTTCTTTAGTCAAGTCTGTAGTCTGATCCCAAGGATTTTTAAATTTAAGAATACCCTATTCTTTATTATGAATAATCATATTCTCATAAAGACGTGAATCATTATCAGTGATCCACTTTTCTCCTCTACTGTAACCTTTGGCTTTTATTAATTTGTCATAATGGATTCTCCACTCGGCAGCTTCATTATTCATTCTATCACGTAATCTCTAGAATGCATTGTTAGTTAAAGCTCTTAATCTTCTTAAATTAGAAGATTCCATCATTTCAGGAGTATTGACATTAAGAGATATAAAGGAACTTTCTCTTAATTCTTGTGTATAATAAGCATTATTCATTTCAGAAATAGCAGTCATAATAGTAGAATACATAGCCCCTTGGGATGTATTAATATCTACTTCTCCTTTTGCTAAATCTGGATATGCATCCTCTAATTCCTTACGAAGTCTATTTAATGTATCATATTCAATGTCCAAAGACACTAAGCTTTTTTCATATTTAGAGTATATACGGTTTAAAACTCCCACTTTTTCCAAAGAACCTAATTCAAGCATAGTAGTAGCAACTTTTTGAGTTGCAGACGCTACTTCTATTTTACCATTGGCAAAATTATTAGGCATAGTTGTTTGTGAATAATCACATAGAGCATTGAAATTATCCATTAATTGCTTATTAGAGGTAGTTCTACCCTACTGATTCCAAATATTTATTGCCATAACTTCGCCTAGTTTATCCCCTTTACGAAGAACTGATCTAGATGCTAAATTAATAGCTACCATTGCTTTCATTAATTCAATGTTTCCTAAATCAGCTTCTAATGGAATAACGCCTTCATGTTGTGGTGTAATATCATTAACATGCTACCCTAGGACTGTATTACCCTCTTTCATTTTTACTTTACGGCTTAAGTCATATCCGCTTAGAACAAAGATGTTAACTTGTCCAGAGATTTTATTTCTTAAAGCTAATATGTTTAAACTCTCAAGAGCGTCATTGTTTACAGGTTCCCACGAGCCGTTACAATATCTAGAAAACATTGGAATAAACCATTCGCCTTTGTCTCCATAGTTAACAGAAGATACTGCTGGAAGTCTAGCGGGATCCTACTCTCTAATAGCTTGTTTTATATAAAATATGTTACGCTTTTGAGCTATATCATTCTAAGTAACATACTTTTTATAAAATTCTTCCATATGCTAAGATATTTCCTCTTTATCATATTCCATACGTTCTTTTTCACCAGGAATTTTTGGGAACATGTACTTACCATTATTCAAGTTTTCTTTTATCTCAGCTTCTATACCTTCTTTTACAGCATCATCATAGTCTTTCTAAAAGGTATAACTTGGGAAGAGTTCTTTGAAATGTGTTTCAATATCTCTAATAAAGTTAGTTGGTAAAGCTTCAAGTTCATTTTCAGCATATACTAACTTATTAATTTTTGCAGTTAATTCTCCTAAAGGTGATAAGGCTGGTTCTCTAGAAACATCTTCAATGTAAGGAAGACCTCTTACATCTTTAGGACATTCTATTGAATTTACTCTAGGTGACCCCTCATTTGTTATGGTGTAATTTGCTAAATTTATAGGTAAAATTCCTAGAGTAGAACCTTCTATATTTATACCATAAGATTCAAGAATACGTCTATATAAACCTAACTGAGCCATATAAGATCTTCTTTTAATTGCACCCCATTCATCCATATCTTTATCGGACGTTTTATAGTCATAAATATGAGGTATTCCCTATTCGTCTTCTACTACTAAGTCAATGATACCTATAATATGAGCCTTATGATTGCCTTTTACTGGAAGAGAGCTTTTAGCAACTACTGGATACTCAGGTCTAAATTTACAATTTTTTCCATGTCGAGCTTGCAAAGTAGTTTTTAAACTATTTAGATATGTAAGAAATTCATGTATAGTATCATTAGAAAGTACTGGAGAAACACTAGATAAATCGCCAGTAAAACTGTCATCACCAGTTATAACAACAGAATCATTTAATATGGAAATAGTGCTTTCTCCCAACCAAAACATTTCTGCTACACGGTGCATAGCAGTACCTACTTTTCCTAAACCTGCCCAATAAGGCCATACATAATTTTCAAATATATCATTGCATTTAGGGAAAATATCTTCTATATTGGTGGAATTGCCAGCATATGTCTATTCTGTAATAATATCTCCAGCTTTTAATTGCCTGCCATTCTCTGTATAGCCTGCTGCGGCTAAAATATCAGCAATGTTTTTACTAATACCTGTTGATTTAGCTGAAGGCTAACCAGTCCACTAATTAAACAAGTTAGCTTTTAATTTAGAGCGAATGAACTCTGGTGTTATTCTTGTATTTGGGGCGATTTCTACAGTAGATAATACCATATTAGCACCATAGTAATTTGCTATTAATGCACTTTCTGCTTCACTAACAAATTCATCTCTTCTAGCCCTTAGTTTTGCAGCTTTAACTACATTGGCTTTTAAAGCTTCAGCTTTATCATCCAATTTTTTAGAAAGCACATTAGCTTTAGGAGATCGTGTACTAAATACAAGATCAGGTATGCTGTCTGCATCAAAAGATCCGAGATAATTATATAAGAAATTATCTAAATCCAACTCTGAACCAAATACTCTTCCTCCAAGTTTATATACACATGTACTCATAATTTATTATATATTTGCGTTTGGATATTTATCTGTTACATAAGATCTATATTCATTCCAGAGATCTCTTATATCTTTTGCTCCTCTAACATTCTAAGCATATGTAACGTCAGGGTTTTTATAGAAGACACCGTTGACATCAAAAGTTCCTCTTTCTGTTTCACGAAAAGACTTCTTAACATTTTCTATAAATGTATCTAAATCTTTAGCATTATCCATCATTCGACCTTTTTAAAATTTAGCAGGATTAGAATCCTAACCTCTGCGATAAGCATTAATTATTCTCTAAGAATGATGCCCACCATCTGAGCAATATTCTTCCAATTCTTTTCTTTTTAAAAGTTCCTCTTTTAAATTAGATATTGTACGACAATATGCTGTATCACTATTATAAGATTTTATTAAAGTATCTCTATTAATGGCAGTCCCAAATACATCCATTATTTCATTTAAGGATTTATTCATAAGCTCTGCTAAATTTATTGTAGTAGTGCTTTTATTTGGGAATATACCTGAATCTATATTATGCTTAATTTCATATTCTGCATCATTTATAATACTCTGATCAGCCTCAAGATTTAAGCCCTCTGTATAATGCTTTGCAAATAAATCTACAAAGATTTCTTCATTAGCATCCTATCTAGTTCGATTAGGAAACTATTGAAGTCTCTGTTGATAATCTGGGAGTTGCTCTACTGACTATACCAAAGTATAATATATATCAGGGTTAGTATCCCTCAAAGCCCCTAATAATATATGAGATAACTCGTGAATAGGGGAATCAGATGTAGCATTATCCATGTTTATGTAAATCTGTCCCTAGTATATAAAAGCATTTACTCTAGTAGCGTCAGGGATAATAGCAGTAAAATTATTAGATTGTAATTCAGCTGTACTAGTTCTTATAAACCCTATTCCATATAATTCCTCTAATCTATCAAGAATTTTTTCTAGATGATTTTCTCCATTATTTTGGGTTTTTGGAGAAATAGTATTAGCAACACTATTAATATCTGTTCCATTATTAACTTTATGTAATAAATAGCTGTCGTTAGATTGTCTAATAGCTTCATAAGTTTCATAGTTAGACAATCCAGATAAAATAGTTTCAATCTAAGAGTCATTAAATCCCTCTGCTTGTAAGATAATTCTTTCTAAATCTAAGTCTGTGTTTACAGAATCTGGATTTATTAATAGAACTCCTAAAGAGTTTATATAATAATCACGATCTCCAATAATATTATTAAATTCAAATACTGGGTAATTAAAATCTTTGTAGAACTTAATTTCCCCTGGCAAATTTAACAAAGTTTTTACTTTAATATACTAATCGTTAAACAATTTACCTCTATTTAATCTAATAACATCAATTACGCTTTTATCGTAACTTGTTTTTTCTATTGGAGTAGTGAGAGCTTCAGAATAAGTGGCAAAGTTTGGATAATTAGTAAGTAAAAGAGGACTAGTAACTTTACAATTTGTTCTATAAATTGTGTTACCTTGCCTATAAAGGTAGGAACCATCTTCGAGCTGCATCTCGGGTTCTAGCTCTTTTACTTGTTCAATGGTGGTTGGTAATAAATAAGTTGTAGGTGTGTCCAAATCTCTATTCTAAATAGCTCTTACTTTGGCCATATATACAGTAGGGCTAATATTAGAAGTTATTGCGGACACTTCAATATCTCGGTATTTAGAGTTAATCAATGGAATATCAATAGGTCTGTCGTCCTATGCTATCCATCCTTTGCCACATTTCTTTAAATTATATTCCTTGACAAAAGCCGCTGTAGTATTAGTTGTACGGAGGAATCTATCTACGGTAGGGCATTTTCCATTCTTTTGATAATATTCTCCTATATATAAATCTAATTCTGCTGGCATTAGTCCTGTCATTTCTAATAATTGTTGATATTCTATTTCTAATTTATTAATACACTGAGCCATATTTATTAGCAGTTTCCGTCATTGATAACAGTATTTATAAAATTCTACATCTCGACGGGATCATTATTTATATCCCTTCCGCTAGGAAGAATGCCTGTAACTATAGCTTGAGCATACATATTCATATCATTCTATAGTTTTTCTTCGGCTTCCTAATTCTGTGTTCCAACTATTTGCTTTCTAATAGTTATTAATTTATTTGCTAAATCCTTCTAATTTCTAAATTCAAGAGGTCCTATAGGAGTCTATATTGTAAAGGTAGTTTCACTTGTTCCCTAAACATTCTTTAAGTCATCATTAATAATAGCTCCTACATATTCATATTCTATCTACACTGGCTACCTGCCCTCTTTTTTTGCTTCTCTAATTTTTGGTATGACTGTATCCTTAAAATAAGCCTATGACCAACCTTCTTTGCTTGACCATTCTGAAGGATTAGCATCCTCATTTATAGGATTAATACTTTTTATTCTTACAAAAACTACACTAGAATTTGCCTCTTTACTCTTCTTAAAAGCTACAATGTCTCCGACTTTTACTTTCTTTGTCCAAAAGTATAAATTATCATACCTAGTAGTCGCGGTTCTCTAATGAGTTAGAATTGCTTCAAAAGTATTGCCTGGAATAGATGGATTGGCTTTATTTTTTCCATAATAAGAAACCATATTAGCAGTACGATTATTGAGAGCGTCTTGTACATCAGAAACACTCATATTATCAGTGTTGTAGTTTGCACTTGGATATCTTGAAGTAACTAAAGAAGATTCAACTCTATTTTTTGTTATCCAAGGCTGTGCAGTAAGACCATCTTTAATAATACTATTTATTCTTTCTTCATCTCCAGGAGAATAGGAACTGCCTCTAGAACCTGCAATGTTCAATACTCTAATGTTATTATTTATAACAAATTCTCTTAAGTCCTATGCACTATAGACAACTGCAAAAGGTTTCCCGAGTTCCATAGCAGCTCTTGAAGTAGCTTTATAACCAGCGGATTCTTCTCCACTAGCGAGATACTTACTAGCCAATATATAAACAGTACCATCAGAGTTTTGAACATTAGCTCTTGTTCTGTCAGTGTAAGGGTTAGAAGCAGTAATGTCTTGTACTTCTTCAAATCCGAACTTAACCATATCCTCTTTAGATATATTACTAGATTGTCCATTTACTCTTTCTCTTAAACCATTTACAGGCACGGTTCCTCCAGTGGAAAATCCTAATTCTCTTGCTATAGTAACACCTGCAGTATCTACTCCAGTTTGTCCTCCACTAATTACTTTCTCTAATCTAAAATAATGTTCTGTACTAATTGCATCATTGATAGCCTAATGTACTACACTTTGTAATTCATCTCTAAGGGTATCAAAACCTTCAGTAATAGCAGAACCTTCAGAATCGAGAAATTCATTTATAAATGGGTCTCGAAGTATTTTCTCAATTATATTATCAGTTGAAAGTTGATTTTGTTGTTTCCAAGCTGCAAACGCTTCTAAATCTGCTGTAGTTCCTAAAAAATGTACTCTTTCTTCTGGATTGTCTTCAAGATTGAGCATTACTACTACATCAGACCCAAATTCATTCTTAGTACGAGTACCTATAATAGCATCATTGCCTTTTTTAGCTGCTTTAGTAAATAGTCTGCGATGCCCCTCATAATAGGTATCTTGGCCCTCTTCTCTAATAGGTTTCTTGATATTAAGAATAACAGGATAAAGACCAGGAGCTTCTCCTTCCATATCCTTAAAGATTTTCTTGTTTTTAGCAACCCATTCATTAAAGGTTATTTTTTTATTTGGGTCATTTATTTCAATACCAAAAACTTCTCTAAAGAAAGCAACTGTTTCTTCATCACCTTCACCATACCCATAAGCTCTTTTTCTCTAGTCTAGAGTCTTTCCTTTTTTTCTTTTTGGATCAAATTCACCTCTTTTATTAGGAATTTCTTTTCTAATAGTGCTTGTATCAATTACTTGATTTCTCCAAGAATCTCCAGATAAACCATTAGAAAGGATCTCTTTAAGTTCCCAATATAATTTATTCCAATGAGCAAAACCATTAACATCTGCTGGAGCAGTTCTATTTTGTCCATTTACATATTGAATAGAAGCATACGCCTACTTATTAAAGTACATATCATTTCTATCCTGTACTTCAGGAGCACCACTACCTTCAGTTTTTTGTGCACTCTAAAATCCTTCCGAGAAATCAGAATTAGAGCCGTGCCAATAGATTGAAGTTTCTACAGATTCTGGAAATATAGATAATAAATATTGTCTGTACTCTTCTTTAGTTCCTATAGCAGCTATAGCAGGATTTCTTCTAAATACTAAATCAATCTAGTCTTTATTTTTTTGAGTAATTTTTTTACCCATAGCAGTCTCTATAAGACTCAAGAAACTTCTTGCTCTTGTAGATAATAGTGTTTTATAAATGTATTCCTATAATGCTATATTTATCTCAAAAGGATCATTCGATTTAAGAACTATAATATCCTCTCCATTTGGAGTAATAATAACATTAGGAATAGAAGCTCCATTTAATTTTATATCGCCATTAAGCCATAATATTTTTGGATAATTACCATATTTAGTGATAATACTTATAGCTTCTTCTATAGATTTATTTACTGGAGAATATATACGCCCCTCAGAATGTATCTTTTTAGATATATCCATAAATGTAGCATTACCTGGTATTATCTAAGCAACTTGATCAAATGAAGTTATCTACACCTAATCAAGACTAGAAATATCAGACAATCTCTAATTTAACTCTGAAGCATTATTACCATTAGCCAATACACTCTACAATATTTGTGTAAGAGACGAATGGGCGGGTAACTAGGAACCAACAAATTCCTAGTCACCCATTATTATTTTTGGAATACAATTATTAGCCACAATCGTTATAAATAAAAATTTTACCTTGTTTAAATAATCTACTTAATTTATCCATTACGTCTTTTGTTTTAAACTCTCTGGAATTATAGGGTAAGAATGGATATAAATTAGCCATTACTGCTTTACTCATATTTGCATTTACAGTATATTCTCTATATCCAACAGGAGTAAACTCATTAGTTTCATAATCTAATTCTCCTGCATCTTCCATTTGTGCTAATGCTAGATCGTCCATTTCATCACCTCCGCGTTTTGCAAAAGTAGTAGGATCTAATTTATATATTTTATATGTACCAGTGTCAGAATCCCAGCTTTTTACAAATGTAGGATACTAGTTAGATTCATACTTCTCATTTACTAACCACGCTCTAGTAACTTTTGGAGCACAAGATAATAATAAGTCTTGCATATTAAAGTCTTCAGAAGAAAACAACTATCTTTTATCCATGTCACCAACATACTTAAAATAGTCATTAATGTCATTATCCCCTCTATTATCTCTAATAGCAGATTTAAATATTTTGGTTAAAGAATCTCGGCTTTGGACATTTCTATTTACAATCAAGTTATACCAGAAGAATAAAGTTTGTACTGGAATACCATTATATGTTACACCTTTTAATTTATTAAAATCAGTAAGGTATGATACGAACATATTTTCATTATACTCACTTGTTGATACTGACATATTAATAGGTAGAGATATAACACCTTTTTCATCTCCAGTAGTTGTTCTAGTAGTAGAATTCAAAGTAAGGGCTTGTATAAATTTATTAGTTAACAATGAGCGTTGGATATATTCATCATTACCATCTTCAACAACTCCCATTTTTAAATTTGGAACTACAGTTTGTTCCATCCAAAGTTTAAATGCTGCTTGCCCTTCTACTGTTCCTAAATCTAAAGCCTCTTCTTGTTCAATAGTTATTAGTTCACCGTCTTTATTAATTACCTGATTTCCTTCGCCGATTGGAACTTTAACATTTCTATCCTTAAAATACTTTAAGGCAATTTGAGATTGTATAAAGTTCTGAAGGTCTCTAGTAAAGTCAGTTCTTTGTCTAGTAGATAATGAGCTTAATTCTCCTCTCTATAATAATTCATGTGAAATATTATACATCAAATTAAATACAGAACTAATACTGCTGAACAAATAAAAATCAACACCGCTAGAGTCTATCATTGCCTGGAAATGGGGTACTCTTGATATTATATCTAGTATATTAATAGTACCCTTTACTAAGTCGTAAGCATCAATAGCAACCTCTCTGTACTATTCATCTAATAGGAATTGTAGTACATTAAAGTCGTTGAATATTCCTAAAGAGTCTGCCTTCTTAACAGTAGCTTCTATGTAATTTCTAGCTTCTTGTTCCCCACCATAGAATCTTACATAGTAAGGTTTAGAAGCTAAAATATCATTTACATCTACAGAAGCTCCTTTATCGAATCTATTTTTAAACACATTTTCTATTCTATTTAAATATGCTAATTTACCATCAACATCAGTTCTAATACCTTGATTAATGCCTAAGATAGCACCAAAGGTAACAAATTCTTCTGCTGAATCTAGCATATCTTTAAATGTATTCAAAGTTTCTTGATCAATATCCTTTACAATATCCAGCCATTCTTGCATCTTGAATAAATACCTGTAAAGCTATTGAATGCTTGGAGAAGGAGTGGAACCCGCTAACCCATCTATTAATGCAATAATATTATTAATCTTAACTGTCCAATCAGCTGCAAATCTTTCCCAACTTACTTCACCTTTATTTACTCCATCTAAATCTTGCTTGAACGTGGTATGCCCTTCTACACTAGAGGTTTTTGACTTACGTATAAGTTCCTATAAATCTAGTCTTCTAACATCCCCATTAGGTACTTTAAAAAGTAAGTCTTCAATTATCTCTATGTCAGTAGTATTAAGATACTCACCAGGATTTATACCTTTCTTAAGAGAATTTAAAGATGCTGTAATAGCAGAAGTTAAGCTATCTTTCTCAAATATGTTAATATCACTCAACTGATTAACAGCATTTACAGTTGGAGAGATCATTAAATTTGCTATATCTGTAAAATCAATTCCTAATATTATACCGTATGTATAGACTTTCATCATATCAGGATTAGCATTGATTTTTGCAAGAATAAGCTCTTTAGCATTATCAGTTGCTGCAGAAAGAAGTGAACTATTCACAAGAGAACTATCTTTCATATAGTTTAATTGGAGTAGTATCATGTCTTGTAAGAATTTAATTCTTTCTGAATCCTAACTTGTCTGCATTAGACTCTCTAATTCTGCTACGTTAGAATTAATAATTTGAGCCCATATATGATTATTATTTTTTAAATTAACGTTTGCAATAAGATTACGAATTATAGGCATTCTATCTGTACCAGCTGCTACTATATCCAATGTCTTATGGAAAAATGCATTTCTCTAGAATTTAAATTCATCAGAATCAAGATTATCAAAATTTGAGTTTAATCTTGCAGCTTCGTTAAAATAGAACTATAGACAGAATAATACTTTCTCTCCTACTGCTGATATACCAATACCATCTTTACCCATCATATTTTGATAATGCATCATAAACTTAGATACTGGATTAAAAGTAGTATAGTCTTTTTCGGCTTCACCCATCTAAGACTTAGTTGCAGCTTCTCTAGTTTCACCCATCTCGATAGGGCTGTAAGCAGCATAAGTATTTTCTGGAAGATTAGCAGTTTTATACATCTTGGATGTAACAGAATTCTTGGTCATCTTTAAACGCATATCCTTATTCTTAATTGATTTAAAATAAGAAGTATGTTTATTAATCATATCAAGTATTCTGTCAGCTTCATCCTATACAAACTATAAAGATGCTGTAGGATCGTGGGCAATTCCATTTTGTATAAAAGTATCTGCCAAAGAAGTATAATTTACAGCCAATTCTGAATTTTTAGTCTGCTAAGCTTTAATAAGAAGGTTTTTGATTGCAGTTAAATACTAAATACTGTCCTACCCATAAGAAAGTTCCGTTAACTTAAGATTAATTATGTCTTCAGTTATATCAGTATTTTCACCTGTACCCTAAGCAGAAACCAATGAATATTCTATACCATTAGGCATAGGAATTTCCTAGGAAATTTTTAACTTCTGTAAACTATTTAAGTTGAAGTAAGGACTCCAGCCAATATAAATTCCAGACTCTGTAAACTCATTACCCATTAGATATACTTTATCAATATCATAGTCAGAACCCTAAAGATAAGTCTAGAAATGAGAAACATAAGCTTTGTTTTCCTCAGAATCAGTAAATCCTACTACTTTCATAGGCATGAAGGATTGTAAAGCTTGAGCAGGAATACGAGCAGCTATAAATTCTAATGATTGCTAGAAAGAAGACCATTTTTTCTAAGCTAAGTTATTAATATAATTTTCTCTTTGCTCTAATGAAATCCTCTTAAGAGGAATAGTATCAAATACTTTTAAGTCTTCTAATCCAAATTTACTAGATGGATTTATATCATATGAAGAGTATTCAAAAGCATCATCTACTAAATCAGCAGGATCGTCTGTTACGATTACTTCTATTCCATCCTTAACATATAGCTCGCAGTTATTGAAAGGCATCATGTCCTCTTCTAACTCATTTAATCTTATCACATCACCAGTAACAGAGTCCACACGAGTAGGGGGATTTACCTTTACAAATTGCTTATTTAATAACTAGTCTTTATGCTTACTAAGTAAAACATAAGTATGTCTTCCATTATCCCTACGGAGCATTATATCATATAATTCAGTTTTGGGTACAAAATTTTCTCTTTGCTAGTTTATAAAATACTAAAGATCAATATTGTTTAAGTTATCACCTTTCTTTATTCCAAACTTAGTTGCATATATTTTAGATACAACCAATTCAGCAGGTTCAACTTTAATTGTTTCAGGAACAACATTAAATGTTTCTCCTCCCATATGTACTATGTGCTATTGATGCAAATTTTGGAAAGCCATTACTACTTGGTTAGCAAACTCGACTTCCAACATATCCATATACTTCTAAATCATTACATCATCATTAGTAGTCAATACATCTTTAGATGTTAGATTTCTAATTTTAGTGTATATAGATACTATTCTAGGATTTAGATTTCTGTTGATTATATCAAATAAAGCATCATTATTATTAAAGAAATTCTTGTAATTTATTACAGGAGTCTTTTTAAATACATCATAGAATTCTCTGAATTTTATTTTTTGTTCAATTTCATCAGTGTCAAATATACTATAAGTAGTACCCTCTTCTTCTCTAACCTAGAAGCTAGTTTTAGATGGCTAGAGGTTTCTACCTACTGCATAGTCTTCTTTAAACTATAATGCTGAACGCTTAAACTTCTTGTAGTCACTAATTGTATCCAATGTAACAACTAAATCAGGTAACTATCCAGTAACATATTGCCCTTGTATTAAATCAGGCATAGGAATATCTTGTTGATTACCATATTTATCAAACAAAACTAACATTCCGTCATAATTATGCCCTACATAATATTCTTTGCCATCAATTATAGCTCTTTTTAATGGCTAAGGGTCTAATGCCACATTTTCATATACTATATAAGATAGGCCTAACTCTATGTTTTTAGCTGACATTATATCACTTGCTTCTGTTTGAGCAGACAAGTCAGTATCATTTTTAATAATATCCTCATTAAGAGCGTCTTTAGTTGATCCATCTTCTTGTTTCTGCTTATAAACTTTTATAATATCATAGGCAGGTACAAGAACAGCGGCTAAACCTGAGTACTTTCTTTTAATGGCTGTTTTATTGATATTAGAAGTAATACTACCAACTACTGAAGATAATACAGAAGTATCACTAAAAGGTAATTTCTATTCAATATTTTCTATATTGTCTTCTCCATTTAATTCCTTGATGATATTATTCATCATACTAGCAGTAAGAGTGTCTTGTCCTCCGTCTTTACCAAAAGATTTTATAAAGGCCTTACCTACAATTCTATATATTTCTGTATTATCACCTGTTTTTAAGAAAACTTTTAAAGCTTTAATTTCTTGTTCAAGAGTCTATAATACTATACTTCCCAGGTCTTCATAAATCTATTTTACTAGATCGTGTGCCCAACCGTTAGCTTCCAATGCAGAAATAACCTGAGACATCTCAGTAAGTTCTGCATCATCTGCATGGTGGTCAGCATTCATTTGCACCCCAAGATGCTTAGTAAATATACGAAAGCTTCTTAAAGGGGTCTAATCATAATAAGATCGTACTGGGTTTGTATTTACTTGACCATTCTTAATACCTGATACGTTTACTGCATATTGTATTCCTGAATATTTAAGAGGTTGATATATATCTTTTTGAGTTAAAACTACTGGAAAAGATTTTTTACCATTTTCATCAGTAGTAATATCATTTTCATCAAGTAAATCATTTTCAGTATAATCTATTTCATGCATAGCTATAGGATTTTGTTTTGTTCTTATAAATCCTATATTGTTTGCAAAATAAGCCCAATTATAGTTAGAGGATTCATCTTCTACTAACCTACCATCTTGGAGAGAACAAGACCATTCTCCTCCTAAAGCTTTCCATAAAGAGTAATTACTGTCAATTATAAGAGGCTGCTCTGCTTCTATTGGTTTTCCTATGGGCTTTGCATTTTCATCTACATGCTAGTATGTAAATATGTAACCATTCTTAACATTTGGTAACTTTTGTATTCCTACAATTTGGAAGTAACTCTTGAGTTTTGGATCATAGAAATATGTAGAAACTAAGTCATCTAGATTAATTTTTTCACCATTAAATTTAGTGGTAATATCTATATCTAAATCACTAGGCCATCCTTGCCCATATTCTGAACTACCCATTTTTCTACGGAAAAGGTCATAATTAATACCATAGCGTTCTCCGACTCTATTACTAGAATTTCTAACTTTCCAATTAGTAATTGCAAACAACGCATACTTTAATTCTGTCTCAACCATATATGAATCATCCATACTATGTCCAATAGGTTTTTTATCAATACCTACATGGGCACCTTGTAATGATCCATTTTCAAGAATAGCAAATCCAGGATCAACCATACCAGAACCATCGTGAGCATCTATAGTTTTTTGTTTACCGTTACTATGGTCTCCACTAATATAATCCCAAGTATTGGCCTAAACATCGTCTATACTTGCCATATTATAATATGTAGGAGACCCTTCCAATGCCATCTAATACAATGGGTGCATAGTGGCAGGGTAAATAACCATACGTTTATACTGAGTAAGTAATCTACCTGCATCTTCTACTTCCACTGTATCTAAGTATTCATTTAAAGCAATATTAAATTCAGGACTACCTATTTCAAATCGTCCTACATTTTCCCACAACGGATTAGCATCAGTATTTTTTCCAAAGTTGTTTTTATGTACAAAGTTACCTCCAACAGTAGAACTAATAAATTGCTGCGATACCATTGTGTCAATGGCAAAGAATGCTCTAAGAATTGGGTTTATCTCAAATCCAAAATTATCACCATAAATTAAATCAGAAAGTTTTAATTTCTTTAAGTCAGTTTTAGTTAAAGGTATAGATTCTTCGTCTGTATTTATTTTGGCTAATATAAGGTCACCAGTTCTATAATCTACCCAATTATGTATAAACATTTCTTCATCACCAATAGTACCATTACTTATTAGCCTCTTTACAGCATTTTCCAATATAGGATCAATACCTTTTTGAGTAGACCATCTAAAGTTAACATACTGGGCAACATCTTTAATAAAACGTAACTGGTTTCTCTTAAGAACATAATTATATAAATCTTTATTGCCGAATACACGGAAATAATAATCAATAATATTATTAGTAGTTAAGACTTTAGCCGTATCATCAAAATGTACATTAGTAATTACTTTGGTATTATTTATTCTGGATAAGTCTCTATATAATTGCTTTGGATTAGAATAAGTTTTACCATCTATTTGTAAGTTACCAATATTATTATTGATTGCTTTAAATACTATTTGAGTATAGTAATCATAGTATTTTGAATAATCAGCCTACTGATCTAAACGTATTAAATAGTCTCTGTTTAATCCTAATATTTCGGCATTTCTTAATACGAAATTAAATAATGTGTCATGATAGTCTTTTCCTATGTTATCACGCATAGTACTATACATACTATCCATTTGAGTTCTATGCAATTCTTCTACTTCTATACAGGACATTCCTACTAAACTTTTATTATTTGAAAGTGGAATATTTCCATTTAATTCGAGAAGATAGTCAGTAGTTTTATCAGAATAATCTGTAGGCTGAATTCTGATTATACCTTGTTGTGAATTAGTTGGATCTAACCCATAATTAATCAAGAAATCAAATTTTATTGCACTTTCTAAGGACTCTGCCACATTAAATTTCTTGTCTAGCTTACTAGATAAACCGTCTTTACTTTTTGCACCTTGCTTCTATACTACTCCATGTAAAAATTCAGGTTGTAGTACAAAGACACAGTTTCGTAAACAAGAATTACGATAGTATGGGTCTTCCATACTATCATCCTGTTCAGTAGATAGTTTTTTCCTGGAATCTTCAAATACTAAAGCAACAGTGCTCATAAGATTAGTTAGACCATTGTTAGAAACAGTATTACCTTCAATATTTTTAGATGTAGATTTTGCAATTTCTCCTGTAATTACCATTTTAGCATTTCCTAAGAATTTTACAACAGTCTTATCACCTTTTGTATCCATTAATACTTTTAGTTTTTTCTAAAGGGATAAATAAGGCTTTTGCTTACCATTCTAAAATTTATAAATAGGATCAATTCTATATACTTTGTCTAACAATGAAGTATTCTCTGCTAAATTCTTAGCTTCTAAAGTATGTTTAATTAATACTCTGTTAGCCATTGGAATTAAGTATAATAATCCCTCTAAATGTGACTGCTATTGTCCAGTTTCCTTGTTAGGAAGATTCTACATATAAGCATTAAAGAATTCAGGATTGGTCTTGAAGTTCTGCTTTAATGTATCATCTACCATATCCATTATGACAGATTCTACATTTTGTAATATTGCTTCTGGAACTTCTGGGCTAAATCCATCTTTACTATTAAATATAGTAGATACATTTTCGTTTTCATCTACTATATTTATAGAATGGATTGCTTTATTATTCTAACTACCATCTGAAGTAATGTCATTAAATACTCGTATTACTAATTTAGCAGGAGCTCCTCCCACAGTAATATCAGTAGTTATAGACCACAAACTTGGATATGAACTTAACTGTGGATCATACCCAATTTTCTCTTGCTCTTCTTCAGATAAAGCATCGTAGTATTCTTTATTGTTAAGAACATATGTATTTATTAACTATTCTCTCTAAGAAGGAAGAAGCATCTTATTAGGACTCTCGATAGAATTCCTAATGTCAAATTCACTATTAGATGCTGATACATCCGTAGAAACTCTAGTTTCAATTACACCAGTGTCTCTATTTGAATTATAAGTCAAATATAAGTTTCGTACAGTCTTATCTATAGCAGATGCAACATAATTTAAATAATTCTTATTTACATAGTAACCTTCAGAATTTTGTTCTTTTAGCATAATTTCTGCCAAAGAGTAGTCTTGGTCAGCTTGCTTTCCAGAAGTCCTAAAGAAATGCTATTGTACAGAATACATTATACTATGTATTAGATTTGTATTAGGGCCCAAAGAAGAAATAGATAAAACAGCATCTATAATTTGAGGGATAATTTCTAATGAATTATAACGTTTATTTTCAGAAATTCTCTTAATAGATGGTATTCTTAATATATCAGCAAATGCAAAGAAAAATGAATTTGGATCTACATATTTCCCAGGCTGCAAATAAGGCTTGCCTTTATTGTAATCATACATAGGTGTAGATGAGATAAGTAATGTTGTTATATTACCAAGTTCTTTTAATGCATTTACATCTTCTGAATTTCTCCAAGTCTTTACTAATTCAGACTCATCTACAAGCTAGTATTTTATAACATCTTTATCTACTTGAGCATCTAAAAGACTTTTCTTAATATTTACAGAATCTTTTAACTCTGCTTTCAATAACATATCAAAGTTATTTAGAATTATCCAAGCATTAAAAGCGTCAAGAAATGCTCTAGATTTAGGAGATTCATTTCTCATTTTAAAAGCGTCGATAAGTTCAATATCTGTAGTATTTTCAAAAAGATGCTTTGCTAATTCTTCAACTGTTCTATACCCACTAATATTTAAGGTACCATCTTCATTATACATCTGAGCAGTAATATTTCTTTCTGCATAAGTATTTGCATAATCAACGATAGCTTTAGCTAATTCCTCTTTATAAGAAGCAATATTATTATTTACTTGTTCAGCAGTTGTTGGAATTTGACCAATTTTAAAATTTACTAGCAATGAACTAACAATATTTCTTTTAAAAGATTGCTACATTAATGTTTTAGCTTCTGCAGCTTGCTAGTAAATATCATCCAATTGGTTCTCCTTAATACGAGTGGTAATATCAACAGTATCATTATCACTGTTGTCCTAATCAACTATAACCATCTATTTAGTATCTTCTGGTTTAGTATCACCATCCCAATGAATAATAGAAGTTAAAGCATACTATAATTCTTTACTATCAGCAGCTAATGCGCTCAGATATATTTGATTCTCTGAACCAGGCGAAAACAATGCTATTGGAAGATTAGCATTCCTCCAAGCTAGCATTGCTTCTGCCAAATGTTCTCTGTTATCCTCAGATAAGTCATACCCTCCCTCTACTAGAGTCCTACCTATCTCTTTATAGGTATTATCTAGATTTCTGCCAGGAACTAATAACTTATTTAAAAGTGAATATATGTTTGAATCATTTAAACTACATTGTCCGTTCATTTGAATATTAATTTTAAATTGTTTTATTCAACAAAATTACTAAGTTTTGCGCATCTACGCAAATGTCTTCCGATGTTTGTTTCGAATTTAATTCTTTTATATGTTCAGCTATAACAGCATCTAAGTTAGATGTTACCTAGTACATATTCTTTAAATTTTCTATTATGCTCATAGCAAGTTGCCACTTCGATACAGCAGCATTTACAACTCCAGGATCCTAAGAAATAGAATCAGTAACAGCTTCAATTAGACTCTGTTTTGCCGTATTAAAAGCATCTACAAACTACTGAGGTATTCCTCCCTCTCTTTGAGGTTCAACAGAATTAATGCTTTCTATTATTTTAGGTATTAATTCTAAAGAATCAGATTTTTGTTCTGGCTCTACGGCTGGAGCTGCCCCTGGAAATTCTGATGCACTTATAACTTTTCTTCTGATATCACGTACATAGCCATCCTACATAGTTATTTTAACTCTATAAGCTATTCCATCTTCTTTATAATATAAGAAATAATCTTTACCATCCTTAACTAACTATGTTTCAGCTAATGGGCTATTGAAATCAGTCTTTTTATAATTTTTTCTAGAACGTAATTCTTGTTCAAGCGTACTTATCATTCCATTATAAGTTACTATAGGAACAGTAGAAATATTAAGATCAGATATCCTATTATTAACTTCTGTAACAATATCAGTAAGTATAGTTCTAACTGATGCATTAGCAGCCTCCATCATTTTCTCTTTTACTGCATATTGAGAATTATCCCCATTTGTTCTTAAATCCTGTATAATAGGTTCTGCTTTTGAATCTACGACATCGCTTATAGTTTGTTCCAGGATTGTAAGTAAATTAGGATCAATATTTTCTTGTATATGTAGTTCATCAATTAACTTCTACTTAAATTTTTCAATAGCTCTATTAAGCATTACTAATACTTTTTCAGCTTCTGAATTAGAAGCAGCTGCAGCAGGAGCGGCAGCCATTGCTCTTGCTACCGAAGTTGAAGGAGCAGTACCGCCTACATTGTCCGAACTTGAAGTACTACTTACTTTACTTAGTGTTGTTAATGGTAATACAAAGTCAGGAGTTTGAGGTACAACTGAAACATAAAAGTGATCTTCGAGATCTGTTGCTGGATAAGCCATTTCCTTTTTGGAAGGGTTAAAATTAGGATTTGGTTTAAACCTTGGATTATAGAAGATTCCGAATTTTAATGGATTTTCTTTATCAATGGCGTCCACTTGTCGTAAAGCTTCTAACTTGCTTAAGAAATCTTTTCTATTTTCAGCAATTTCAGTGTCGTCAACATTTACATTATTTGTAAAGTAACTAACTATAGAAGAGAATACTTCATACCAATGTGAACCACTAAAAGTTGTTTTTATGGTATTTCCAGTACCTTTAGCTGAATACCCAACTCTACCACTATCAATAAATTCTTTTATTAAGTCCTAGTCTCCAATAACTTCAACTAATAGTTTTCCTAAAGCACTCTCTAATTTCTTAGTAGAGGTAGATTTACCAATACCATAATCAGAGAGATTAATGTTAGAATCAATTGTTGTAAATATACCAGAGAGCATCTAGGTTAAATCATCATGGAACTACTTAACTTCATCTACAGTGTTAAAATTAATAGCTGCATTTGTTCCATTAACACTAAATAATGTGCCGTAAGAATAAGAAGATTTTCCACTATCCTTATTTATTTTAGCTAAGAATTTCTTTACTTCTATGTTAGTATTAATCAAGAATTCTATAATTCTAGTATAGGTGTTTATATTTCCCGCAGGAGTAATATATTTTACACCATTTCTCATGGCTTCTTTTAATTTGATAGCCTGAGTTACGAATTCTTCTAAGGATACGCCCTTTGGAGATAAAACAACCATTGTAATTTTATCTTCCAAAGCATTAAGATCATCCATATTACCTGAAGCAACGGCCTATTCTCTAACAGTAGCCCATAAGGAATATAATTCGTTACTATTAGCTTTAGTTATCTTCTTAAAGGAATCATTCTTTTTACTATTTGCAACTGCTAATTTACCATTTTCAAAACCGTAGTAAAGGTTTAAGTCTGTAGTATAGAATACAACAGCTTTACCTGCAGTTGAGGGATCAACTAAGCCAGAATTTTTATAAGCATCTGTAAATAAGAAAGGATCAGAGCAAATAATATCTGGATCTTCCTTAAATTGAGCAAAATCCATCTAAGTCTATCCATTTCCTAAAGCAAACTAAATTGGGCTTCTCTTTGTGTTAGTGACACGATGCTCTGCCAAATTGAATTCTCCTAAATCCCAGTATGTAGTTTGTTGTAAACTCTTGGAGCTGGAATCTATAGAATTAACTACGGTTAAAGTATTTTTTAGCTAACTTATTGCTTTATTTAAGCGTGCTTTATCCTTATTACTAGATTTCATTGACTTATATATCTTCTCTAAATTAGATATATAAGTTTCTACAGTTTTAGGATTTGGAAATACGCCCATAGTTATTTCCATACATCCTTCTATAGAATATACTAATAATTTAGAATTAGGAACTGCAGAGTTACCCATTCTTAATACTTTGTCAACTTCAGGTTCAAAGTTATCTTTATTAAATACCTTTAATTTAAAAGTAAACTAACCTGGACTTGAGCTTTTGGATAATCTATACAAATTCTATAATAAAGGTATTTTTGTTAAATCCTTAGTAGTCTGTAAGAATGCAGAATTGTTAGCATATAGATTATAGACTTCTCCATATATATCTTTATGTAATTCTCTTAGATTCCCATTATTAAACATCAATAATGATCTAAGCTTTGCTTGAGTTGCTTCAAGTTCACTTAACAATTTAACAGGCAAGGTTGGATTATTTACTTTACCAATTACATTACTAGTACCTTTCTATACTACTACTAAATCGTTACCCTATGTTACAGCAGACATTGTTTTATGGTCATACTACAAAGGATTTCCATTATTATCCACTATATTTAAGAAAGGTATTATAAGACCACTTAAGTCGGAAGGATTTTCTTCATCTCTTCCTAGTGGATCAAGCTAAGTCAAAGTAAAGGTGTCAGTGTTAGGAGTAACATTAAATCCTATACCACTTCTAAAGCACAGACCAGAATATAATTTAACTCCCATTACTTGATTATCAGCATAATTAAGGATGTTCTGTAACTCTGTAGCTGATACTGGTGTGGTATCTCCCGTAGTTGCAGGTTTAATTTCTCTAGCCATTAATTTCTCTAATGTAGATACCTGTTCTTTAGTAGTCTTAGAAGCAGCTGCGCTTCTTACTTTCTTGTAATTATTATCTACAAAGTCTGTAGTCCATTCTTTTACATTAGCTGGTTTCCCTACCTGCTGTAATTTGTATACTTGTTTGCTAGTCCAACGTTTGGTTTTTTTATTAAATACTCTCTTAGAAGATATATCAGATATTTTATACTAAATAGAAGATCCTTTTCGACCATTCTTACCTTTTTCTTTCTTTATTGTAATAATATCCCCTACATCAAATTTAGTATTCTTATTTTTCTTACTAGGAGTTTTAGCTTTACCTTTTGATTTTTTTACTACGTCTTTAGTAAACTTAGGATATATATATTCTGCAGGAATACTTATATCCTTATCACCGTTCTGAATCTTTGTAGCTAATTCTGTTCCAGCGGGTATAACAGCTACTCCTGCAATCAAATCATTTCTAATATTCTATACAGCTGTTTTTAATGTAGTTTTATTAGTTACAACAACTGGATCAGACTTAATAAGATATCCATTTTCTAGTACATAGTCAATTTGATCTTTCTTTAACTTTAATACTACTACTACATTATTCCTAAATGGTACCTTTATTTCACTGACGGGAACTAAATCTACATCTTGTTCTCCTTTACCATCATCTTCTTCACCACCATCATCGTCGTCTTCTCCTTCGTCTTCTTCATCTTCCTCTTCTCCCTTTTCATCACTATCTTCTTCTGTTGTACCTTCAGTAGCTACAGCAACAGTAGGATCAGTTGGAGTATAATCACTTAATACAGCTTCAAATATAGCTGTCTGCTCATCTCTGTAAGATTCCAACATTTCCTCAGAAGGTCTGACTTCATTCACTTGATTATGGTCTATAGTTGTAAATACATCCAACCCTAATAAATTAGTTAAACCGTTATCTATAATGACAGATCCCTATTTGGAACGAGAAATAGTAGTATGCAATGATTGTATAAATGATAATATATCATTTATTATTTCAGGTGTTAAACTAGTATTGCTTAATAAATTACTATACTTTCCATCCCAATTTACATCAATTATAAAATATTGATGCTCACTACCTTGAGCTTTAGCTTCGGAATAAAATTCAAGTTTATTGATCATTTCAATTTTATCCGAACTGAAGTTTTCAGTCAAGAATTTATAAATTTCAGAAGACTCGTCTTCATAAATGCAACCAACCTTTTCACCTTCATTTAAAGTATCAATCATTTGCTGTACTTGCTTCTTGAATGCCTTTCTACCTTCTTCAGTGGTAAGGTCTGGTTTATCACGTAATAAATCACCTTTTATTACTCCAGTAGGATCTATAGAACCTTTAATTTTAGCTTTAGATAAAAGATCTCTAATATAATCTAACACTTCTGTTGTACCAGAGAAATTATGATCTCTTATACTTTGCATTGAGAAATTCTATGCTAATTCACTAGTAGCATTTGTATTATCTCGTTTATTTGTATTAGAGGCTCTCATTGATACTCCTAAAGGGGGAGCACAGAAAGGAACACAAGTAGTAATTGAATTATATAATGTTTTATCATTATGATTCCAGAACATTCTTCTGGCACTCTGTTGTAAGTCGCCTGTTAATATTACAACGGCTCCTACTCTATTGGCATAACCTTTAATTAATTGCAATTCAGCATTCGTAAAGATAGTTGACTCATCGATAAAGATTATATCTGGTTTAACACTTGTATCTAAACCATCTATAATTTCCTATTTAAGACGATAATAAATTCTACCATCATCAAAGTCTGTAAATTCTATAGCATCAGAAGCATTTATAGCCTCTTCATTGGTCCCCAAGAATTCTAGTAATTCATCCTTTGTAAATGTATTATTACGTTTGGTAGAAGGATTTAAAGATCTAACTAAATTTTGTACTTGAGTATTAGTAGGTCCAATGGTCATAGTCCTAACTTTAGGGTTATCCTCTTTAGCTATGTCATATACCATTTTAGACACCGCTGATGTTTTGCCAGCGCCAGGAATACCTGCTACCATTACAAAACTATCCATAGGAGTTCTGCCGTAATCTTCTACATTCAATGCTTTTAATACAGAATTAAATAGGTCCTTATTCTGTGTCATTGAATAACAGATTTGAACACTCAAAGTTTGTGCTGGAAGTGGAGCCAAATTCGAGTTCTTTTTCTCTAGAAGAGCATGATATTTATATAAGAAATCACCAGACTTATACGCTATAATAGACGTTAAATAGGCTAATTCTACACTATCTCCCATTGAAGTAGAATCCTTTTTAATTGGCTAATTACTTATACCTATATTCTTAGCATTAGAAATATATTTAGAGAATAGTACTGATATTAATTCTTCTTTAATTTGTTCTCTTTCTTCTGCAGTTTTGCCCGAATTAATAAGTTCCCAAACTCTATCATATAATGCATTTTCAATATTAAGTTTTTCTTTTGCTATAGCAATTTGGTCTTCTAATGGAATATTAGTAGGTCTCTTAGGATCTTGAGTATATTTATTTAAAGTTTCAGCTTCTCCTATAGCTTTATCTAACTAAGAGCCTTTTTCTAAGAAAGCTTGACCATTAATGACTTTATCCTTAATCACTCTCTCGCCAGCTTCATTTACAGAAACAGTTTTATACAATTCGCTTTCAGGATTACCTATTATATCATATGCAAGATAGTTTAAGTTCACTCCTACTTCAGTGTGTTCTTTTAAAGAAGCCTTATCATTGATATCATGTAAACTCTTTACAAAGTTTAATTTACGTTTAAATGCCTCAAGGTCACTAATAAGTAAAGATGCAGTAATATGATCGATTTCTCCTAATTTTTCATCCCCACCTATAGCATTCATAGACGAGTTAAAACTAAAAGGATTCTCTTTATATAACTTATCAACTTGTGCAGCTCTAATCATTGCCTAAACTTGGGTAATCAAAGTTTCAGCATTTCTTATATCATCCTTTGTGATAGTGCCATCAAGAAGGAATTTACTAATATCTCCACCCTTTGTCTTTAAGATAAATTGCTATTCAATTTCTCTTAATAATGCTATAACACTTCTTGGGTTTCCTGTAGTAGTAACAGCCAACTCATTTAAAACTTTAAAGATAGGATTGTCTATCTACTGCTGCAAAAGACCATTTATAGTTGCATTTTTCTAAATCAAGTCAGCGTTAGCTTGATTAAATTTACTAACTCTATCATCAAATTCCTGTAATAAAGCTTGTGTACCAGCAACTAGTGATGGATCATCGTTCTAAGCTTCTTCCAATATTTCATTATAGTGCTGACGTAAATCCTGGTATTTATCGTTTAAATTATCTAAAGTTAAACCAGTAAAGAAATTATTAAACAATGTAAAACTTGCATCTGAATTCTGAATAAAATCATCACCTAAGATAACGTCTTGCATTAACAAATTACCTTCGATTTTTATTAATTCATTCTTTATGTCACGTATAGAATTTGCAACTTCTTCGTCAACTCTACTACCATCGCCTATAAGATACTGAAGATTCTATATAAAAGTATCCATAATCTTAAGGGCTTGATCATAATATGGGTTATTACCAGCACCTCTTTGAATGTCTATATTTGGATTACCCTATTCAAAAGCAGCAGTTACAGCAGGATCATTTACATGAGAATGTTGTGAGATTTTTCCTGCTCCCTATAAAACAAATCTGCGTAATTCACTAAATGGATTAGCATATTTGGTAAGCTCTCTTGCTCTCTGCTATACTTGTTCATCTGTTTGATTATAATCACCAAACATTTTAACAATTATGCCCGCTAAGTTAAGTTTCTGTTTTTTAGGTTGACCGTTTTCGTCTAAAACTACTTCTCCTGTTTCTGGGTTAATTTCATCAAACTCTACTACAGACTCTAGTACTTTTCTACGAGCTTCTGCATAAGCTTCTGCATTATGACCTATAGCTTCTAAAGATGCGCCGAAGCGCCTGTTTAAGTTCATGAATACGTCATAAGCCTAAGTTGTTTTTTCATTAGCTTCTAGAGCTAAGTAGTTTTCATAAGACTGTCTGGCATATTCTTTTTCATATTCAGTAAGGTCTTCAAAAGCTTTTTTAAATTTGGCTTCAGCAAAAGAACGGTAAGTTACATGTGTAAAAGCATTGGCAATTTCACTATTACCACTGAACATCATTAGACCCGTATAATATTTCTGATTTTCATCACCTAGATATTCTTCCCTTTGTTTTCTTAAATCAGCTAGATCCTTCTAAACGCGGTCAACTTTTTCTTGCCAATTAACGTCTGCACGTTTTTTCTAATCGTCCATCTAATTGAGTTCATCTAACTCACTATGTAAAGCTATAAAACGATCCCCCATACTGTTATAATCCTATAGCATTTTACCTACAGATGGGCTGGATGAAATTAAATAAGAAGATCTTAAATACTTAATAACATCATTTTGAGTAACACCATCACCACTAATCAGGTCATCATCACTAAGCTACATTTGTTCCTCTGATAACACAGTATCGATGTTATTTATGTAATTTCTCATTAATTTATAAGAGAACTCATTTTGATTATCTTCTTTTGTACCAGGCTTATAAACTATTTGATCTCCTTCAATATGGTCTATATCAGCACTTAAGTTAGTGTCGCCAAGCATTCCATGTTTACGAAGATATTCTAATGACTCTAATACTTCTTTTTTCTTCCCATTACGTATCATGTAAATGAGTGATTCATTTGCCTCTTTATTAGTTGGATCATACGGCCTATTAATATTAGACTTTATATGGTCTTTTACATTAACACCTTCAAAAATACCACCGCCAATAAAACCACCAAAGAATGAGCTACCATAACGTTCTAGAGCATTATCAAATGCAGATAACTGAGTCTTTCCTCCTCTAAATGAATTAATAAGGTTAAAAGTAACTCTCGATACATCATATAATGCCTCTTCTGAAACTTCTTCTACACCTTCTGCTAACATATTAGCCATTATAGAAGAACCTCCAGCAATTGTAGGAGAAGAAGCCTTTTGCCACATTTCTTGCGCTTTTTTACCTGCTTTCTAAAATATGCCTTTAAACTTACTAACTTCTTCTGCAGTAGATGTAGTAGCAGCTTTTGCTACTCCATTCTTTAAGCCCTATTCATTTGCTTTTAATAAGATATCACGAATTTCACGTTTTTGCATACGTAATTCTGGCAACACATGTTCACCAATATCTGTAGCCATAATTCCATACATACCAGCAAAATATCCCCAAAACATTGCAGCTGCTTCTTCATCAGTAGCACCTTCAGCTTTAGCATCTTCATAAGCTTGATAAGAAGAAGTACCAGTCATATATAATCTGGATATATACTTACCTAGCTCTTGATATTCTTTCATATAGTTTTCCTACCAAATACTTGCTTTAGCTAAAGAAGCTGCGACAGCTTCATCTGCTGTTATCATAGTTTCACCAGCAATACCTTTCTATATTAAGTCTGTTGCCCATTGCTATGATTTCTATTCTGCTGCTAATTGTAATTGAGAAGGTTTTGCACTTGTTCCTGTAATATCATACTTCTTGAAAGCTTTAGGAGCTTTTGTAAATAGCCAACGCTGCTATACTAACTGATTGGTAATATCACCAATCATATTAACTATACTTTCAGAAGAGAAGAAACTTTGCTGCCCTTCTAAGGATGACTTATTATTATCAAACTACATAGCAAAAGCCTCTACTCCATTAGCTACAGAGTTATCTTCTGACACTAATCCAAAAGTAGATTTATATATTGTAGGTAGAAATTTTGCAGCCTCAAGAGCAACATTTAATGCTATATAAGGACCCTTTATATATTTTACGAATGCAGGAGCTATACGCATAACATTCTTTGCCACTGTGCCAATTATACTTTTATCTATACCGTCAGAGTCAAAGAAATCATATTTGTTTGCCGCAGAACCATCCTTAGTAATTACATCAAACACAGTAAGAACCTATCTATCATGTGGTGTTTTACCATTTAATGTTTCATAATAGTATGTTCCAGTATCAGGATTAATTTTATATTCTCCTTTTCTATGAGCTATTTTTGATTCATCAGTTGTAGGATTACCATCTGCATCAACGTCTGTTTCATATACAGCCAAAGCCACAGGATCGAGCCAATTTCTAAGTAACCAAGCATCATTTGGGGATTCTTTCCAAGAATTAGTAGCACTATCCCATACTTTTTCATTTTGAGCAATTTCTTCTGGAGTCATTGTAGGATCACTAATATACCCTATTCTCTCTATACCAAAGTTTCGCCTGTCTGGATTATTAATTTGTACTACATTAAAATCCACTTGCTTTTTTCTTTTTTCTTTATCTACCCATATGTTATTATAGCTGAACATAGCCTAACTAACATTTTGTTGGTCAGTATGCTCAGATAACGCATTGTAGTCTTTTAAAGCTTTATCGTAGAAGGTATTAAACTTTGCTTCATCAAAATGCCCCTCAGTCTAAAATTCAGGGGTATTTTGAATCAAATTGCTATTTAAATATTTTTGTCTGTCATATAGTGAAGTATTATCAGCAGTAATACCTACAGCACTAAAGTCAGTAAAATTAAAGTCTGGGTTTGCCAAAGAGGTCAATACCCAATCATTCTGCTTATTATCCATTATTATAATGCACTTTTAGGTTGAGGTTGTTTAAAATTTTTCTAAGCTTGTACTTCTGAATAGGCTTCTTCATCAGCCTACCATCCTTTATCTTGTACCCATCCTGGGTTTCCTCCTGCTTGTCTAGCAAGTGAAGGACTATCATACAATGGAATAAATAAATTAGTTCTATAAAGATCACCGTCTATTTTAAGAGGGTTCTTTTCAGTACCTAAACTTCTACTAAAGGTTTCACGAGTTGCATCATCGTCAACTTCAGTAAATGCTTTATTCTCATCAGGGTCTTTAAATGTAGATTCGTCTCCTAATACTGATATTACAGCAAATCGTCTATAACCACTTAATACTTGCCCATCTGCAGAGTAATAGTCAGATAAACCTGCTGCTCTAAGCATAGCATTTACTTTCTGAGGTGTTGGAGGTACAGTGAAATTTTTGATTCTCTTCTGTACTTCTATGAATTTCTTCATCAAATCCATATTAGGCATGTCTTTACCATTGTTATCCTTCTTTACTGGAAGCCACATAGCTTTAACTCCAGTACCGTCATAATACATTCTAGATAATGCCATAGGATTAATAAGTTGCTCTCCAACATGTATAGAGTCTGATTCTATAATTCCACCTAATTCACTATCTAAAATTCTAGCAGCAGTACCAGCCTTAACAACACCGCCTGATGTCATTGGAATCTATGGAGAACTTTGTACATCTACGCTATATGCTTCACCAGTTCCAAATGATATAAGTTCTGTACTATGTGCAAGACCGTCACCAGTAATTAACTGCATTGGAAATGTCATTTTTGTCCTCTTATTACCACTACCACTTCCATCACCAGAACCACTACTACCATCTGGAGCAGAAGCAATAGTTAACTTAGATATGTCACTTAATTGACCTTGTATAAAACTCTTAATTAGTACCAGAGGTCCTTGAGAAGTGTCCATACCATGTCTTCTTGAGTATTCCTAAAGCAATGCCTATTGATTAACAGGCAAAGATGCTAATATATATTGTAAGGTAACTTGTGCTTGAGCTAATTGATTTTTATTCTCTTTTTTGATTTTATAAGTACCGTCTTCCGCTTCACTTAAAAGGACTTCAAGTCCCTAAGTAACCGCTTTTCCGCTTTTCTTACCTATAACTTCACTTTCTACTTCTGAACTACCTATCTTATTTACTACATCTTGGATATTCTTGAAGACATCCTATATACTTATACTTCCTGCTATTGCATTGGTTAATGTACCATTATCAAATGCCATATCTTTAGAATAAGCTCTTAACTAACTCAATTCGCCAACACTTAAAGTTTTTTCATCCCTACCTACTTCTGATACACTTTTAGTAATTAAACCGTCACTTCCTAATACGAATACTTTGCCATCAGTTGTAACTGCAGGTTCGTTCAATGTATTTTTAGAAGTAGCATGTTCTAAAGCTTTCGTATATTGCTCTTTATTTAACTATAAACTAGCTAACATTGATACCAACTATTTATAGTTAGAAGAAGATAAACCGTTACTCATTCCAAATAAATCGTTACCAAATCCATTTACTTTACTCATGAATTCAGCTACATCATTTGGCAATCCTTTAGTATAAGCCTCTTTAATTAAATCTTTTGTTAAAAGTCCTTCATCTGATTTAGAAGAAGACGAAGATGAAGACGCACCTCCTCCAGAAGCAGAAGAGGCATTTGCATTACTATCACCCGAGGCATATGCTGCCATTGTTAAAGAAGCAAGAGGCCTCTCTAACGGCTGATATACAACCGTTACAGGACCTCCGCTCTAATGTTTAGGAATTATATTCATATTACTTATATTGACCATGCAATACTTTTGCATTGCGTTTACTTACCTATTTATAATCATCTCTTAAGAATTTCAAATATGCTTCTTTTGCTTTGTCATATGAATATTTAGCTTCACCACCTTTGCTTAATTTAAGTCCTCTTTTTCCAACTGTTACTTTTTTATTTTTAGTAGCACTTGATTTGAACGAAGGTGTATAAGAAACATCAAATGTCACATTATCAGGTCTTACCCAAGTATAAGGATTAAATGATATTAATGAACCTAAATAGTCAGCACTATTCATTCTATGTCTAGATACTATTTCATGCATTTGTTTCTAGAATGAATTAGAAAGTGCTATAAATTCTGGATCATTATAAATTTCATCTCCAGTTTTTCCTGATGCTTTAAGTCTTTCAGCCAAATCAGCAAGTTCTTTTCTTTCCAATTTAGCAAGTTCGGACTGTTCATGGAATACTTGAGCATTTTGAGCTTCAGTGTATTTACTGTAATCCATTGCATTAGCAAGCATTTGTTTCTGAGTAGCAAGTTGCTGTTGCTCAGCTAAGTATCGATCTTTACTATTATGTAAAGCTAGAGCGTTAGAAACATCAATATCTATCATCTGATTATTAAACTTATTAAGTTTTTCACGGTTTGCATTTGCTGTTTCAACAGCTTCTTTTGCATTAGCGTCTGCAATAGCTTGATTCAGCTTATTATTTTCTCTGATATTAGCATCTGCTTGAACTCGTGCATCTGCTAATGCCTTATTATTTGTTCTAATGCCTTCTAATAGAGCAGCGTTGTTTACAGATTGATCAGTTGAGGAAGCTGTTCTTTGTATTGTACTAAGATTAGAAGCTGCTTGCTACTCCATATTCTTAATAGGAGAATAGTTATCATTATATATAAATGATTGCCTTGTTGGATCCTCAAATCCTATTTTATAAGTATGATATAAATCATTTATACGTTTCTGAGCATTTACGCTATCCTTATACCTAATATCAGCATACAACTAAGGAAGGTTTATATTAACCTTTTTATTACTTTTTGTTGCTAAAGGTGTACCAACATCAACTGATGTTCCAGAGCCTGTTTGACCTTTAACTACTGTTGCATCACCAGTATTAGTTGAAGTATTAGTACTTGCATCACCAGAAGTATTTAATTGAAACCCTAACACACCATTATTATCAACTACTTTAAGTGATTTTAGATTTTTATATTTATTATTTTTTTGTCCTTCTGCTATTAAATCCTCTACTATCTTAGATACCTAAGAAAGATGTTCTTTCTTACCAAAATGTCTAGTATTTTCTAAGGGACCAAAATAATCATCTAAACCATCATTAGCTTTTATAATAGTATTTATAGCTTTACCAAGTGTGGTATTATTAAATATCTTTCTACGAGAAGTAACTGCACCGTTACCTTTTTTAACTGTTCCAGTATATCCTGCACTTCCAAATAAAGCATTGCTATTAGTTACCCAGGAGTTCTAGAGGTCATTTAGCTATTTTAATATATCGGAATTAGGATTCTTGTCTAATTCATCTAATATTGTTTCCCAGGCTTTTTTATACTCTGGAGAATTAAGTATAGTAGAATAATCAATTACTGGACGCTTAGTAGAAGATTTACGATTAGAAGGTTTACCGCCTGTCTTATATGATAATACTTGCTTAGCAAATTGAACATCTGAAGACAGAATGCCTCCTTGTTTTCTCATAACTGCCTAACCACTAGGACTTACATAAACAATTCTGTTACTTATTGGAACAGATTCTGCATATTGAGGTAACAATAAGCGGTCAGTAGATAGTATTCTACTTCCAGTAGGAGTAGTAGGCTAATCATTAGGATATCCATAAAATCTAGGATTTAATTTTTGCACTAATTTTGCAGGAAGTTCGTCAAGATACTGTAAGAATTTTCTTCTATTTGGTCTTAAAGTACTATTTATTTCACGTATAGCTGTTAAATATTCTGCAGGATTTTCTCTAGATAAAGCATCCAAATATCCTCTTAATTGAGCACGACCTTCTCTTCCTGTGATACCTTGCGACCATTCTGTATTGGCAGCTTTATATTCATTCCAATTGAGAAGACGTCCTTCTTCTGTTCTAGCCATTGCAGTTTTGTCACCAGCAAATAGATTATAACCTTTCCTCAAACGACCGTTTTCTGGATTTTGTAAAGAGTATGCTCTAGCTCTTCGTATGTTTTGTCCTGCTTCCTTAGATATAAGTCCTTTTTCTTTCAAGTATGCTACACGTTCAGTATTAGTTTTTTTGCCTTGTAAAGCTTGCCAGTGTTTTACATGTTCTGGATTATTAAGATCAAATTTAAGTTCTTTATTACTCTTAAATACCCCATTAGTATCATTACCAGCAGGTTTTTTAAAATTACCTTTAATAGTTACAGAAGTTGGCTTAGCTGTATTAGTGTTAGTAATGTTTAAAGCTTTCGCTCTTCCCTTAGCTAGATTATGAGCAGTTTTACCTCCTGCTGCTACTTGTAAAACTCTAATTAATTTAGTCCAATCATCTTTTGAAAGATTGTTCCATCCTATAGTATTTCCTTTTTGTATCACACCCCAAGCATCCTAAGCAGCAAAACTTCCTGCTCCCAAAGCCACATATGTTACGAGCTTAGGCCCTAATTTAGCTAATTTAGCCCCTATAGAACCTATTTTTCCTCCAAGAAGTGCCCCAAAAGCTGCTAATCCTAAATTAGTGACTAAATTTTTTGCTACATCCCAGCCACTAACTCCGTCATCCATTATATCTGCAGCCATATCGGTAAGAGCACTTGTTACTCCTAAACCACCTGCCACTAATGAACCAGCACCAACACCAAAAGAAGCTCCTAAAGCTATAATGTCCTGCGCAAGACCAGCCATTCTAGTATAATCTGCTGGTGTAAGATTTACATTTTCTCCATCAGACATTAGAGTGTTTTGTGCTTCCCATACTTTTGGGTCCATGCCCTTAGGCATTTTACTAGCATTATCAGCACTTATACCTTCTTTAATTTGTTTAGCATATTCTGCAGCTTTACCGCCTTCTAAGTATTTACGCCTTAATGTGCCGCCTTTTTTATTAGAAGATACACTATTCATTATTTGTAGATATTTATCATAACTCAAATTATTATCACTTAGTATTTTATCAATAACTTTCTTTCCTTCAGGAGAAGCGTACATTTGATCTATATTAATACCTCCAACAATAAATTTATTATTTTTAATATCTGCAACAATTACTTTTTTAGTCTCAGGATCATAATATGCATATACAAACTAAGCTCCTGGATTCTGTTGCTGTAAAGTATAGAAATATAACTTAATAGCTTTTCTATCTACTGGTTTCCATGAACTAGAATCTGTTGTACGTAGATTACCGTTTACTAAGTTTTTAAATATATATTTATTAGTATATTCTATTAAATCCCCGTACCTATACTCTTTGCCACCAACTTTTAATGGATTTTTATTAAGATCATCGATATCTTTCTATAACTATACTCCAGAATTTGTATATTCTGAATCTGGGTTTCTTACATACTTGCTATCCTATTCAACTTGAATTTCCTAAGAAGATGTGCCTCCTTCCATTTCATTAAAAATAGAATTTACATTATTAACAGCTTGTACATCTTGCTAAGAAATTCCTTGTTCCGTATTAGTTTCTGTTCCTGTGTTCGTTCCAGTTCCAGTGCCAGTCCCACCTTCAGCTCCTATTGGAGTAGCAGGAGCTTGTGGTTTTTCTTCTCCATAAAGAAGAGATTTTAATAAACTAATGCCTACTTTGCCAGCAGCAGCAAATGTAGAAGATTCTAATTTATCGTCTTTGGCTTTATCATTTTTCAAAGCCTCCTGTAAATTGGTTACTGCCAGGCGTAATGCAGCAGCATCTTTAGTATTAGTTTCATCAAAATTGTAAAGTTTAAATATATTATCGTAATCCAAACTCCCTAAAACTTCCTGTAAAGCTTTTCTACGCTCTTTTGGAGTATAAGCTTCCCATACAGACTTAAATGCTGTAGCACTTCCATTTCCTAATTTTTCAGCAAGTGCTTTAATTAGAACTTTGTCACCATTATAGGCTTCTTTTGGTTTTTTAGCTATTGCATCTGGAGAACTTAATAAAGAACGTAAATATCTAGTAGCAGCAATCATTCCAGCTTTATTATCATCAGTTATATCATAACTAAATATTCCTGAACCAGCTTTATTATAGTACCCATCACTAGAATTATCTATAGGGACATTTAAAGTATAAGGGTCTGAAAAGTCTAAAACTTTAGCATCTATGCTAGGTAATATAACATCTTTAATAGTGTTTCTAAACTTTTCTGCTTGTCCCTATGTCATATTTTCATTGTTAATAAAAGTATTAACATTTTTTTCTATATAGTCCCTTATCCAAACAGGGTCGTATTCTTTATCGTTATAATGTATAGTATAGTTATCTTCTACTTGAGTCTAAGGGGTTTGTTCTGCCTAAGTAGCTGCTACGGCTTCTACTGGTTCTTCCGTAGTTTTAGCTTCACTAGAAGATTCTTTCTTAGAAGTTTCTTTTTTAGTTGATATATTACTTCCTTCTTTATATTTTTTTATTACCTATGCCATAGTTACTATAAATTAAATAAAAGGGACTTATAACTAAATATATAAGCCCCTATTATAAACCTTAAAGTTAAGTTTATCTTCTAACCCTTACGAGTTTAGCTCCATATCTAGCAAATGTAGGTTCACCTTCTGGTGCTGGTGCTGGAGCACCACCTTGAGGACCACCTTGAGCTAATTCAATAAAAGCTTGACATACTGCCATAGCTGCTTCACAATCTTGATTTTGCAAAGCCATAGCTGCAACTTGTAAGATTTGTGTTAAAGGATCGCCACCTTGTTCAGGGGCAGGTGCTCCTTCTACAGGAGCTTCAGCTGGAGCGCCTTCAGGAGGCATAGCTCCGCCGTCTTGAAATTTTCTGTATTTGCTTACAATTCTCATAATAAAATAATGTTTAACAGTTAAACTGCTACAAATTTATAAAAAATTATTTTTATAGTAAAATAATTAATAATAATTATTAATCATCGGAGTCAGTTTTTAACTCTACATACTCTGGCTCTCTATTATCTTGTATTTCGATATATTTGAATATTTTTTTACCCAATCGTTTATAGTCTGTATCAGAGTTAGATTCTTCGGCTCTTTTTGCCATTCTAATTAAGGTTCTAGTATTTTTCCTACTAAATATTCTTTCTCCACCTTCAAGTTCCATTTGTGTTTCACCGTTTGGTCCTATAACTTTCATAGTAGGCAAATCCTCGTCAGGATCTTCATCATACTCTAATTCATCCCCTTCTTTTATATCAGAACCTTGATTTACTTCTAATACATACTTTACATTATCTTCTTCGACAATAGTTTTATCTAATGGTTTAGCTTTATAAATAGAAATAACTTCACAATCTTCATCAATAAAGATAATATCTAAAGGTATATGAGTGTCTTTCATCCAAAAACCAACTGTTTGAGGCTCATCATATATAAATAACATTCCTTCATTATTTGGTAAAGATTGTTTACCCATTAAACCTTTCTCTTTTTCTTTTTCTGTTTTTGCAAGTTGTACTGTATATTTTTTATTTCCAATTTCTATATCTATCTAATTGGAAGTTTCATTATCTATTTTTTCTACAGTAGTTCCATCTTTTGCAAGTGTTATTTCTTCCTGTGGCATGGTTTTATTTTTTAGATTTCTTTATTAATCCTCCTTTTCGGGCATATTGCACATCATTAGCCTAATAAATATCTTGAGATGGAGTATTATTGAGTGCTACGTCATTTATAAGATGTAAAATAGTTTGATCAGAAAGCTAATATAAATTAACATTTGGAGTATTATAAAATGTAGGATTATTTTCAATATTTTTATTCCATTCTAATAACCCTTGTTTTCTCCATCTTTGTACATCTTTTAGAGTAGCTTTCTTAGTTGGGTCCCAATTTAAATAATGCATTAGAGATGCTCTTCTAGCTAAAACTTCGTCTGGATTCCATACATAACTCTAATTATCAGCAGTAGCTTTAGTAAGAGGTTTATCCCAATTAAGTTGTTTTGTACGAATTAAATTTTGTATATATGGATCTTGCTTTAAATATTTTACTGTTGCAAAATGTTGTGGGTTCTTTTTATATACAGATGCTTCATAAGGATTAAATCCTGCAGCTCCTGTTCCAACATGCCATAATTCATGTGCCGCTGAACCACTTCTACCTTGTTTAAGATATAGAGCCTTTCTACCAAATTTATCTGTGTATGATAAACCATTAAGACCGTTTGCAAGATCAAATGCCGTATCAGCATCTACTTTTTCCCTCTATTTATATGCTTTAGCTTTTTTTGTGTAAGTACTATCAGGGTTACTCCACATATAAGCTTCTCCATACCCATATACAGGAGCACTCTAAGTACCTCTAATTCTATTATTTATATAATTATCTACATTATAATCTAACTAGCTTAAAGGATAAAATGTAGGAATAGCCCAATAATAAGTATTATTCATTTCTTGCCAGTTTTTTCTAAGTAAAGCTTTCCTTTTCTTAGCCCAATTTATATTATACTAACGAGCACTATCTACTTCTTTTTTCTATTTGCTGTCTTTAGAGTAAATTTTAGTTTTATTTGACATAATTATATAATATTAGCGTTGTCTTTAGTATTATGTAAAATCTCTTTAACAAGAAGTTTACCAGCTTCAATAGCTGCTTCGTCAGTACCTTCTTTCATTAGCTCTTCAATTTTTTTAGTTGTTTCTAGTCTAAAGATTATTTCTTCCTTTTCTACTTCAGCGTGCTATATTACTTCTCCATTTTTTTCTGTAATAACTGGTATGCCTTTTGTTGTAACGTCCTCAAATTTCTCATCGATTTCATCAAGATGATGCTTATTTTTATGAAGAGAACCATCTGGAATTACATTAAAAGAGCCTCCTTGTTTTAGTAAAGGCAATTCTGGAAGAGAATAGTTAGTATTCTTTTTTACTACACTATTCTTATTTCCTTTTTCTAACTTTCTAACTGGTTTTCGCTATAATACATGTTTTGCAAACCTCATTGCTTTATCAAAAGTCATACCTTCCTTTCCTATTCTAGCATATTGTAGTCCTCCATCATTGGCAATCTAAGAACGCATAGCTACAAATGGAGTATTATTCTGGGCAATATTCTGATTTAATTTATTAGTGTCTTCAATTGCTCCTAATTGTATCTGCTATACAGATACATTATCAATTAATTCATTTGCTTTATTTAGTGCTCCTCTAGAAAAAAGACCATATTTTTTACCAGCCTTTTCAACTGCTTCATCCTCTGCACTAAGAAAGCCTTGATAAGAACCTCCAGAGTTAGCATCAATTTCGTCATCTCTATTGTAGGTATTAGCTTTAGAGCCAAAAAAACCATTAATCATTCCTAAAGGAGTCCAGCCTAAAAAATTACTATTCATAATAGCATCAGTGGTAGTCATCTAATCAGTCCCACCACCAATTGCTGCTAATCCTTTATTAAGAAGACCAGCTCCTTTCATAATTCCTCCTGCTATCATTCCATAGGGACCTAGGGACATGGCTGTATTAGATAAAGTATCGTAGGTACTGTCTAACTAGCTTGCTAGTTTACCCTTTCCATACTTTCCCATATTATAGTTTTGTGGAATAAAACTTCCAATAGCATCAGCAATCATGCCAAATTTCTGCATGTTGGATCCTAAATTTTTTGTTGCGTCATTAATAGCTGATCCTCCGTTTGTATTTGTCATAATTTATTTTTTAAGTGCTTTTCTAAAATAGAGTTATAATAGCTGCAATAACAGCCAGGTCTTCTCCATCATATCTAACTTTTATCTTCATATATTTATCCCTTAATCTAGTCTATTTATAATTTCCCCAATTATCAGATTTTATCTGATTTATATTATCATATTTATATAAAGAAATACCATTATTATTTATGAATATATCCTTGTCAGGGAAAGGATTGGTTTGCTCAGGCTTATCGATATAACCATTAATAGGACCGTCTTCTGGTAAAGGATTATAGTAAACGTTTAAAGGTGGAACATTGTTAGTCCATTCCTCCTCATTTTTTTCAACATAATTTATAGAGGGAATTTGAATTAACCATCTATCACTTTCATATTCAGCATTTCCTAATCTTCTACCATAAGGTACTAATTTATAATAATCATTACCTTCTTTTCTTACCTGTACATTTTTTCTTTTATAGTATTCATATTGGTCAGCAGTTATTTTAACTTCTTCATATCCGTCTAAAGGATATACAGGAATATGGACATTTACATTAAAATCATTTAATAATTTATCATAGGTAATTTCTGCCCCAGATAAAGATTGATAATCTAAGGAATTAGAAGTTGCTCTTTGATAATAATCATAAATTTCATTTAAAGAATCTTGTCTAGTAACCCTTAATGGGAATATTATAGATTTATCAAAATACTCACTATATTTATCCCATCTATGTTCAGGATTTAACTTAAGATATTCTTTATTATATGCAATATCATAACCGTAGTACTAATATAACTGTTTAGTAGCCTCTTGACGGTAGAACATATTTAATTTATCCTTTGCAAAGTTATAAACTTCTCCAACAACTTCAAAATGTAAAGACTCTGGTTTTGTTTTATTTGATAAAATAATTAAGTTTTCGAATACTTTATGACTATAAATATCCTTATTTACTACAAATTCAAATTCAAATGGATGTTGCTTACCATACCAATTAGTTGGTTTTATTTCTGTATCCAACTACATTAGCCCTGCCTAACCATGCTTCCATATATAATTCTATAATTTAGTACGGTACTATTCTGTACATATCATTAAAGTAGTGTTTAACTTCCTCAATATCATTCTTTGTCCATTATTGTCTGTCTGATACTCGCTTATAATAATAGGAATATGGTACACTTCAGAATTTAAGCCCTTGTCATATAAAGTCAATGTATAATATCCATCTTCTTTTTTTAACTTAAATATTTCATCAGAAATATATTTATTGTCTATAGCTAATTCATAATCTAAAGCTCCAGTATATGTAATCTTTGCTTTACATATATTACTATTCTCTATACTAGCAGCATCTTTATTAAAAAGATGTAAATCAGAATATGAATAATCAACATCATCACTAGATAATTTTATTTTTCCCTAATAGTCATATAGCATAGCTAATTCTTTTGATGCTTGTCTATCAAAAGTAAAAAATACATTATCAATATTAGCAGAGTAAGAAGGCAGCCAAGAATAGAAAGTTGTAAATGTTTTAACATTTGTATCTTCGTTATAACATAAACTCCAGGCTTTATCTTCTATAGTATTTATATCATCATAAAATGTAAATATTACATCTTTCTTAAAGGCATTATAGTGAGTTTTTACATTTCTAATACCTACAATCGGAGAAGTTTCATGAAGAGAAAACGTTATATTATTATTTAAGAAATTCTAAACTTTAAAATCAGACAAAGTTTCAAATCCTCCCCCAACATCTAATCTCCAAATTACTTTAGCTACTGTATCTACACCATAAATACCTGTAGGAGTCGAAATAACACTTTCGGGCCACTGGCTACCAAAGTCTAAATGAATCATAGACATTTTTTCGGGTAATACACTCAGAGATTTAATGTAAACTTGTTCTGTACTAGCCTGATTTATAGCAGCTCGTTCATTAATTTCTATTAATCCTATGCCGTGTTCAAAGATACAAACTAAATAACTATTTTGAGGCACAAGTTTGACTAATTGACCATAATTTGTAGAGTAATCTCTATGGTTTCCAGATTTAAAAATTCTAAGATTATTAGAGATTGCGTTATTTACTCCTAGTTCTGAGTACATTATTCTAGTACTAAAATCAGTTCTTTCAGTTGGTAAATCTTTACTTAATAGTCTATGTTGGTCAGATGTAGTTCTACCATAGCCTTCATTCATAATAAAGGCTTCTGGAATCTTATTTGTACCTTCTGTACTCATAGGATATAGAGGATAAAATGTCCTTCCCTTATGTGTGAGAGCAGCCTCATCAATATGGGTTTCATCTACACTTCTCATTGATAGGTTAAAATTAGACATTATCTTGAATGTAACCCAATGTCCTATTTTAACAGCATTTACATCACCTCTATTGATTTTGGCAGTTTCTGCTATATCTACATCCTCATTAGGAACAGAACTTACAGTACCATCACTACCTATTTTAAAGGTAATAGTAGAATCTTTTTCATTAGTACTTTTACCACCTTTATTTAATTTATAATGAGTTTTCCAGGTTTCAGCGTCAAGAATATCATCATTTACTGGAAATGAAGGGTCTTGGAAATTTCTAACCATTCTATGTGTAAAGTTACATATATAGCAATCTCCTCTAAAGACTATATCTAGTTTTTTAGGATCTTCGGGATCAATTTTATACTCATCAAAAGATTTTCTATCTGAAACAGCATAAAATGGACTAGAATCCTAGTAACGAATATGAAATAGATCTTCCATGTTAGAACTTGAATAGTCTGGCATTTTTATATTTACTCTTCTTAAGTTTTCTATAGCTCCAATTCGCGTTGATTCTAATCCTAAATAAGGGCCCCATACTCCTCTAGCTATAGATGTGTTCTTTTCAGTTTTTCTTCTATTAAACACATAACTAAATCTTTTAGCTTCCTCTGCTTCTCCAGCTTTAGAAGAATAAACTAAAGACTTATTCTTTATAGCCGTTGTAGAATCTGGAACTGCTTGTATATAGACTTTACCCTAAAAGTCTTTATTAGACTATACATAAGTATTTATAGGATAAAAATAGTTATTAGAACTGTCTAAGGTTTGGTTTTCATACTAATCAAGAGCTAATTGTACAGAATAGTTAGTTGAAGTAAATAAAGGATTAAAGTAATTTTGTCTTAATTCATATTCTGGACAAATAGCTGCCGAACCTTGAATAGCATTTGTTCCTATAATAGTTCTTGATTGAAAAGAATTATTTAGAACTCTATTAGAATCAAGGAAACCCTCAGTTAAGTAACCCTATGGTACTGGCAATAAAGGTAGATGACTAATTCTATCTGTTCCTATAGTAATAGCCTAGCATAATGTAGTTGCTAATCTTTTCTATCGAACTATAAAGTATCCTTTAGTAAAAGTCTATAGTATTTTTATAACTTCAGAATTATCTACGCTAATTTTTATACCATAAGCATATGTGTCAGTAGAAGTTAGTTGAGGTTCTCTAGAATTAATATTAAAAACACCTTTTGTATTTTCTAATTCAGTAAAAGTTGTATTATTTACTGGCTCAAGATATGCTTCATTATTAATAGTATAATGGTCTAAATCATATGGTATTTCATAAATGTGATCAAGTACTTCAGGGTCGTTAGGCTAACCTTTGTTTTTATCATTTGAGTACAGTTTCAATTCTTTTACTTTGTTTGAATCACTTTCTTCTTCAGTTGAAGTAACATTACATCTTCCTCTAATGTTAAATACTTGAGATAGAGAACCATCCTTCATAATGAATACAATACCAAATCTATATATTTCATCATTCCAGTATCCTGTATAATGGTAAATATTTTTGGTATTATAATATTCTCCACGATAAATACCTTCATAACCAGAAGAAATATTATAATCATTATCAACATGCCCTATAGATTGACATACTATATGAGGATAAAAATGTAAAGCCAGATTTTTTAAAGCCTTGTTATTAATTTCAGGTTTTTTGATATTCCCCAAGAATAATCTATTATTACAGATAGCCTAAGCTTTTGCACTACCCACTATTTCGTAAGATGTATTAATTTCAGACTCATCTACAGCATAAGTAGGTTCATATCCAGTTATAGTAATATTCGCTGACCCATTATAAACATCGTAAGATTCTCCAAGCATTTTATGTTCAACTTGCAATACTCCTGTAGAAGACGAGGTAGTTCTAGTATAATATACAAGTACTCTATTGTAGGCTGAATCAATATTTTCTAATACAAAATGTACTTGTTTATGACTATTCTAGTCTTCTACTCCACCTTCTATAGAAAAGGGATCTAATAAATTACCATTGTGACAAGTTACTACTGACGATTCTCCTATAAAATCAGTAGGATTCTAGTCCTCATCAGATAATTTAAAGTAAAATACATAATTACCTACTGGTAAATTACCATTTCCATTTACTCCTCTAAATTCAATATTAACAATCCCCTTAGTTATTTTTTGTAAAGCAATAGAACTCTCAAAAGAATTCTAAGGATATAAATTTGTATCATCCTCTCCTTCCCTATCTACTATTTGATATTTATTATCACCAATAGTAGCAAATCTAGTATTTATTAACTTAGGGATAGAATAATTATCATTATATATTAAATTAACAGTACCATCATAAGAGTCTTGTGCATCAATAGTTAAAGGGCGGGTTATATCAAAATTTAATAAAGGTGTATCAAGATTATCTATTAAACCTTTACCATTCTTTTTTGATTTTTTCTCAAATACTGCTAATCCGTCTTCTTCTTTCCATAAATAATTATTCTTTAAATAAGGAATAGATACTTCTTCTCCTAAGATACTTAATGAGCTACCATCAGACACTAAGGTATCATACTTTCCAGTATTAGAAAGTATAATATATGTACCTTTTTGAAATTTATTCTCCCAGCCATCTAAAGTATAATCAGAATATTCCATATTAGGAGAATCTATTTTAAAGACTCTCAGTGGGTTATAATCATATACTAAAGATCCTTTTGGGGATATTATATTAGCACGATTTTTTAAGTTTATAATAGGTATAGTTGTCATAACATAAGAAATTATTAAGTATTTTCTTGCTTAGGGTATCTACCAGTAATAGCAACATAATTGTGATTATATAAATTAATTATATCCTATATTTTAGCAGTAATAGTCCCAAAAAAATTCTCAGATCCAGACTCACACTAATAACCTTTCCAATTCCCGCGGAATCCAAGATCTATTTTAGCAAATGCTGGCCCAGGTTTATCAGTTCCTTCAACCCAAGTAGAAGAAACAGTATTTAAAGTTCTAAGTACTATAAAATTATTACTATATGAATCTATCTAAGATCCAGGAGTATTTTTTGCTTCTTCGACTGTCATAAAGCTATTAATAAAAGAAGGTATTACCCAACAATTTCCCGCCCAATCAAGTATATAATTTTTACTGCCTAGAGTAGATTTTGTAAGGAGTGAAAGGAAATTTGATTTAGATAAGTTATATTGATAACAGTTATAACTAGGATTATAATATATATCATAGTCTGTCCACAACTTATTATATTCACTATCAATTACTGTTATTCCATTATCATCCATAGGATAATTTTGGTTGTTTTCAATTCTACTATGTGCAATATCATATCTAAACCCCTGTATAGTAGCACTAGAACTGTATATCTTTTTAGAATCTAAATAATAAATATCATTAACGGAATATCCAGATGAATTATCAATTACTATGGTTTCATCATAAGCATTAATATATTGAGATAAAATATTATTATATAGAGTATTACTCATATCTACTTCTCTCCCATAAAAGAAATAGTTATCCTAATTGTTTACCAGTTTCAGTCGTCCAATATAATTTCGTGGACCTTTTACCACTTTTTCTGATAAATATCCTTTAATATTGTCTAAAGCTTCCTAAATACCTTCATCAATAAAAATATCAGTTGGCAATGTCACAGGGCATATAACATATGAATTGTCCTATATATTATAATTGATTGTAACTTCACTAGGTCCAACTATATAAACATACTACTCCTATTGTTGCAATGTGAATATTTGACTTAATAAACAAAATAATTTTTTAAATGCTGGTATTAATAAGTCGTCTTTTCTGTCTTCTAATCTATGTGCAGGTATTATCTAATTTTCAGGGTACTTATCTCTCTAAGCATAGTTTCCATCTTCTATTTTTTTATATCCTGTAGTATAGCATACCCCTATTGTAGATGATGGCAATGGAAGTAATAAAGCCTACTTAGTATAAGTTATACATGATGGAATTATATACCTACAATGATCTGAAAATTCATCACTTGTACATTTTGGGTCTAGGCCACTAAATTTTTTGAATGGTATGTAGTTTTTATCTTCTATCCTCAAAGAGGCCTCGTCTAAATTCCCCTTTCGTCCTTGTGCTCCCCCAAATAAATCAAATATAGAAGAAATATTTTGCCCCCTCTAGTTTTTACTATGCATTAGTAAAAATTGCTTTATTATTCCAGGGCTTGAATTTCCTTCTGAATTTCCTGTTAATCGATTTGCACATCCCAAGTGTTCTTCATCAAAAACTCCAACCTTTTCCTAACTATTACATACCATTAATGATATAGACTCAGTCGTATTTAAATAAGACTTTGACCCAAATACACCTGTTGTTGAACATGTAGTAGTTGTATTATCATTTTCTGATGTTTCAGTATTTATGCCTGTAAAATCAAAACCAAATAATTCTTCGTAATTAGCTGCAGTTGGACTAAATACTGGCATTAATTGTTTAAAAGTTCTAGTTTGCTAAGCCTGACCATCACTACTTTCTGAACTAATATACCTATAAAAGGTAATAGAATTCTATGTCGGTTCTGCAGGTTTATACGCATTAGAATTGAGTGTTGTTATTATTCTAGTGCTTTTATTTTTTTCAGGAACATCATTTACTTCAGCGTTGTTTAAATTAATGTCGAATTTTGAAGATTCCACAGAAAACTAGTCAGAATCATAAATAAAGTTAACATCCTATTTTGGAGCTACTACTACAGGCTCATCTGTTTTAGTTATTGCAACAGCTATTTCTGAACTATAAGCTTTTGGTATTTTATTGTCTGGAATTAAAGAATCACTAAATAATATTACACCTTGTACATCTTGCCATTCGTCTTTCTATTCATCTGCATTAAATATAAGATGTTTATTAGTAATAGAAGTTCTATTTAATTCCAAGAGCTGTCTATTAAAAGTATAATTTACTTCTTGGTCAGATTCGTTTATAGTATTAAAATTATCGCATTTTTTAAATGTTTCATTATATCTAGGAGTAGCATATACAAATCCCCAAAAACAAGGTGTTTCAGTACCATAATCATCCTAAGTTTTAGTAGAAACATTAATTAATAATACATATATTGTATCAGACGGTAAAGTACATTTAAGATTTCGTAATCCTGATATTACTGGATAATCTTTGCTAATTACTTGTGTAGTATATGGTAATTGCTATAAAGCTCGTAATGATGTTACATTTCCTGCACTTTCTAAAGGATAAAAATTATAAGTAAATCTATAACTAGTACCTTCACTATAATGGGAATTTTCATAAAAAATATCCCAATATAAGTCAAGAGAGCCGTCATTAAAAGTATATTTAAATATATTATTTTTATTTTCTGAATCGGCATTTAAAATTATCTTCTATTTTAAGTAATTTAAATAACCTTTGTCTGAAGTTACAGGATATACATCATAAGTACCAGTACTTAAAGTAATAAAAGAATCACAATTAAAATTGGTTATACGTTCATTATTCCTTTCAACATATGCTGTAGTAGTATATATATTTTCTGAATTTTCAGAATTATAAGCATATGGATAGATAGTAAATGTTTTATTATTACTATTATATTCATAACTTATGTCAAAAGTATCTGGAATATTTAGAGAAATTTGTAAAAATAGAGTTCCAGAATAAGGATAGTCATATATTACAGAAATTGGTCCGCCTTTCTCTAATTCTTCTTTACTTATAATATGTAATGTATGATAATCAGAAGCTGTTTTACTTACTATAGTAGCCTCAATATTATCTGACATTAAATAGCTAGAAGTTTCTGAACTAAAAGTTAAAGTGAAAGAATCACCTTGTCTAAATTTAGCTTGTACTTGTTCTCCAGATTCATTAGTTGTAGTAAATAATTTTATTTTCTATGAACTATTAGCTATTTTATTAAAGACTAAATCCTCATTCGTACATATGGATTTACTGGTACGAGGATCATCTTCATATATAAGATCAAGTGAAGTATTCTCACCTTTAAAATCACTATCATCATACTCTACTTTAGGATAAGGAAAAGATCCTATCTAACCCTTTTTAGTTTCAGGATTATATGAGGCAATATAAATAATACCTCCATGTTCTTTTATTCCTACAGGTATATAACCCTCATCCAGGCGTACTTTATTAATACGTCCGTTACCCATATCATTCTACAACATAAGCTCATTGCCATTATTAGTTAACAATGTAGCATTTAAAGCGTTTGATAATGTAGTACCATCTCCAGCCATTGGATTAAGATCCATCACCAAACCACCTTTAAAGGTATTTACTGCCTATTCTTTCATAATTTATAATCGATTAAATCTTTAAGGGTTAATCCTCTAGTTCGTTTATATACCAATTCGCAATCTTTACATTCTAAGTCTTGAAATAACTTTTTCCACCCAACATCTTTATCTATTTTAAATTTTATAAAATATCGGGCATCATTATAGTATAGTTTACACTCATCCAATATTTTAAATATACATTTATCTTTTAATACTACATTAAAAGATTGCTTATCTTTAATACTTTGATAAGTGTCTTCATCAATAACTGAGTAGTAAAATCCATCCCAATCTTTATGTTTTCTAGCATATTTTAATCTAACTTTAATAGATAGTCTCTATTTGTATAAATTAAAGTGTTTTATTGAATCCTTAGTAAGTACACCGCAATGCATCCAAAAATCATTATTTGAGCTTTTAATCTACACATCACAGCCTCTTAGATTATACCAATAGAATTTCCTCCATCCATAGTTTACAGATCGTCTAACATCTTCTTTTGGAACTTCTGGGAACATCTCATATAAACGATCATAATAATCTTCTACAGTCTTTATCATTAATAATATGCTTTACCAGAATTAAGTCTATCAGCGATTCTTTGTTTTCGCCCTGCATCTACATAAATAGGTTTTTCTTTAAAAACCCCACCATTCTAATATTTAAACATCATTTGTGCTCCAGTAAAATTAGATGCTAGATAATCTATATCCTTCCATTTACCATTTTTTCTTCCCTATATAAATCCTTCTCTAGGGTAACTTTTAATATATATTTCTGCTTTTTTAGATCTAGTAGGTAATACAAAAGTGTTGCTATTATCTATAATATCATCTAATACCATTGCTATATTGGCTTTCCATATTCGTTCAGCTAATTTCTCTTTATGTCTGTTTTTCATTATTTTTTCACATTCTTTTGCAGTCATAACAGTTTTATTAGCTGGAAATCCTTTCATTACATCCACTGCATTCATGCAGTATCCTGTAGCATATTTCATTATTTAATTGGTTTATAAGATTTATTAAATATTTTTCTATTCCAGGATGATTTGGCATCAAGTATTCTATTGAAATCATTTTGGCTCATACTTGGTGCAACACGTGCAGCATCACACATCTTTGCCCATCTTGCTTCTAATAACTAAGCCTATTGTAATAATGCTGAATTATTAGATGCTAATGCTCGTTTATATAATACTACAAAAGCACAAAAACATGCAATAGCATCAACTTCTTTATTATTTAATAAGGGAAGACCGTCATCATCCATTTCTACTCCCTTATATAGAATATTAATTAGACCACAATCTTTGTCTAAATAAAGAGTGTCTCCTACTCTTTCATACTTTACATATCTTCCATGCATATAGAATGGGTCCTATTCGTGTTTTCTTATTTCTATATAATTCTCAGTAAATTGAGAATCATAATCACCATTGGATGTTTTATTAGTTACATAATTCCAGTCTTCATAAGGCAATGTTACAGCCTCTATTTCGTCACAATTACAAGGAAGAGCAACTGCTTTTGTAGCACAATCTACATCTATAGAGTATTTATATAATCTAGTTTGCTTATTGCCTATTCTATTCCAAGCAATAAGTCCCATTTCTTCAAAGTCTTCAGGACTCATTTCAAGTCCATATAATAAATTAGCCTATGTATAGGCAGAATAAAAAGCTTCCATAATTATTTAGGTACTTGGTCATTTGGTCTAGGTCCAGTAGCAAGCTATCTATAATATTTAATTTTTTTCTATATTACTCTATCTTTAATTTCAGCATTCATAAAAGAAGATTGTGTAGCATCTTCATCTGTGCAGTCACATCCAAATTCCTTAAGTAATCTTTCGTCTTTAAAAATACCTAATACAGATATTCTCTTTAAGAAAGGTGCATTATAAACATAGCAATCATACATTTTATTACTGTTAGGAGCCATGTTTATGTAAACATAGGGTCTATTTTTATTTCTTTTTCTATATTTATGGTATCGCATTACTGAGGGATTGGTGTACCATAAAAAGGGTTGTTGCATATCTGCAGATCCAATATATTCAATACCACCTCCGAATTCTGTTAAAATTGGAGGCATTTCAAAATGCATAGTAGGAGTACCCTCAAAATTATCTCCTGTACAAGCATCACAATTTTCAATAGATTTACAATCTACTGGAATACAATTAATGGATCGTAGTAAATCGTTTTTCTAAATAATCCCCTTTAAAGAATATTCTTTTATTAGGGCTAATCTTTCATCTACAATATCGTCTTCTAACTACTCCAAAGATAATGTTGGAGTAGAAGTGTAGCCCTATAAACCTGACACTATATCGTTATAAATTGCAGATGCTAATTTTGAATATACCATAATTTATAATTAAAAAAAGGCGGCGGCTTATTCTAGCTCACCGCCTTGTTTATTTAAATTAATCTATTAGATTAAGGTTTTGTTGGTTCAGTTCCTTCTCCACTGCTTTCAGCATTTTCATCAGTAGTGTCTCTTGCTGTGTAAGTAGTAGTAGAGTCAGTAGTTGCACCAGTAACATTCTGTACTTTAGGTTGCTGAGTAGGATCATCGTGTGGAGCTTCTTCAATAATATCATCTCCAAATGCAGCCTTCAGAGCTGTTTGGAAAGCACCATCAAGACCTTCGCAGCAGCAATCTGCTGGAACAAAGAATACGTGAGTAGTCTTAGAGTGAGTTACTTCACCAACGGCTGCACCACCAAGAACGCCTCTACAGCTAATATAGTGTAAAGTGTACTGAACATACTTGTTGCCTGGGATAGGCATTTCGTTCTGAGTTTCAACGATATTCCAAGGATCCATAGTTGGTAAACGAAGGTCCTTCATAATCTGCCAGTAAGTACCAACACCATTTAAGCACTTGGTAATCTTAAGCTTGGTACCTGCAGAAGTAACGGTAGATAAGAAGATGCTGTCTTTGCCTTCTACAGTACTACAGTTAGTAACAGCTGTACTTACAAATGGATCTTCTTCAGTAATTTCGTCAATTACTACCCAATGACCTGGCTCTCTGTAAACGCAGCAATCTGGTTCCATGTCTTCCCACTTCTCAAGAGAAGCTGTAGTAAACAAGCTATAATTATCACCTTCAAAAACAAGCTTGGTAGCATCTGTAGTATCAACGTAAACTTTCAAATAGATATCACCATAAAGTCTTTGAATTTTATTGATTAACTTGCCTACTTTAGCTGCACTATTCTGTTTTCCAGTCCATTCGTAAACAAACTCCTTGCCCTTGAATACAAAATCGTTAGAGTAATACGAATTGTTATCACCAGAACGTCTTAAATAGAATTTAAGTCTGTATCTATCAGTAGATGTTCCGTCAGTTGGAACTACTACTTCAAGCTTACCGTTAACAGGATCAACATAACGATTTCTATAAACAGCTACAACATTATCTTTCTTAAACAGGTTAACACCATTTACTCGTAAAACCTAATTAGTACCATTAGGATTAGCTTCGAATTGATCTGCAGAATGGATCAATGTAGTTGTTGTAAAATTAAACATAATTTTTTAGTTTTTATTTAGATTCCTGCTGCTGGCCTGGCGTGGCAACAGTCGTGTTTATACCCATGTGGGTCTATAATCTCTAATCACTCGAATTTTCCATAACGAGTCGTACCAGCCCATTTATTATCTCTTGACAAACATAATCTGGAAATTCCAAGATCTATGATGTGTCTTCTGTTAAATCTATTTGTTCTTGTGTTAATCTAATATGTTGCGGAGTCTTTAAATAATCTACATAAACTTTATCCAATTCAAATATTTCATCATCCTTCCCATACCGAATCTCCATTCGGACTTGTGAGGGATTACCATATCTTATGGTTGGATAATGTTCTACTTGGTCTTCCTTTTGTGTACCCTCAAGATTATGAAGAATTCTAGATAAACCCTTTGGTTCTATCTTTTCTATTCCATCATCGTCTGTATTAATTTGTACTTCAGGGTCTGTACCAGTTCCTAAATTACTTTGTCCTTTTTTAGCTCCCTAATAAGGATTAGTAGGAACTTGAACGGAAGAATAACCTTCATCCTCTCTTACAGGATTAACATTATGGATAAAGTAATATGGGTTTCTATATGATGGGCGCATATAGAAATTGTTAATAACCTACGACCACATATCAGAAGTAAGTCTAGAAGCAGGTTGCGCCCATAATTCACCTGCATTATAACATTTAAAACGCTTCTTAACTTTATATTCACATATACAGTTTAGTATATGTAAATAATCTTCTGGTAGTTCTACTTCCCATATATTACTATATAAAGAATTAGTATCCTTTACACCATATTTATTATCTGACTCTTGTACTTTTACAGGCTTAAGAACTGCAGTTGCCTTTAAAACTCTTAAATCATCAGTAGTCTGTTGACTAGTATCATAAATATTATAGTGTAAATTTATATATTGGGAAATAGCTTTATTGAAGAAATAATTAAAGTCTTCCAACAACAAGCTTGGAGCTTCTGTTTTATTTAGCTCCACAAGCATTGCTTCATATCCTTGTCTTGCGGTCATATTTAATATATAAATAATTATTATTACTTCTTAGCTTTAGAAGACTTTGATTTAGATTCTACAGCCTCATCATTATCCTCTTCAAGCTCAGGATAAGTATCTCTCTTTATAAGTTCAAGAAGTTTAGCATTCTTTGGATCCTTTAAGAAAGCAATTACTGCATCATCAGAGATACCTAGAACAATATCATCACCATAAACATAGACTTTATTTTTAACAACAATAACATGTCTTTCTCGTGCTTCTATCAAGAGCAAGCGTAAAGACATATCCGTACCTGTATAAAGGTCTATAATACGTTTAGGATCTTTAGATGCAATATTAAGTAAGTATTCAGTTACTTCTGAATCAGGAGCATTACGCATATTCTTACCTAACAAGCGAGCTTTAAGTACTCGTCCTTCTGCGCCCTTGGTATCATTAAAGATATAAGATTGGGCATCAAAGATTTGTTTAGTTCTACTAACTTTCTTAGTTACTTCTACACCAGGAGCCTCTACATAAAGTTCAGCAATACCATAACGAGCATTAGTTTTACCCTCTGCAATTTCACCATCAATAAGTAAGTTACCATGACTATCACGGGCATCTCTAGAAGGAGCTATAATAGGGGCATAACGAATGCACTCCCATTCTGCTTTCTGATATGGATCTTCCAAATCAAATTGAATACCATCTTGAATCTCAAATACTCTATTTTCTGGGATTAAAACTTTATTAGAGTTTCTATCTTCGTCTGACATAATCATGTCACCCATACTATTTACTCTCCTGACACAATCAGGAAAACGGCCAGTTTTAGGATTTTTTACAGGTTGAATATAATAAATCTAACCAACTTTGCCATATACACTTCTTAAAACAATTAAATTTTTTTCCATTGTCATTAGTTCATTTTTAAGTTTATATATAAATCTTGGAATATATAATGCAAAATTATAAAATTTAAAAAATATAAACAAATATTATATTAATTTCTTTTTAAATTCTTCCCACTTTTTGGAATTATTCTTCACTTTTAAGGCTTTGCCCTCATTATCATATAATGTGGCATTATTCCAACCTTCAATTCCAGGACAGATTTTTCCACTAATATCATAATGTCTTACTACCCTAGCAGCAGGAATATTAAATTTCTTCATTAATATCTTTGTCAATTTTACTGCATTTTCTAATACTTTATCTGTAAAGTACCACCCATCATGATTTGGATATTTACCAGAATAATCCTTCTTAAGACTAGAACATATTTCAATAGATATAGTATTACTATTGGTTATAATACCATATAATTGTCCTCCACCACTATAAGGATTTTTCTTATCGCCTACTCCCCAACAATAATAGTTATTAATGTCAGGGTTAAACTAAATCATATCTCTATCATCCACACCAAAATCAGCAGAACCCTTCTTATACTTTTCCCAAGTATTTTTCATAGTTTTCGCTGTCCCAGGTTTTGAACTACCACCTGCGGTATAATGAATAGCTATATACTTAATAGTCCTATTAGGTTTTTTAGTTATACAACTGGTTAGTGGGACATAAATGATATTTGGATCTACACATTTACTATTAGTATCTGTTATACCTAATGCAGCCCATGTCTTTGGACCAACTATACCATCAACGGGAACAAGTCCATTTTTTCTTTGAAACTGTTTAACACACTCTTCTGTAATAGGTCCAAAAATACCATCATCATTTATTCCTAAAAGTTTTTGAAGCTTTTTTACTTCTTCTCCTTTATCAAATTTCTTTATTATTTTCATGCTATAATAAATTAATATTATTGACCACTTTCATGAGGATCTCCTGGTTCTGGATAATATGGAGTATCATGATTAGGAGTTATTACACCACGAACTGAAAGTCCAACTTCACGGGATGTTCCTTTATTTGCAAAATGTGGCTTCTCTGTAGTACCTAATTCTAGACTCATAGCTCTATATATGTCATTAAAGGTAAGTGAACTTGACCAAACGCCGCCATCGTCACCAACGTTGTAAACTGAACCTTTACCGAAGTTACCCGCACTAGGAATAAAGAGTTTTCTGTTGATATCAGTCTTTGAAGTAAACAATATACCATTAATACCACTGCCATTGTAGTCTGTAACCCGTGTAATAGTAGTATTATCCAATAACTCCTGAATTTGCTTTTGTGTTGGCATATGCCACTGACCGCCCATATTTACAGCGGCAGCATCATCCTCCAAATCAAGCTAAGTCTTGTTATCAGTGCTGTTGTACTTAGTTAGGTTTTGATCTGTACCCCATTTATAATCATCCCATGAGAATTTCTTTCCACTACTTGCATCAGCATATCCCTGAGTCTCACCCCAAGCGAAATACAGACCATAATCAGTTTCACTATTTGCTCCGACATTCATTGTAGCCCATAATGTACCACTAGGTAATCCTAAGTCAACATATGCGTAACCATTGTAAGGATCTTCTTTCTTTGATATACGTAACATATCTACTAACCTTATGTCTTCTACAGAATTAATGTATAAAATGTCTTTTTTCATTTTTGTAATTTTATTTAATTAAGTTATGAATCTGTTAATATATAATATTTCTTTTATATTTTTTATTAAGCATCTTCAACTTTAGTCCAATTATATTTACCTAAGTAATAATCACTCGTTGACATCCAAGAAGAGTAATCAGAACCTGCTGGAACATGGAGTGTTCCATTAGTTTTTATGTTTTGGAATGTATTATTAGAAATTGTAGGGGCTGTTGTTGCAAGTGAAGTTATTGTTGTCAAGCCCCTGCAATCCCAGAAGGCAGCGTAGCCAATCGAGGTCACCGAGTTGGGGATGCTCACCGAGGTCAAGCCAGTTAAGCCATAGCAAAGATAAGCGGGAATGTGTTCCACTTCGTTGCCAAAAACAAATGACGTAATCCCA